TCCCTATTCTAGCACACTCCCTATACTCCCTATTACTCCCTATTCTAGCACACTCCCTATACTCCCTATACTCCCTATTACTCCCTATGCGCTAATATATACTCCCTATTACTCCCTATTTTATTAGGCGCCCTCGACCCTCGATTCCCTATACCCCTATTTTCCAATATTATATATTTTCATATACATCTAACTCTACTAAGGTAGTACTATTATTATTTAATTTTCCAATAGCCAATGGAATTACTACAGATTCAATAAAAATAGTATTTTCCTCATTACAATCACCCGCTAACAAAACTTCTCCAGTATCTTTGCGCTTAATCTACCATATGGGCTTTTTAAAACTATATACCCCGTTCCAATTCACCCTTAATATGCTGAACCTGAACCCCACCCCCCAATAGCAAAGCACAAGGCAAGGCAAGTCAAGAGCGCGAATACCCCATGTGAGAGGCGCCCGGCTTATAAAAATATTTTGGAGCAACGAAGTTGCGTAAAAATATTTTTATAAGCCTAAGGCGAGCGGGAGCGAAGCACTCAACTATATATTTAATAGATATCTAAAATTTGACCATTTTTGCCGATTTTATATAGATCATCTATGCAAAATCAATAGAAAATTTTGACCATTTTAATCTGGTAATTTATTAGCTACCCAATTAAATTTCATATAACTCTTTAACTATTTATCATCATATTCTATGTTCATTTCTAATAATCTTAATCTTTGTAAAATTTCGATTGTATCACTAACAATTGCATTATTAGAAGTAGTACTAGTCGCAATGCCAATATAATCTTTAATCTACTTCATTGTAGCAACAAATGGTTCACATCCATTTGCATAAAAACGATTAAATAAATAAATATAAATATTAATACTATTTTTCTATAATACATTCATTAATTTAGTTAATGTATTATATTCAATCAAATGCGCATCATGTACTCCTAATAAAGTTAAATAATAATAATTATCATATAAAGTAATTAGCCCTAGCTATACTAAAGTCTCAAAATACTTGGCAATAGTTTTTCGATTCATAATTTTTTCTTCGCGTCCGTCCGGCATAATGTGTGTAAAATCTTTTTCTATAATTGTCCATTTTACTTTATTTTTAGCAATACGTCGATCATACCCATCGACATAAACTTTTTCTGAGTTACACTATAGCCATGCATAAAGCAAATCACAATAATTTTTTTCTTTAACAATATCATGGTTAGAAGGCATCTACCGTGAATTTAATTCAACTTTCATTTTTCTTCCCTTTCATTTTATAGAAAAATTTGACCATTTTTATAGAAAAATTTGACCATTTTTATCTATAAAAACATATTTTCAATAGAAATTTTTGACCATTTTTTATTAATGCGCCCATCTTAATAAATTATCTTATTACTATAAAGCTTATTTATTTTAATTATCCTTTTTAAAATAATCCCAAAATGTTTTTTTCTGCGGTTCTAAATTTGTTGTCATGCGCTTACTACCTCTTCGTATCAATAGCCATGCGTTACATCCTATTAAATTACCAATTAAAGTGCTTAAAGCTAATTCCCATTCGCCTACGACTCCGACTCCGACTTCCTATCCCTGGCCTTGATTAAACCATAGTAAAAATATTATATTGAGCGAAAAGGGCCAATGACACAAAATGCACATCATTATTGGAACCATTGTCATTATATAATTTTGCGTTTTAGTATATGCTACTATACCTCCGTACATTGTTAAACCGCAAAAGATCCCTAACGGAATCATGCCGAAAAGTCCGATACGATTGTAATATTCCCAAATTTTTCGTGCGCTTTCGATAACGCCGTCCCGATAATTAGGAGTTAATAAAACCAAAACGGCAATTATTGACACGCCCATAATATTCCACATAAAAATTAAACCAAGCTCTATTATATCAGTCTATTTAGAATTAAGAATTCCAGTATGTCCCACAAATAAATCAAGATCATAATAAATAACACTCATAACTACAATTGCATAGAAAATTGCCCCCATTATACCCCCTATGTATAAATTTGCAACACAGCCTAATCCGATAACGATGCCCGCGCAAATTGCTTCCACCATTTTATTATCTCCTTTAAATAAATATTCGTCTATTATAATTATACAAAAAATTCCTTTAGAGTTCCATTTTTGATTTTCATAAAAATTTTTGATAAAATATATATGTAAGAAAAATGAATACAGAAAAATTAAATCCTAAAATATTATATAAAGGAGAATAAATAACTATGTTTAACAATCATGAAGATGCGACAGCGGTAGAAACCCGTGCTAAAAAGCTTCGTAAACACCTCTGGATATGGATTCCATTGGGTTTGATTTTGCTTATCGGCATTATCTTCTTTGCAAATAGTTGCGCTTCAATTCCTGCTGGACACACAGGTATCTTGACTACTTTTGGCAAGGTTGAGGATAAAGTCCTTACTGAAGGTTTTAATTGGAAATCACCGTTCCAGAAGGTAATAAAGATGGATAATCGTACGCAGAAAACCACCGAAACATTCCAAGCATTTTCGTCAGACATTCAAGAAGTTGATATTCTTCTTGCCGTCAACTACTCCATAAATCAAGAAACAGCGCAAAAGCTGTACCGCACCGTTGGCACTGAATATTATCAAAACATTGTATATCCTCGTCTTCTGGAAGGTACGAAAGCTATTTTTGCAGAATATACTGCGGAACAGCTAATTAGTAATCGTGAAATACTTTCAGAGCAGATAGCTAATATTATTGTACCCAGTGTCAGTCAGTATGGAATAGTGGTTAGTTCAATTATGGTTCAGAATATTGATTTTACCGACGCATTTACGAATGCCGTTGAGGCAAAGCAGGTCGCTCAGCAGAATAAACTAACTGCACAAACCCAGCAAGATCAGCTTACTATGGAAGCAGAACAGGAAGCTAATCGGCAGGTAATAAAAGCACAGGCTGATGCGGAGCAGGCTAGGATAGCCGCGCAGGCTGAACTTGAGGTTACTAAAATTCAGGCAGATGCCGCCGAATACGCGGGTCAAAAAGAAGCTATGCGTATTAAGGCAATTTCACAGGCTCTAACGCCAGATGTACTTAAATATTATCATATTTTACAGTGGGATGGTAAGTTGCCGGACACAATGTTAAGTGATAATATTAGCTATCTTTTTGGCCAGTGAAGATTAAACAACTTATAAGATTTTTTAATAATAGTGTAAGTAATTACACTATTATTTTTTTAAGGAGAAATAAATTATGAATAAATTAATTGATTTAATGGGACAAAAATTCGGTCGATTAACCGTTATTGAACGAGCTGAGAACACTAAAGATGGACGTGCGCAATGGAAATGTAAATGCGACTGTGGTAACGAATTAATCGTTCGTGGGAAAAATTTACGTAATGGTAGTACTAAATCTTGTGGATGTTTACAAAAAGAACGCACTTCTGAAGCCAGCTTAATTGATTTAACTGGATAGCGTTTTGGCAAATTATTAGTATTATCACGTGTGCCAGGACGGACTGCCTCAAATGGAAAAGTAATGTGGCATTGTCTATGTGATTGTGGTACAGAATTAGATGTATTAGGCGATAGTCTACGCCGTCATCATACTTTATCTTGTGGATGTATTACTTCACAAGGAGAATTAATTATCTCTACAATTTTAACTCAATCTAATATTAATTTTAAAAAAGAAATTAATTTTCCAGATGGCAAATATGCTGACACTAATTCACGTTTTTTTTATGATTTTGGCATTTATGATGATAATGATAAACTTTTATACTTAATTGAATATGATGGTTGTTAGCATTTTAGTCGTATTGGCGGCTGGAATACTGTTGAACGTAATGACTTAACGCATAAACGGGATTTAATTAAAAATCATTATTGTTTTTTAAATCAAATTCCATTAATTCGCATTCCATATACACAAAAAGATAAATTAACTTTTAATGATATAGATTTAAAAACTTCTTCTTATATTTTAACACCAGATAATGAAGAAACATATTTTCAAAAATATTCAGTTTAACTAAAGAATTAAAAGTGCCGCATTTATGTGGCACTTTTTGATTTTTATAAAAAAATTTAATAAAATATATATAGAAAATAAAAGGAAAGGACATAAAATCCATGGTCGCTAAGTCTTATCAAAATCTTCAACAGATAGGTGCCCCATATTCGGTTAATGGCCGCATGTATGTTAAAGTTGCTGCGTCTACTGGCCCCAAACAGGTGCGTTGGTATACAGAAAATGAATATCGTTCTATGTACGGTGCTGATGTTGCTGCCACCCAGGAAGTGTATAAAACTCAGAAAGAAGTCCTTGGCTTTGCTGAAGGCTATATCACTATTTTCCGTGGTGAAACTTTCGACCATAAAGAAGAATTAAGGACTGCCGGTGCTCGCTATAGTCGCTGGTGGGGTTGGGGCATCGCAGGTGGCTCTGAAGTCCCGAAGATTGAAGGTCTTGAACCTGTGCGTCTTAACTGGGAAATTGTTGGCGGTGAAGATGGCAAATGCTACACCGAAGAAGTGATAACAAAGGCCCTTGAACCTATCCTATATGAGGAAGGAAAATCAACTTATCAGGGACAAATAGGTGAACGTCTGCGCAACATTCCCGTTACTGTTATATCTTGCAATACTTTTTCTTCAAATTATGGTGACAAACAAGTTATTACTTTTGAAGATGATTATGAAAACATATATGTATGGTTTACGACTACCAAACAAGTTGAGGCGGGTTCCACGTGGCTTCTAACGGGCACTGTGAAAGACCACAATTCTTATAAAGGCGTTGCGCAAACAATTTTGACTCGTTGCGCTCTTGCTGAAAATAATTAAAAGGAGTATGCTATGATTAATCCACCGTGGTACAATGATTCCATTGAGGCCTTAGCGTTTAATGCTTATGCCATGAACACCTCAGAATTGGATGAATTAATAATGTATTTTAGAAATCATCCCTCTCTTGAACTAAATGAACATAATATTTATAATGCTTGTTTACAACTTCAACTTTCTTTTTGCACTCTCTCTGACGACGAATATGAATATGTAATGAAAGGACTTAATTATTAATGGCTAATGCGTCTCAGGCAAAGTAATAGTAACTTAATATTTGGCTTAAAGGCGACCTTTTGGCCGCCTTTGATTTTTATAAAAATTTTTGATAAAATATATATAAAGAAATGATGAAGGGAGAAAAAGTATGGGTGGATGTTATACTTATAAAGTAAAATGGTATGATGATTTTGATGAGGTAACTCATGTTAATCGCGGTATCACTTGTGCGCCTAATTGCGCCGATGCTATGATACAGCTTGAACGTCGCTATGGCGAGAAGGCCATCATTGAAGTAACTTTATATAAATTTGAGACATCTGATTGCCTTGATTGTCTTGAGCTTAGTCCTGCAGCAATTGCTCATTTACGGTAATAAACAAGGGGAAAACAGCATAAATTTTAATGCGGTAATGAAGGAGACAAACAATGAGTGATATAATGACTTTTCCCAAAACGGTTGAAGAATTTATGGATCAATATAAAATTGTTGATACTGAGAAAATCTACTCCAATGGCATAGAACTTGTACCTATTTTTCGAATGAAACAATGGTTTGAACATTGTTCAACTTCTCCGCAGGAGATGAGCGCCGTAGAATATCTTTGGCAGAATGAGCGTCAACTGGTTGAAGAATATGGCTTTAAAAGGTTTCTTGAAAGCAGAGAAGATGCAAGAGGAATGGTCGCAATTGTTGAAAATTGGGTAAAGGAACACCCCGACCCCGACCCTGACCCTAAAAAGGGTGGAGGAGTTGAAGCGCGATGAGTAAGTACAGAAAAAAGCCAGTGGTTATTGACGCGTTCCAGTTAAACGAGAGAGGGCTTGTTGGAGAAGATTGGTTTTGGGACGCGGTTTCGGAAAACACAATCATTACTCATGACTTCGGGAAGTTCCACCAGGGTGCTGCATGGTGCGAAATAAAAACACTCGAGGGAACAATGGTTGCAAAAGCTGGAGATTATATTATACGTGGCGTAAACGGGGAAATCTATCCGTGTAAGTGCGACATCTTTGAGAAGACTTATGAGGCTGTTCAATGATTTCGGACAAATGGAATTTGTGGAAATATATTAGATGCGCCCAAGGCAGAGTAAGCGCAACCAAATAGCTAATTTCAAGGCGGCCTTGTGGTCGCCTTTGATTTTTATAAAAATTTTTGATAAAATATATATAGAAAATAAGAAAAGAAGAAAAAATATGGTAACACCTGATATTAATTAGGAGGCAACGAGATATGAAACTTTGCGAATTCTTCAAAAAACAGTTTGATAATGCAAAAGAAACGGCAAAACATTTTGAAGCTGATAGTAAATACCTCGTTGATATTTATGGTTATGAAAAAGGTTCTTTTGAGTGGTTCAAAGAATTAAGCAAGCGCTATTTTGGCGGTGGCTATTTTTACCATTTTGAAGCCGATGGCATTACACGGCAACAACTAAAAGAAGCGCAAGAACAAGGCTTTATTAAGTATAGCTATTATAGCAACTGGCAAGCACATCAACTTAATGAAACAGAATATTGGTATTTGACAAATAAGGGGTTGAAAGCCCTATATAAAGCATATCAAGGCCAATGGTAAGGGGCGGCTTACAACCACCGCAGACAGTTGCAAGACAGAAATGACGAATTAACGACTATACTATCAAACGATAAGGAGGCATAACAATGGATGTTAGGGAAAAGCTGATTGATTTACTCACGGGACACTCGATTGACACACAGCAAGACGTTGAATATGTCGCAGATTATCTTATCAGCAATGGCGTAACGGTGCAGGAAAATGTGAAAATGAGCGATAAACTCTTGAAGCAATTAAAAAATGCACCAATCACGATTTGTAAATCAGAACCGTCAATTGAAACGGTGCAGGAGTGGATTTCGGTTAAGGATAGGTTGCCGGACAATAAAGAACACGATTGGGTGCTTGCACAGGTTGTTGAGGATAACGGATTTATGCACATTCCAAGAGTTATGGAGTATAGGCAAGCAAAAAATGATTGGTTTGAGGAAACATATGGTTGGCTTTCTGAACACAATGGTTTATTCTCCGTAACTCACTGGATGCCGCTGCCGGAACCACCGAAAGGAGAATGATTATGAGACTGATTGATGCCGATAGAGCGATGGAAATTGTTCGCGATCAAGGAATTGCACACCCAAACGCATATCACTTAACAAACTATGCAACGCTTATATTGCGAGAAGCACCAACCGTTGATGCCGTGGAAGTTGTCAGATGCCGGGAGTGCAAATACCACGAGGAGGAAGGAATTGAAATGGTATACTGTCCCAATATGATTGGTGGTTGGGTTGAAAATGAATGGTTCTGTGCTAACGGTAAGCGGAAAGAAGGTGCTGACTGATGGCTGAGTATATCACGCGGAAAGAGGCTATTAAAACCGCAAAACATGCGTGGGCGAAAAAGCTTAAACCATCACAGTATATTGAGATTATTCCGGTAGTCGACGTTGCCGCAGTACGATACACTTGTTTCAACTTATTACGGTAAAACATTAAATCTTGCAAGTGAATGGGAATAAGGGAATACCCAGAAGAAAGCACAAATAAATAAAGCACTAGCGCCCTAAATGAGTATACTGGAATAATTTACCTTCTTTGATTTTTATAAAAAAATATGATAAAATAATTATAGAAAATGGAAAAGGGAGAAAAACCAATGAGTGATATTCGTAATCTGTTGACAGCTAAGGATTATTCATTAATCGATAAATATCGTGAAATTTATGCTTCTGATGAACAGTGTTGTCATATTGGCGACAATATGATTCCCAGTTTCAATCTGCTCTCTCCTTGGTCTGAAGCAAAGAGTAAATTTTTAACCACCCTTTTCGGCAATCAGCTGATTCTCTCGCGAGAAGTTTCTCTGCACAAATCATACGATGAATTGTGTGATGATGAAATTACTTATGAGTACATTTATCGTCTTGATCAATTTGTTTATCAGATTGATAAAAGTTTCCGTGCGCTTTACATTAGCAACGCTGTTACTACTGATGAATTTCACATATTACGTCATCTTGTAACTCCTGACGCTCTTCTTGCCAATGAATATAGTGGAGTTAATGTAAAAATTGGTGGTTATCGTCTTAATCACGGTTGTAAATTAATGAAAGCTCTTAAACAGTTAAACGGCATTCTTCACTTTATGGATGATGATGAATTTGAAGAGTTTCGTATTTGTCAATCAATGTGTACAAACACTACTGCTCTCGAAGGTAAGCTTTGTTTGTCTATTCATCCTTTGGACTATATGACCATGAGTGATAATGCTTGTGATTGGAGTTCATGCATGTCTTGGCAAGAAAATGGCTGCTATCGTATGGGTACTGTAGAAATGATGAATAGCCCTTGTGTTATTGTAGCTTATCTTGAGTCTTCTCATCCGATGTATATTAGTCGTGAGGCCGCTTGGAATAGTAAAAAATGGCGCTCCCTCTATATTGTTACTCCAGATATTGTTGCTAATGTTAAAGCCTATCCGTATTACGATAGTTCTATTGATAAGATTGTTACAAATTGGCTTTATGAATTAATGGTAACGGCTTGCCCGAATCATATCTATGAAAAGCCTTATACTTTTGAATATCCTATGATAGGTTCAACTCGTGTACGTTTTGAAACTGACTTAATGTATAATGATTGTTGCTCTAATACTAAACATTGGGGTTTTCGTCGTAAAGGTATCGGCGACTCTCTTCTTGTCAATTATTCTGGTGACGCTCAGTGTATGATTTGCGGCAATACCGATAGGGATAGTCTTAAGGGAGATAGCCTGGCATGTGAAGTATGCGAACCGGATGCCGATATTTGGTATTGCGACAAGTGCGGATGTCGTTTAACTGAAGATGAGATTTTCTTTATTAACGATGGCGATATTCCTCTTTGCAGTGATTGCTATCAGGAATATAGCGCACATGATTGTGTAACTCACGAAGATGGTTGGCGTGACAAAATGATCCCTATTATTTATATGCCTGCTAGTCTAATAAATCATTCATACAAAGATGCAATAGCTTATCTTGATGACTATATTCGTTTGCGCGAATCATATGACGTTTGGTCACTATATCTTACATCCCCCGGTGGTATAAATTGGGATGTTAATTATGGACATAAGCGCCAAGAGATATATGATTTTATAATGACTCATTCTTATTATTCATTTGAAGAACTTTATAACCTTTGGGGGAAAGAAAAACGCGGCAATCAGTATGAAATGACTGAGTTTCTTCTGTGTTGGACTGAGATTAAAAAAAGATATACTAACAATTATGGCGCAGATCTGGGCTTCACCAGCATCGAAGGAATAACCATAAAAAGTGTTTTCCTTTATAAAGGTTATTTAGTCATTAATACAGCGGCTATGGATGCTCATCTTAAAGAGGCTTGTCAGGATGCATTTTTCTACACTGATCGCTATGTATATGCGAACAAGAGAAATTTTAATAATGCATCTGTATATGATTGGTTTAACTATAGTGGTCTCTTAGATGCGGCCGACCCTCATGACCTTGATTTTTAATAAAAATTTTGATAAAATATAACTGTAAGAAAAAGTTCTTATAAAAAAAAAATGAGTTCTTAAAGGAGAAAACCACCATGTCTAAACTTACGAAAAAAAATATCTATGATGCTCTCATCAACTTCGCTAATTCTGGGGCTATGGAATGCACTATTGGTGAAGAAAAGCACACCATCACTTCTGAAGAACTTTTTAATTTCGCTACGAATGAAAAAGCTCAGCTCGAGAAGAAAAATGTTGCCGCTAGAAAACGTGCAGCTGATAAAGCTGCCGCTGATGAGCTGCTCAATGCAGTCGCGTCTGTTCTGACGGATGAGTTTCAGGCCATCGCTGAAGTTACTGACTGTATTGAGGGTGCAGATGTAACCACCGCAAAAATTCAGTATCGTCTTAATTCTCTTGTTAAAGCTGGAGAAGCTGAAAAGCAGGAGATGAAGGTTACTGGTGCCGATGGTAAGAAGCGCATTGTGATGGGTTATCGTCTTTCAGATAAGCCTGCCAATGAAGCAATCGATAAATAACATATAATTTGATTTCTTGCTTTTGATAAAATAAAAGTGACCTATAGCGGTCACTTTTATTTTATTTTTAAAATCGTGCGGAATGCAGCGCGAGCGGCGGGCAGCTTCGTCATCCGGAATGACGAAAGCCTCTGGGAAATTTTAGTTGCAATTTATAAAAATTTTCGATACAATAAAATAAGAAGGAGAGTGATAATTATATGATAAAATTTGCATTACATGCTTGGTGTGATAGAGAATATTTAGCGCAAGCAGATGAAATTATAGTTAAATATAGTGAAAAAGAACGTATATTAGAATATCCTGAACTATATCCAAATGTGGCAGTTACTATTCAATGCTATGAAGAAACTGCTGCTGATATTGATTGGAAATGGCTAAAAAATATGGCTCCATTATTTCCTAAAGGCTTTACAATTGGTGTGGTTAATTTTAATATGATACCAATAGCAAAAAGTTATGGGCTTAAAGCTTATTTTCTTTCGTATCTAAATACATATGCTGAATTAAATCGTGCTTGCCGTGAAGGACTTGCATATGTTTATCTTAATCAGCCATTATTCAGTTCACACGATAAAATAAAACGTTTTGATATTCCAGTGCGCTGGACTCCTACTGTGGTTGATGCGTCTATGCATAATATTTTATCTAAATTAGAGCACGGCACATGGATACGTCCAGAAGATTTACAATTATATGATATAATTGAGGGATGTATAGTTGAATTTCCCGATGTAAATGGTTCGCGCGCCGAGCAAGCATTATTTAAAATTTATAAGTCAGGCATTTGGGAACAAGATTTAGATCTTTTGTTATTAGAGTTCAAAGGTATGAATGTTGCAAATTATTTGATTCCTCCTGGATTTGGCGAAGCTCGTTGCAATTGTTCTCAAAAATGTGAGACATTTCCAAATGGAGATGGTTGTCATATTTGTGAGCACGCATTATAGATAGCTAATCGTGATAGTATAAGTGAATATTTTGATTCAGAACTGCAATCGGTTTAATGGTTTTTTATTAAAAATTATGATAAAATATATATAGAGAAAATAAAAGGAGTATCTATAATGTTTGAATTTACAGAACAAGACTATAAAGCATTTAAAGTAGTTGCTCAGCAGACGCAAGAGCAGCTGAGACATACTTCTCAGCTAGTCTTGGAAAAGTATTATGAGAAAGATAAAATTGAAATTTGTCAAGGTAATATTATAGCGCATGGCACAATTCCTATTGCATTAGTGGCTCATATGGATACAGTATTTCATGCTCCTCCTACAGAAATTTTTTATGATAGAGAAGAGCAAATAATTTGGAGTCCACATGGTCTTGGCGCAGATGACAGAGCAGGGATATATGGCATTTATTATCTTCTAAAACAGGGATATCGTCCAACAATTTTATTTATGCGCGATGAAGAAGATTGTTGCGCAGGCGCTTATGAATTAACAGGAATAATGACAAAGCTTGAAAATATTAATTATATGATTGAACTTGATAGGGCGCATCATAATGATTGCGTTTTTTATGATGTAGCTAATGAACAGTTTCAAGCATATATCGAAAGTTTTGGCTTTCATACGGCTATTGGCTCATATACTGACATTCGCATACTTTCTCATTATTGGAAAATTTGTTCTGTTAATTTATCTATTGGATATGAATATGAGCATACCTCCTATGAGTATTTAAAAGTAAATAGTTTTATGAATACATTAAGCGCTGTAGCACAAATGTTATCAGAACCAATAGTACCAGAATTTGAGTACATAGAACAACATTATCCGCAGGACTTTACAACAACTACAGATTTTTGTTGTTTTTGTGGAACAAAATTACCAGCTCGTGCTCTTGACAAAATCGTAACTGAAACAGGTACTTGGAACATTTGCGATACTTGCATAACAAATTATGGAATGAATGTTGATATTTGTGAACATTGTTTCAATTATTTTATTCCAGCAGAGAAAGAGACTATATGTTTAAATTGCAAAAATAAAGAAAGAGAGGATTTTGCTTATGCCGTTCACACAAGAGTCCATAGAGATCATGAACACTTCTGTTTCTGAAATACAAGACCAATTTAATCATATTTTAGAATATACGCAAGGATATTCAATTGTAAGTGATGAACTATTTGAGCAATGGTGGAAAAATAAAGAGCGTTTTCGAATTCGTTTTGGTTCTAATTTAATTAAAAATTTAGGTCATGTTTCCTTTCATCTTTCAGATAAAGAAAAAGAGCTATTAATTAATGAATTTCTTTATATAGCTAAATGTAAATTGGCAGATGCGCAATGGATGAATTTTCAACAATTTATTCGAAGCAATGAACACAGTTTTTTTGATAATATTGTTTCTTGTGTTACTTTGCCTAACTGTGCCGATTTTAAACTTGGAATGAAATTAGTAAAAGCATTTAAATTTTTTATTAGTGACAGCATGGTTTTGCGCCACTTGCAAGAGTGTGCGAGTTCAATTATTCAAAAAGACAAAATGTCTGGTGATTTTTGCATATCAATTCATCCTTTAGATTTTTTAACATCAAGTGTAAATACTTACAATTGGCGTTCATGTCATGCGCTTGATGGTGAATATCGTGCGGGTAATTTAAGTTATATGGCTGATAATGTAACGTTTATGTGTTATATTAAAGGCGAAGCTAAATTACAATATCCTTTCTTACCTCATGGTATAAGTTGGAATTCGAAGAAATGGCGCATGCTTGTACACATGGATCCTACTGATCAAATATGTTTTTTAGGTCGTCAGTATCCATATGAACTTAATCATATAGATGAATTAATTTATGATAAATTACTAACTAGTTTATCTTACACATGGACACATTTTACGGATTCATATGTGTCTTCATTTCATACAAAAAATGATATACTGCCTTTAAATGAAAAATATTATTGTATTAAAAGGTATAGGGGAAGTGAATTAGTTCCATTACATACTTTGGTGCGTGATGCTAATCCATGCAATTCTTTACATTTTAATGATTTACTTTTTTCTCATCGCTATGAGCCAATGTATAGCTCACGATATGTATATCATAATGATGACAATATACCTCTATTGGAGATTGGAGCAGATGTAAAATGTATGCATTGCGGGCAAGATTATATCTATGGAGAAAGTGACAGTATGTTATGTAAAAGCTGTGCAATTGACATGGAGATAATTGACCCTGACCCTGACCCTCCTGATGAATTTGAAGACGATTATTATGAATCTGAATAAACTAATTTAATTTTTAAGGAGTAAATATATGGCAACACGAGCAGCTGAAATAGCAGCTAAAGAAGAAGCATTTCAACGTATTGCAAAAGAATTTGGTACAGATACTGTCGGAATTTATGACAAAAAGCTATATATAAATATAACAAAGGATGGTTCACCTGTTCAAATTGCAATTTCATTAACTTGCCCCAAAATTCCCATGGGCGCAGTAGGAAAATCAGATAATATCAATTTTGAAGATACTACGCTACAGGAAGTAGCCCCTACTAAATTTACACCTGCTGAATACACTCCCGAAGAGCGACAAACAGTAGAAAATTTAATGAAGGCTCTTGGTTTATAATTTTATTCAGATGATACTGGCGATATTATTAAATTACAATTAAAATTATCAAAAATTAAAACAGGTTTTCTTTTGATGATTTATTTGTTTTTTATTATTCGCGAAATTTGTAAAAAAGTTCTCACTTTGTTTTACTTATTAGATTTTTATTAAAAATTTTGTTATAATATATATGTAAGAAAAAGGAAAGACACTAACAGCAAATAAGATTAAATTGTTTCTAATTGTTGCAGGTTCGAATCCTGTCCAGTTCATTTGGACTGATAGCTCAGTTGGCAGAGTAATAATAACAAAAAGTGTCTTGTAAATTTAATCAAAGGAGTATGTTAATGGCACATATTGGCGATAAAATTAAAATTCTACGCCTGTGCGGCGAGCCTATCAATAGCCCTTATCATGGTAAAGAAGGCATAATTAAATACATTGATGATATTGGACAACTTCATGGTACATGGGGTGGTTTAGCAGTTGATCCAGATGTCGATGAATTCCTTGTTATTAAAGATAAAATAGAGCAGTAAGCTGGTGTAGCCCAACGGCAGAGGCGCATGCCTTAGGAGCATGAAAGTAAGAGTTCAAATCTCTTCACCAGCACCAGACTCTATTCAAGAACGGGTATTTGAAAAATTAAAAAAATTTTGTTATAATATATATGTAAAAAGAAAAGAAAAGAAATGAAAATTATAGACCGATACAGCAAATGTTTAATCATTAAATTTGTGATTTGGAAATGATAAAAAACGGTCTAGTGAAATGACGCCATCTGCTAATGGCTAGGCAACCAGTTTCTCAATCTGGTAATCGTGGGTTCGAATCCTCGTGGCGCCACCAACGGTGCGAAACCGTTATGTATCTTTCCTTTCTTGTGAGACCTAGGCACGTCTCTCTAAACTGCCTTTACGTCGCGGGGTATAGCAATAGGTAGCTTGTCAGTCTCATAATCTGAAGGTTGTGGGTTCGAGTCCCACCCCCGCAAGGAGCATAAAATGTTACCGTACACCTTCACGATGGTATGCTCTGTTTAAACTAACGACGGAACTAAAAATTTTGGTTGCGACCAATGACCACATTTAGAGATGTCAATAAACTCATGCTAAGCTGCTTTCTAAAGGTTTGCCAGTAATTACATATAACCTTATTCTCAAAAATGAAGCTGCTCGTATAGCGGGTTCGACCCCCGGCAGGCTGCTGGCATAAAATGCTGGCAGGCGTTCCAAGGTGAACAAATACGAAGCGGTGAAAACTTGCTCTAAGATGACTGGATAGTGCGCCAATACTTGATTGTCTAAATGATGAGCGCTGAGAATAGAAGAGTTTGGCGGCTCTTTGAAAAACTTTATCCTTTGCTGAGTTTGCCGTAAAAGGTTTTAGAGGCGAAGGTCATGATGCTCAATAGCTTAATAGCAAAGCAGCGATTCTATATATCGTTAGATATAGGTTCAAATCCTATTTTGGGCAACTAAGCGCTACACGGATTCCCACTAAACTACCACTGGCGTCTCAGACCCAATAGGAGGGCGGCGATATGTGGCTTGCGGAAGCGCTATATAAGAAGCGAAGTAAGTGGCGGGCGGTTTACCGCCCAATATGCAAGATTGAGGTAATGGTAGCCTAAATGCCTTCCAAGCATTTTGTGCCAGTTCGAATCTGGTATCTTGCTCCAATTGATTTTGAGTAGACAGGATCGCTTCTTGTGAAAGAAATCTGCGCTATGACTACGGAAGATAGAGAGTCAGGATTTGTAGATTTACCATATGAATCTACCGTGAGTCAGTTCAGCTATTGCTTCTCATCCTGCGACTGCGTTAAGGTCGGTTAAAATGTCGGAGCAAGGTTGTTACTGCTTCCAAGAGAAGTAAGCGGGGGATGGACACAAAGTCTACGGTAGGTCTAAATCCGTGCTAGCAAAATAGACCAATATTATGGTTCTATACCATAAAACAAAGCATTCTTTTCGTCGCAGGCTTGCTGCCATTTAGCAGCGACGTTAAATAAATGATGTAAGACCAGCGACATTTAGCTTACTTGTTGTCGTTAAAGAAAAGAAGCTATATAATAGCGCGAGGGTTTGAATTCCACCCTTCATTAAATAAATCCAAGGGAGAGATATCTATGAAATTTTATGTTGTATGTCGCAAACATTATCCTATTGATACCGTTTATGTAGAAAAGACATTTAAAAACATGTATGAGGATATTCCTCCTGTTCAAGGGAAATTTCTGGGGCCTGTAAAAGACCTCGATGCAGCAGAAAATTTGCGGCAGGCATTTGCTGATAAATATACTGATACTGCGGTATATCTGCTTAAAAATGACTCTTGGTGGAGAATGGAAATGCAGCCTAATGGCGCATGGAAAGTTCTTCTTCCGATGAATTAATAACTTAGCGCCATCCTCTAATTGGTTAGGAGACTGGGCTTTCAATCCAGCAACTGGGGTTCGAATCCCCATGACGCTACCATTTATAGTCCTATACAGCAATCTTGCTTCCGCATATTGGGAGAGTAGCTCAGAGGTAGAGCATCAGTCTGCAAAACTGAAGGTCATTGGTTCGACTCCAATCTTAAAATGGGACTAGTTTTTAAGAGCTCGACCAGCTCGTTAAATTAGGGCAACTTTAAAGTGGCGCTACGGCGTCCGGGTGATATCCTCATAAGCACCAGATTTGAGGCGGAGCCTACGCCCTCCGTAAAAGCAAGTGACGCGAACTTGCGGCGTAATCACGAATGGTTCCATAGTTCAGTTGGCCTAGAATGCCGGCCCGTCACGCCGGAGACAGGGGTTCAAATCCCCTTGGTACCGTGTCTTTAAGGAGGTTCCTCTACGTGGTGAAGATAGCTATGCTTTTTAAAAAAAAGTACTAAATACCTCTTGGGCGACTTTATTTAAAAAAGTCGCCATAAAATTGAAATATAATAGAAAAGGAGGTTATTAAAATGACTGGAAAAATTTATTGTATTTCAAATTCTATAAATGATAAACTTTATATCGGAAAAACCACATATCCTACAATAGAATAGCGTTTTAAAGAACATTGTTTAGATAGCAAAAAAATAAATAAAGAAAAGCGTCCTCTCTATAGAGCTATGCAAAAATATGGAATAGAAAATTTTTCAATATCTCTTATTGAAGAATGTGATTTTTCTATATTAGAAAAACGAGAATAGTATTGGATTGATCAATTAAACACTTACCATCAAGGATATAATGCTACTTTGGGTGGAGATGGTAAAATTTTATATGATTATACTCTTTTTATTGAAGATTATAATTCTGGGATGTTGGTTAATGAAATTGCAAATAAATATGGATGCGATAGGCATACTGTTACAAAAGCTCTTCAAATTAATAATGTTGATGGAAAAATAAATTCTATAAACAGATTAAAACATAAAGTTTATCAGTATGATAAAGAAAATAATTTCATTTAGAGTTTTGATTCTTAGCGTGACGCTGCTAGATATTTAATTGAAAATGGGCATAAAGGTTCTATTACTTCAATTGCTACTAATATTGGCAGAGTGGTAAAAGGATAGCGTAAGAGCGCTGAAGGATATATTTGGAAAACTGAATAAAATATTATAAATCTTGCGATATTATTTTATATATCTTTAGATAAAATTGCTCTCTTAGCTCAGCTGGTTGGTAGCGACGGTCTGTTAAACCGTAGGTCCTTGGTTCAAGTCCAAGAGGGAGCGCCAGAGTGTGCGGAAAGGATGGATTTTCTAAGTTTCAACTACCACCGGGGATATAATCCATATGTGGCATTGTCATTTAGCAGCACACAGAAATAAAAAGACAACGAAAGCAAAACTTAGTTATATATGCCTCGATAGTTCAGCGGTAGAACGACGGACTCATATTCCGGAAGTCGAAGGTTCGAATCCTTCTCGAGGTACCAATGCAATCATACTCAAATAATTTAAGAGACAAAGCTATATATCGTTATTTCATTGATTTTTTAAAAAATTTATGATATAATTATATTGTAAAAAAGTGAATAGCTTATAATTAATAAAAATAAAATTATTGTCATTAAGATAATTTTCCCTGACAAGCTTTTATAAAGGCCTGCGATGGAAATCCCAAAGTTAATTATTTTGGATCCTTCTTGTATTTTGTTTATTGAGTGCTTAATAAACATACTATTGAACTTTGGGCTGCAGGTTAAAATCCTGAATATATTGCTTGCCGCAGAAAGAAAAGACTATCCTCATAGAGAGAGTCTTTTAGCTCTGGAAATGTGATTTCTTTAATTTTTCATCACATTTTTCTTCTTTCTTCTCTCTATTCTCCTTTCTTTATGGGTCTTTAGTTCAGTTGGTTAGAACGGTCGGCTCATAACCGATTGGTCCAAGGTTCAAATCCTTGAAGACCCACCATTTCGGGGTGTGGCGCAGTTTGGTTAGCGCGGGTGATTTGGGAAAAGAGATTTCCTCTTAGAAAAAATATGTTAGATATTACCCAACAAAAAGGAACTTCTACAGAATTACATTGTATTCTTGATTTAACAAATTTAGGAATAAGATGTTTAAAACCAGTAGATGAAAGTTCTAAATATGACGTAGTAGCTGATTTAAATGGAAGATTTATTAGAATTCAATGTAAAACAGCTTCTTGGGTTACTAATACAGTAGAAGAAAAAGTTGCTTTTAGTATTTCTACTTGTTGTCAGACAACTAATACAAAAAAAACTACTCGTTATAAATATTCAAAAAACGATATTGATTATTTTTATACTTGGTTTGAAGGTCAAGGTTATTTAGTTTCTATTGAAGAAGCAACTGGTGTTACTTTTCGATGGCGATATGAATATCCTAAGTCAAATCAAAAACAAGGAATTCATATCGCTAATGATTATAAAATTGAGGAGGTTTTAAAAGAGGTTTAAGATTTTCCTGGATCATCAGGTCGTGAGTTCGAGTCTCACCACTCCGAGACCCTTAAAAGAACTGCCTCCACGTGGTAAGGGTTGGGTAACGCTAAAGTTCTTAAAATAAAAAGAAAGGAGTCGTTTAAGTATGGCATACATCTATATGATTACTAATGATATAAATGGTAAAATTTATATTGGGAAAACTGAATTTTCTATCGAGAAACGCTTTAAAGAACATTGTGCTGACGCTCTTAGAGAACGTAATGAAAAACGCCCATTATATTCCGCTATGCGAAAATATGGTATTGAACATTTTCATATTGAGCTAATTGAAGAAACTGATAATCCAGAAGAGCGAGAAGTTTATTGGATTGAGCAAAAGCGTTCTTTCAAAAATGGATATAATGCAACTCTTGGTGGTGATGGAAAAAGATATTGTGACTATGATTTAATATATTCTTTATATAAAGAAGGTTTAAATATTAAAGAAGTTGCAAAAATTTTGAATTATTCTATGGACACTTGTTCAAGAGTATTAAATCAATATGGCATTTCTAAACAAGAACGAAGTATTAAAAGCCGTTTAAGTATTATTAAACCCGTTATACAGATAGACAAAAATACCAATCAAGTTTTAAATATTTTCCCTTCAATTAAAGCCGCTTATGACTATTTGGGTAAACAATATTCGGGACACATAGCTGCTGTATGTAATAGTAAACGAAAAATTGCTTATGGATACAAATGGAAATATGCTGAAATCTCGTAACTTACCAGAGCTTAGATAAAATTCCTTCACCCCGACCATTTTCATCAAAACACTTGGGATTATAAAATTGAGGTGTAGCCAAGAGGTTAAGGCACGGGACTTTGACTCCCGCATTCGCAGGTTCAAATCCTGCCACCTCAGCCAGATTTGATCCGTTAGCTCAGTCGGTAGAGCACTTGACTTTTTCAACTCATGTAGAATGATAGTTACTTAGAGAAAGGAGTTTTATGCTAAGTAGCCATTTTATAGGAGAAATTACAGAGCAAGAAGTGGCTTTAGAGTTCTTAAAGCGAGGAATTCTATTGTCAAAACCATTAGTACAAAGTTCACGATATGACTTTATTGCAGATATCAATCATAAGCTTTATAAGATTCAAGTAAAAACCGGAACCTTAAAAGAAGATTCATATATTGAATTTGCAACAAGTACAAGTCATACAAATACGCAAGGAACATTAAATATTCCATATTCGGAAAATGATGTTGATTTTTTTGCTACAATGTATGAAGGACAATGTTATTTAATTCCATATAAAGTATGCGGTAAGAGAGCACAACGTTTACGACTCATTCCAACAAAGAATGGGCAAACAAAAGGTATTACTTTTGCGAAAGATTATATCATTGATACTATCTTACAAACTTTGTAACTATTAATTCTGAAGGATGAAAAAATCAAGGTGTCCGGAGTTCGAATCTCCGACGGGTCACCAATCTTTGCATTCGGTTTTTGTTTCATTTATCAATTTAAATGAAACGTTGCATTGCAGAGGGCATCAGCGGGCGTGGCGGAATTGGCAGACGCGCCGGATTTAGATTCCGGTGCCGCAGGGTGTATGAGTTCGAGTCTCTTCGCTCGCACCACTTTAAGGTTGATTTTAATATGCTTGTATAGCTCAGTTGGTAGAGCACACCCTTGGTATGGGTGAGGTCATGCGTTCAAGTCGCATTGCAAGCTCCATTTGGGCCGCTAACTCAGAGGTAGAGTGGCGGACTGAGAATTCGTTCGTCGGTGGTTCAATCCCACCCTGGCCCACCATATGGGGATGACTTCGGAAAGAGCTCGGAAATGGTACCGCCGATGAAAACTAGGTTCAACTCCTAGCGTCTCCACCAAGGGTTGCTGTTCCCTCCGCAATAATAAACATACAGCGATATGTTAAGCTAATGCATGAGCAAGGGTTTGGGGCACTCCGTCGGGTTAGATGGCCCAGTTCTATTACTTAATAGCGCTATATGGTAATACAATCCCGACTATTTTATGCGTGTGTGGCGAAACTGGTAAACGCGTAGCGTTGAGGGCGCTATGGTGGCAACACTTTATAGGTTCGAGTCCTATTACACGCACCATTTTATGAGTCTGTGGCGCAATAGGCAGACGCGAACGGTTCAAAACCGTTTTGTTATGGGTTCAACTCCCATCAGACTTACCATTTTATAGAGGGGTCGCATAGTGGCTTAGTGCGGCGGATTGCTAATCCGTTGTTCCTTATTGGAACCGAGGGTTCAAACCCCTCCCCTTCTGCCATTTATAGGGGTGTGGTGTAATGGTAGCATAACGCTCTCCAAAGGCGCAGATTGGGGTTCAAGTCCCTGCACCCCTGCCAGCACCAATAGCTTTATGGAAAAATTCATATGTAAGTCTATTGTTGAGTAGGATGTAGGATTAAAAGTGTCCATCATTTAAAAAGTGGACTACGTCCATGGCCTAGCCCTTTGGTCGTAAAGACACACTACTCAAGTTGGGCCGATAACTATAAATCGGTCGTCCTATAAGAGAAGAGATTGTAGGTTTTATTTATTTATTAATTGTTATTAGTTGTGTTTTACTTGCGAACTAGACGCTCCAACTCTTCTGGATGGCAGTAGAGGCAAGGAAAAATATTTTGACATAGGAATACAGTAAGTCGATGGATTGTATGCGTTTTGTTGTAATAGTACGTTACGTATGTATGTATGGGTGGGTGGCACAAGACAACAGTAGTTAGTGTTTGTGGAGTAGATGCGCTCAAGTCCTATGTCAGATATTTTTTATTTGAAAAATATAAAAATTTTTGATATAATATATGTGTAAGAAAAAGAAAGACGATTTCTGCAATTTTATATATGGTTTAAAAACAGGCTGTATCCTTGTTTGAGTAGGTTCGATTCCTATAAATTTCAATCGTCTTGAATTTGCCCGTGTGGCTCAATGGCAGAGCGTTTCTCTTGTAAAGAAAGGGCTGGCGGTTCGACTCCGTCCACGGGCTCGGTTACTTTGGATAAACCTTCTCGTGGTGTAACTGTTTTTACTAATTATCCAGAAATAAAATAAAAGGAGGAAGTACAATGCCTATTAATGTCGGTTATTTGTAGGCTAAAACTGACAAAGCAAGTGATGAAGTATTTACACCTGAATATGCAGTAATTCCTCTTATTAAATACTTGCAAGGGAATGAAACTATTTGGTGTCCTTTTGATTTGGAGACATCTAAGTATGTTTAGGTATTTGTAAAGAATGGTTTTAAAGTAATACATTCTCACATAGACGAAGGGAAAAATTTCTTCTTTTGGGAACCAAAAGAACATTATGACATAATTATTTCTAATCCTCCTTTTTCTCAGAAAGACAATGTCTTAAAGAGACTTGATGAATTAGGGAAACCTTATGCAATGTTATTACCTGTTCCTACTTTGCAGGGACAAGCTCGATTCCCTTATTTGAAAGATATACAATACCTTGGTTTTGATAAGAGAATTAATTATTATAAAGATCCTTCAATGTTAAAAACGCAAGATGGTGTGTCTTTTGGCTCTTGTTATTTATGTAAAAAATTTTTGCCAAAAGATTTAATTATTGAAGAATTGAAAAAATAAAAAATTTATGATATAATATAAATAAAGAAAGACCTTTTCCGCAATTATTATAAGTGATATTCTGATAAAATATTATACTAGAGGTCTTGATAACTTAACGAATAACTTTTGACAAATGTTTTATCTTTTTCCTTAAATAATACGCTGGGGTGTGGTGTAATGGCAACACACGGCACTCTAAATGCCGGGCTTCTGAGGCGAAAGATGGGGGTTCGAATCCCTCCACCCCAGCCATATTAATCGAAAAAGGTAAAACAATATTCCAAATTAGTAAAACCATTAGATTTTAAAAACAAATTATTCATATTCTGGGAAAACAAAAACCAGATAAGACGCTTACAGCAATTATGTTAATATTTTTAATTTTTTCTAATTGGTGGTTAGAATCCTTTGTGAATTATTGCAGCGTCTAGTTTGATTTTATCTTTTTGATTTTTATAAAAAAATTTGATAAAATATATATGTAAGAAAAAGAAAAAGGAATGAAAACTTACTGTGCGGATGTGGTGGAACGGCATACACAACGGACTTTTGGGCAGAGTAAATTAAAATATCTATCACCTCTGCCATAATAAATAGACAAGAAAAAAGGAGGTCTATATTATGGCAAGAGAACCAAAATGGAAATCTTTTTCAAAAGAACAAATTGAAGAAATTGTAAAAAATGCGTAGTCTATGCGTGAAGTTGCAATAGCCCTTGGATATGCAAGAGATAGTGGCGGAGCATTAACTTCATTAAATAAAATGTGTCAAGAACTTCAACTTGATACCTCACATTTTTTAGGACAAGCATGGAATCATGAGAATTATGATTACACATTATTTACAGTAAATTCAATTAAAAAGAATGGCAGCACAACATTAAATCCTTTAATTAAATTGAGAGGACGTAAATGTGAATGCTGTGGATTAACAGAGTGGTTAGGACAACCAATTACTCTTGAAATCCATCATATTAATGGAGATAGGACAGACAATCGTTTAGAAAATCTTCAATTATTATGTCCAAACTGTCATTCTTATACTCCAAATTGGCGTAGAAGAAAAAATACTATTTCTGCAAATAGAGCACCAGAGTGAGAAATCTTCTGAGTGAATGCTGGCTAATTCGGCGAAAGTCCTACTGGGATAACGCCGAGCTAAATCAATCATTTAGATTGTAAATGTGTAGAGATCATACACCAGCCTCCTAAGTCGAAAGATATGGAGAAGACATGATCCAGACTACAACGCAATAATGCGGCTATGGCAACATAGAGTAGTAAGAAAATCCGTCGGGAGAAATCCTTGAGGGTTCGAATCCCTCCATCCGCACCAAATAATCATTATACACAATTAATGCAAAAGTAACACTCTGTCTTTTACGCAAATGTTATGAATTTAAATTACATATCATGTTTCAATTAAGACTCAAACAGCAATTTTATAGAAATATGGATATTATTTTTAATGAGTCTTGTAATTTTTAAGGTGAAATAGTTTATTGACACGGTTTTCACTTCCACTTTTCCTGTGCCTGCTATTTCACCTTATTTTTTACTCCGGTAGCTCAATTGGAAAGAGCTCTTGACTACGGATCAAGATGTTGGGGGTTTCAAGTCCTCTCCGGAGTGCCAATTTGCTGGTGTAGCTCAGTTGGTTAGAGCGCGCGCCTGACGAATAATAGTTTAACAGAAAACAGAAGTCAAAGTTTAATAAGGGATAACTTGCCAAGTAAAGTTTTCTATTATTAAAATTATTTTTGACTAAGATTGGCTTCAAATTTAAGTTCAAGTCTTAATTATTCGACCATAAGCGCGAGGTCGGTGGTTCGAGTCCACCCACCAGCACCATTATATAAGGAGAATTATATGCCGGAACTTCTTAATAAAATCTTGACCTGCACATATGGTGACTTATTTTCGCATGATAAAAATGAGATTGAAGCGCAATACCGCGTTTATGCGAAAAAAGTCCATCCTGATATCAACAAAGATGCTAATGCCGAAGCAGCCTTTCGTCGTTTAACTGAGTTAAAAGATGAAGCTTTAGCTGCTTTAGCAAATGGCTCTTGGCATGAGAAAGGAATAATGTCATTTAAGTTAGACAATGGCTCTACCTTAAGAATCAGATATAAATATCATCGTATTCTTGACATATGCGAATATTATGTAAGTAAAACAAGACTTATTTACATATTCGATGCAGCACACAAAAGATTTTATGAGAATTTCCGGCATATTTTTGCTTCTTGGAATTGTTCCGACGCGAAAATGAAAAAAGAAATTTTTGATGTAATAATTCCACAAGATATTCATTACTATACGTCTGGTGATAAATATATTATTTCAATCCAGAAAAATGAAGATATATATCCGTTGCGTGCACTTATTGAGAATTATTGGCATAATAAAGTACCGGGCCGCCATTTGGCTTGGATAACGAGTCGATTAATGCAGAATATTACTTTCATTAATCACGAAGGCTATGCAGTTAATGGCATTGATATTGATAACTGTTTTGTAAGTTGTAAGTATCATGCAATTAGCATCTACGGTGGCTGGTGGTTTGCTGCAAAAGAAGGCGAGCCCATGATTGGTACTACTTCTGATATATATGCGGTTATGCCTCCAAAAGTAAAAGCCGATAAAGTTTCAAACTATTTAACAGATATAGAAAGTGTCAAATTAATGCTTCGCACTTTAGATACTGATTGCCCGAAGGCTATGATTGATTTCTATATGAGTGGCTCCAGTGAAGACCCAATCGAAGAGTGGAGTAAATGGGATGAAGCTTTAAAGACAGCATATGGTGAACGCAAATTTATAAAACTTGAACCCAAAGAAAATGAAATCTATCCAAAGGAGGAATGATGTATGGGTTATGGTAGTTGGACGTCCTCAAGTTGGACAAATTACACGACATCTAAGGGCTATACAGCTTCTAGTTCTGCAAGTGAAATGTATACTGCGCGTAGAATGAAGGATGCGTTTGATCCCACACAGTTTAAATTCAGAGAGAGTTGTGATAGTGCAGAACACCCTAACTCTACTCCTATCGTACTTGCTCTTGACGTAACTGGCTCTATGAGTTCTGTACTTGAAACGGTCAGTAAGCGTCTTGGCGATACTATGAGCGAAATCTATAAACGCAATCCTGTATCCGATCCGCAGGTGTGCTTCATGGCTTTCGGTGATGGCGAATGCGACTCTTCTCCTATTCAGGTGACGCAGTTTGAGTCTGATATCCGTATCGCTGAGCAGCTCAATGATATTTACTTTGAGCGCGGTGGTGGTGGCAACGGCGGTGAATCTTATGCCTTCCCCTGGTATGTGGCATCTCGTAGGTGTAAGACTGACGCATGGGATAAGCATCACAAGAAAGGTTTCCTGTTTACTGTTGGTGATGAGTGCTGCTTGCCTAAATTGACTAAAGCACAGATTAAAGAGTTTCTCGGTGACGATGTTGAGCGTGACTTGAGCGCTACTGAACTTCTTACTGAAGTATCTCGTAAATATGAGGTTTATCACCTCATTGTTGATCCTGTAATCTATCAGCCCGTACATAACGAATGGAAACAGCTTCTTGGCAATAATGCGATAGTGGTTGAAGATATCGACAAAATTCCTGAGATTATTGTCTCAATTTTGGAGTTGCATAGCGGTAAAAGTGCAGTTGATGTAATTAATAGTTGGGACGGTACTGTACAGCTAGTAGTAAGAGATGCTCTGAAAGATTTAGCCAAGAATGGCGGATATGAGCATTCGAATTCTACTGGATTGATTGAATTTTAATTGACAGAAAGGTGAAAGGTATGTTTGAAGTCTATAAATTTAAGGTATCCGCAGTTATTGGAGCAAACTTTGGTGATGAAGGTAAAGGACTAGTCACCGATTGGTTAGCTTCCAAAAGTGACAATGCTATAGTTGTATTGCACAATGGTGGACCTCAGCGTGCACATACTGTGACTACTCCAGAAGGCAGAGAGCATATCTTTCGCCATATTGGTGCGGGCACTTTTGTGGGCGCAGCTACTTATATTGCCAAATCTTTCATTTGTAACCCAATGATATTCAAAGAAGAGTATGAAAAGTTAATGCCTAAACTATTCAATCGCCCGAAAATTTATATTGATAAAAGGTGTAAATTTACTACCTTTTATGATATGATTATCAATCAGGCTCGAGAAATTGAACGCGGTGTAGCAAAGCATGGCTCATGTGGTTTGGGCATTTATGAAACCATATGTCGCTATAGAGATAAAGAATTCGTTTTTCAGCAGGAAGTCATTAGTCCCTATGGGATTTCTATCGGTGAATTTGCGACTTTGTCTTATTTGGGTAAATATGACTATCTCAAATCACTAAAGAAGTATTATACTGAAAAGCGTATTGACCAGACAAAAATTCATAAAATGCCGATAGAATTAGAGAAAGCGCTAGAATCTGAAATTGCAATTCAAAATTACATTTCAGATTTTGAATTCATGATGAAAAAGTGCGCTTTGGTAGATGGTCCAGATTTTTTACGCTCATATGATGATGTCATTTTTGAGAATGGTCAGGGCTTGCTGTTAGACCAGGATAATATGGAATATTATCCGCATCTTACACCTAGTCATACTGGTTTATATAACATCAATGAAATTCTCAAAGAATGTTATTTTACCGGCTATATTAATGCTTACTACGTTTCAAGAACATATATGACTCGTCATGGTGCCGGTCGTTTTAATACAGAGTGCGAGAAAAAAGATATTAACTTCTTCATGTGGGATAGAACAAATGTTCCAAATATGTTTCAGGATATGCTGCGTTATGGTGTTTTAGACTATAAAGAACTTGCGGTTAGGATAGCCTCTGAGAGCAAAAAGTCTGACTATCTAGTTACTACGAGCCTAGTTTTAACGCATCTCAATGAATATGAACACATAGATGAATATAAAGAATTAGCGGCTGATAGAGTTTATGTATCTGATGGCTATACTCGAAATTCCGTAAGATCAGCGCCATATATGTTTTAATTTGAAAATCATAAAAAATTATGATATAATATATATGTAAATTAAAAAGTTCAAAAATAAAAATTCTCTTGTCCAAGAGAACATCAAAAAAATAAAGGAGAATTAAAAATGGCTAATACTTTTATGAACGCAATGAATAACGCGAACAACTATGTGATGACAGAAAATTGTGCGCTTACACATGGTTCAACTATGAGCGGTCTGCTTGATATGTTTGCACTTGGTGGCGCATACCGTACCCGTTCCGACGCAGATTGCATTCTGCTCTTTAAGAAGGCTTATGAAGAAGATGCGCTCCGTGCGCTTAAGTGCCTTTTCTATTTGCGCAACGTGCGTGGAGGCCAAGGAGAAAGACGTTTCTTCCGTGTTGTTCTTAAGTGGCTTGCAAAAAATCATCCTGAAGACGTAATTCGTAATCTTGAGAACATTCCTTTTTATGGTCGCTGGGACGACCTTTATGCTCTTGTAGGAACTCCTGTTGAGGATAAGATGTTTTACCTGATGAAGCAACAGCTTGTTCTTGATCTTAAGAGCAAGACCCCCTCTTTGCTTGCTAAATGGCTTAAGTCTGAAAATACTTCTAGTCATGAGAGCCGGCAGCTTGCAACCCTTACTCGCAAAAAGTTTAATCTTACTTCTCGTGAGTATCGTAAAGCACTTTCTAGTCTTCGTGAACGTATTCGCGTTCTTGAAAGACTGATGTCTGCGGGTCGCTGGGATGAGATTGAATTTTCAATGATTCCTTCTCGCGCCGGTATGATTTATCGCAATGCTTTTGCTCGTCACGATATTGAACGTCAGAAAATCGGTAAAACCACTTATGAAGACTTCATGAAGGATACTAAAACTAAGGTTAATGCTAAGGCGCTTTATCCTTATGAGTGCGTTGCAGCCGCCACAAATGTTATGCGGAAAAGTTTAGGTTGGTGTAGTGACTTTGGTAGTGACTTTGAACCTGCTCTTGATGATGTAAATCGTCTGGCAGTTAATAAGTATTGGGAGAATTTGACTGACTACTTTAAAGGCGCAACCTTTAATGGCATTGCAGTTGTTGATACTTCTGGTTCTATGAGGGGCAGTGAGGCATCCGCACCTATTAATGTTGCTATTTCTCTTGGTCTTTATTGCGCCGAACACAATAAGGGGCCTTTTGCAGGACACTACATCAGTTTCTCTAGTCGTCCTCAGTGGATAGCTACTGAAGGTGTTGACTTCTGTGATAAGGTAGCACGTATTTACCGCACTAATCTTTGTGAAAACACTGATATTGAAGCTACTTTTGACCTTCTTCTTAAAATGGCGCTTCGTCCTGATGTAAAGAAGGAAGATATTCCTCAGAATATAATCATTATCTCTGATATGGAATTTGATGCTGCGCGTCAATGGAAGGGTAATAGTGGTACTCTCATGGAACATATTGCTGATAAATGGCGTGCATGGGGTCTGAAGATGCCTAATCTCATCTTTTGGAATGTGCAGGCTCGTCAGAATAATATTCCTATGACTGTAAAGGATGGTATTACCTTCGTTAGCGGCTTCAGTCCTGTACTATTTGAGCAGATTATGAAGGGTAAAACTGCGTTTGAGCTTATGCTTGATGTTCTCGACGGAGAAATGTATGCACGAATTAAATAAAACCAAAAAAATATAAAAAAAAATAAGGGGAACCAAATATTCGGTTCCCCTTATTTTTTTATTAATTTTATGTAGTAGATATGCCTAAATCGGAAGGCCTAACAGTAACTGTATTACCGATTTTAGCGGAAATTGCTTCAATAGCTTGCCAAATATTAACATCACCACTAGTTGTAATACCTAAATTAGTTTTTAATGTATTTAAGGCAACAGTACTATTTGGTGCGTTACCTATTTTTGTAGATAATTCAGCATCATTAACATCAATATATTCTTTAATAGTAGTTACACTAGTTTTATTTAATGCTGTACCGTCAGGAGCTATAAGATTAGTATTATTCCCTTTAGCAAAACCTAATACATTTGCTAAATCGCTATTAGCCTTAACAGCAGATAGTTCTTTTTTAGCATTACTAATAGCTGTTGTAACATCACTTGTAGTTACCATATTTGTTGTTGCTGAAATTATAGCTGCGCCAATAGCGCCAGTATTTAACTATGCAGCAATGGCTACATCGGCTTGATTAAGAATTGCAGTTTGCAATTTTGCACTTGCACTATTGGTTACTGGACGAACTGTATTAAGTGTGGTTGTTATATCATCTAAAGTAACTTTATTGGCTAAAGCCGTTTCATTATTCGTAATACGCGCTTCTAAAGCGTTTAAACCAGTACTAGTAACAATATCATTAGTAAGAGTAATTTTACCATCATTGCCCACCTATAAAACTTTGCCAATATTATTATTATTTTCTCCTGCGCCGGGATGTACTACACTATAAATTTCACTAAATAAAGTGCTAAAATTTGTAGTAGTTAAAATAATTGGACTTGAAGACATATTATTCTTCCTTTCCTTTCTTATTTTTATTATTCAATTTATTTCTCTAAAATAACAGAGAACTTATATTTGCCATCTGGAGAAAAAAATGTAGTAATACGATTTACTTTTTCTGGTTCAGGAATTGTAATATGTGCATTAATCAATTTCTCAAATGCTTGCTAAGATTTAGTACCCCATTTTCCATCTTCTACTAATACTTTACCAGTAGCGTCTGTATAACCAGCTGCATTTAAGGCTTTTTGCATGGCTAAATAAGGTGCTCCAATTTTTATTGGATTTGTTTTTTCAAATTTAATTGTAGACATAGGTTTAGGTTCCTCCTGATGTTTAGTATAATCAAATTTTGCAGTCATTAAACCGCGATGAGTCCAATTGCGTTTTGACAATTCAGTTACAACTACGCCATACGCAATGCCCCGTGCCTCAACGACAAGAGGTTCACCATTCGCGCGAAATCCACAAATCCATCCGATATGTGTCATTTTTTTAGATTTAGCTGAATACATGAAAACAGCTTCTCCAATGACATATGGACGATTTATACTTGCAATTGATCCCTTATCTGTGCACCAGTTTGCATAATTCATCTGGGCATTGATATCCGTCTTGTTGTTCATCTCATGAGTCATCCAGGCATCCAAGAGACCTTGACAATCAGTCGCGTAACCTGTACGACTCCAAGCATCAGTAATTGCATTATATTCAATACGTGTCATCTTATTTTTATAATGATTGTTAAAGTAATAATCAATAGTCGCTTGAGTTGTCATTACACGAACACTGCCAAATAAATAATTCCAAGGTTCAGTACCACATTTTGCAATAGGTAATGGTAATTTTGCATCTGAAGGAATAGTGGAGCGTTTAACATGTGTTAAAGCCCATTTAATAAAATTTTCAGTATAATATTTTGCCATAATTAATCACCTCATTTTTTAGGACATATTATTTGCAAATAGTAAGTAGGAGTACTATTGGCGGGCGCTGAAAAATTCGCCAAATGAGCCTGTAAAAAAGCAGTGCGTGATACATCAATTTGATCTAAAATAATAGGAGTTATATGTTTTTGCGAGCCAATTTCTATATATGCCGATCCTATTATCTAATGTACCATGTCAGGTGCAATATTTGTGAAACCATTTGTATTATTATATAAACATATTGTAGGATTGGTAGCTGTCGTATTGCCTGTTGATATTGTGGCACTCCAGTACCCTTTAATATCTGTTGGTGACTCGTAGATATGCCCGCTAGCATTGTTTATAGTAGTATTGCGTATACGTATTGAATTCTCATAAACATGTCGTATATTATTGCGATCAATCGCACGCACAATATATTGAGCTGTAGCCAACGAAGCATTCCAAGAAGATTCTAATATGACAACATCATTAGCTTGAATAGTATTTGCGCTAATATTTGCATTATTACAAATAATGTGTCTAGCTCCAGTGCTAGAAATATTTAATTGTGCGTTAGCGGGCACTGAATTCTTAAAATTAACCGCAAATCTATGTCCAGAGGGGTTTGCTGCAGTTGGTAATGTAAATCCACTTAATGTTGCTATTTTAATACTATTAGTAGCAGATGTAGTACACACAATATAATCAGTACCTGTTGTTAATGGCAATAAATTTTTTGAAGTAGTAGTCAATAATTCATATACGGAACCAGTATAAACAAATAGCGCAGTATCATTATTTTTAATTATATTAGATTGAATAGGCGCACCTTTATAATAAATTGCTTTTGCGCCAGTGCCAGAAATATTTAAAGTAGAACCAGCAGGTACGCTATATGTAAATTTAATGGCTACAAGACTTCCAGTTGTTAATACATAATTTTGAATAGATACATGTTTAGTAATTGCTTCTAATGCATTGGCACAAGAGCCATACCCCATACCTAAATCACCTAAAATTTTAACATTATTATGGCCATCGACTAAACGCCAATCCGTACCACTATAAATAAATAATAAAATTGAGCCAGCTGCCCATATCGTTGCAGGGCTAACACCATCATAAGCTACTATTGGAGCTGCAGTTGATCCATTTATACTTAAAGTGAGATTTTCTTTAACATTATTGCCATATTGAAATTTGATTAAAATTGTCTAACCAGCAGAAAAAGAATCTGGCCAATTAGCAACTCCTATAACAGTCTTTGCAGCTGTAGCATTGCTGGTCTAGCAAGTCCCATAAAATAATCCTTTTGCCTAAGCCATTGTGGGAATATTAACCGTATTAGTTCCGTAGTTATCAATAGCCCAGGTCGTAGAGTCTAAATTTATTCTAATATAAGATAACGAAATATCTTCACTAGAAGTAGATGCCGTAGATGCTGAAAAAATATAACTAGTTTTATCAGTAGCATATTCATATAATGGTAGCCAATATTCATAATTGTCAGCATTTGTATCAATATAGTGCACAACTGGTAATATATTTTGACTCAATGCTTTTTTTACTTGTGCATAAGCTGCATCAGCTTCGGTAGTATACTCAATAATTTCAACACCTTTTGATTTTAATGTGTCATCTATCGGATAAAAATTCCAATGCGCAGGAGTCTCAGTCGCCTCTTCTTCGGGTATATAATGTAAAACAAAACTGTAAATCCCACCATTTATTGGGCGGCGGCGAACAAAATTAGAATATTCAATTTCAATTGGTAATTCGTTCGCTGCTAATCGAATAAATGTGGGGGTAATCGAGTCATTATTATTATTTGTGCATAAAATATGTAGCATTAATCCTTCATAAGGTTCTACCCCCCGTCCTAATAAAGTATATATATTTATTATATTCGTCGTTAACGGACTAACAATAAATAAATGGCTGTTATTAATTCTTTCGCGCGCATAATCATCACGTAAGTCATAAGGAACAGTATTTCCTGGAATAATTATTTTCGAAATTTCATTCATTCAATCATCCTCCTTTTTTATTTTAACGATCCTCGCCCGCATCCATCATTTTCAAAGTTTTTGCAATGATTCGCTACTATTATTATTTGATTGCGCCATTCTTGCAATCGAACCTTCAAGAGCCATTGTATATTTTTGTAAAAGCGTTACATTATTTGGGTCATGTGTTAATGCTAATTTACCATGTACAATTGCATTAGAATAATCTTTTAAACCTAAATAAGAATAGCATAAAAGTTCTTCGCCTTTAGCAATCCAATTATCCTTGCGCTCAACCCAATCATAATGACGCTGACCAACGATTAATCCAGTAGTAACTAATCCAATTGCCAAGGGATAAAGCTCCTGATTATTATATATATCAGCTAAACAAAAATAAGGTTCACGATACGTGCGGTCAACTTCAATCCATTTATTAAAATATTTAACAGATTCACTCAAGTTGTGCTTATGCCAATAATATAAATCACCTAATCTTCCATATGTCTCACATAAAACCATTTTTTTATTAGGCTCATAAATATCAGCGTATTGTAAACATTTTTCATAAGCTTCAAGCGCATTATCATATTCTTGCTTAAGTAAATATTCCCGCGCTAACAACATCTAACAATGCGAATTAGTAGGATTTTCTTCTACGCCAATTTTAAGTAAATCAAAATAATAAGCCCGCGGTTTACTTATATCCTACAAATGATGTAAATAAATATGTTCGCCTGCGTCTAAAGCAACTTCTGGTTTACTTAAATCGTTTGGAACTAATACTTCATGCACTGGAAATATCCAATGGTAATTTTTTGCATGAATTTTATCATATTTAAATACATCTTGAGGCTCACCTAAAGCATTATGTGACCATGCATATGTATAATAGCATCTTGTATCTTCAGGTTGCCAATTATCACGCAATACTTGCGCCCACCCCTATTCAAATACTTCATCAAAGTCAGTACAAACAAAGATATCAGTATCTTCTGGAACCAATTTCATTGATTCATTGCGTGCTACATCAAAACGCCAAGGATTAATGATTTTCTATTCAACACAAGTTATACGAGAATCTTCTTTTAACATTTCATAAGATCCATCGGTCGAACCTGTATCTAAAACAACGATATAATCCGCTTCAGACATATTATCTATCCACCGATTAATCCATTCTTTTTCATTTTTACAAATTGCATAAATACAAATCTTATAATTCATACACCTTTATCTCCTTTAAATTCATTAAAGAGAGAGGATTAAATCCTCTCCCTTCATTAAATAATTTTTTATAAACCAGCAGCTGTACTATGATTATGAGCAGGTACGGTTACGGTATGAGTATGCGCAGGTATAACAACACTATGAGTATGACTTGCAACCGCAACACTAGCAGTACCAGTAACAGTTGTGGTAGTATAATTAATAGTATGACTATGTTCACTAATTGTAGCATCGCCGCTATATGTTGCACTGATAGTAGCAATAGCGTGAGTATGCGCTTTAAGCTCAACATAAGTATGACTATGAGCTGCAATCGTAACGCTATGACTATGAGTGCCGGAAGAGGTTGCAGTTCCATTAGGAGCACTAGCAGCTAAAGTGGCACCTGTAATATGATTGATGGTTGCAGTAATAGGAGTAATACTATGAGTATGGCCACCGGCTTCTCCAGTTGCGCTAGCTGCATTAATAGAAGAAATGACGTTAGCTGTACTAAAACTTAGAATATTATTATTAACGCTTGCAGAAATTATAACAGGAGTACTAGAACTACTAACTGATATGCTATGCGTATGAGCGCCAGCTGCGCCAGTTTTAGTTACATTAGTAACAACAGTTTTAGAACTGGAACTTAAATGAACTGTATGACTATGCGCAGTAGTGGTAACAGAATGGGTATGACTGCCATCTTCAGTAGTATCAACTGTTGATGCTGCCAGCTAACTTGTATTCTTTATATTGGCTCCGCCAGTACTCTCAGTGATAGTAGGTGCTAACTTGTCAACTATAATTTCAACAGTGGCAGTAGCCCCACCCGCAGAGCCAATACTGGTTGCTTTATCATATGCAATACTTGCATTTCCAGTAGCGGTTTGACTACCATTATTAGTAGTATGGACTGTAGTAGAAGCTGTGCTAACAGTTAAAGTAACTGATGGTTCTGTTGAAATTGTAAAATTAGTTTTTGTACTACCAATTTGTTCCCAGTTATAAGTTGGAGTTTGAGCACTACCTTCTTTAACTACAATATATTCCAAATACGTACCAGCTTCAGCATTTTCGTCTGTCTTTAAAGCTAAGGTATTACGATATGTGTTATAATTTTCACTAGTAATCGTGGGAAGAGTTGTCATAATAGTAGCTTCAAAACCCGCTTCTACCAATTCTGTTACATCTGACCACTTATGACCATCAAAATATTTTGCATCTAATTCATGCAAACCATTTGATGCTTGAATCTATTTTATAACCAAATCATTAGCATCATATGCCATAAATTTGTCCTCTTTTCTTTGTAAATTTATTGAATAGTTGTATTAGCATATAAATTATTTAATGTAAGAATGTTATTATTATCCACAGATAATTCATAAATATCATTACTAAATAAATCTGCTAAGGTACATTTATAAAATGCCCCAATTGAGGCATCCCAGGTTAAAACATATTCGAGCGATTTATTAACAGGAATGTCATCAATTTCAGTAATTTGTAAAGACCCCTTAATAATCATATTGTCAACTATGTTATTACCCGTAATTAAAACATTATTGTCATTTAAACGTAATGAACCTTCATCGAAGATCGCATAGACAGATCCATCGTTTAATTTTATTTTTTTAATGCGTAAAGTATCTGCCATATTTATCTCCTTTTAAAATTAAGTAAGGGAAGTTCAACCCCTACTTAATTTATCTTTATTATTAATTATTTTGTAGCTGGAGTAACAGTAACTGTACCAGTAGTGACATTATGAGACAGAGTTGCAGTAGTACCAGTAAAGGACGCACTTTCAATCGTAGTCTTGTCATAATTACCACTTACGTTAATAGTAGCTGCTGTGCCTTCAAAGTTGGCAGAAACAGTAGCAGCTGTGCCAATAAACGTAAAGTCAAATTTATCTCCAGTAAAGGATGGAGCGGTTGCAGTAGCACTAGTAACACCAATCGCAGCACTACCTGTTGTGAAAGTGGGAAGCGCGCCTGCGCTAAAAGTGTCAGCAGCCTTAGAACCACCATTAAATGCGGTAATATTACTTGCAGAACCGGTGCTTGCCGCAGTGAAGATTAAGGTTTCAGCATCTTCACCACTACCAATTGAAGCAATAGAACCATTAGTAGCAAAATTACTATTAGAATAAGTTAATGTTGCAGCTGTAAAAGCACCCTCTGTGAAAGAAGGTAATGAACCAGCATCAGCAGTCTTAACAAAATTATCGTTTGAAAGAACAACACTAATTGTTGGAGCAGCGACAGAGCCACTAAGCTGGAATGCGCCACTTTCATTATTCTTAGCAGCTGAAACATTACCACTAGCTACAACACTACCCGTTATATTACCAGCAGGAGTATATGTACCAGAAGAAGTAACAGTTGCAGTAGTAGAACCAGGAACTACTGATACATTACCAGCAGGTTGATACGAATGATCCTCAACACCATTTACAACAGTAGCAGTACCAGTATCCGCTTTTGCAAAAGCGCCAAGGCTATCAAGGTCTAATGCAGTTTTTAAAGCTGTGGCTGAAACATTACCATTGGTAAATTTAACGCCAGCAACAGTTGCGTCAGTAGAGAGATAACCTGTTAAATCAATAGTTGTATTGCCAATCTGCTCCCAAGCATAGGTATAATTGCCTTCAGTACCGGAACGTAATACAATATATTCAACATAGCTACCAGCAGCAGCATTTTCTGCAGGAACTAAATAAAGAATATACATATCATCGGCGGTAGGAGTAGTTAAAATTTTATCAGGATTTGCAACTTCGACGTCAAACTTATTAATAGTACCAACTTGTGCGTTAACATAATCTTTAACAACCCCTAAAGTAACTAAATCTGTAGTATTACCATCGCTTGCGTTTGCGGCAATAGTACCAGTTACGATCGCATTATTAAATGTATCAAGTATTGCCCGTACGTCGGCATCTTTCATATAATAATAATTATCGCCGATTTTAATTTTAGAAAGAACGGGAGTGTTTGTATAAGTATATGTCATATAAATTTTTCCTCCTTAAATTGAAAAAACTAAAAGCTCATCTTGCAAATCTACAGAAGCTTTAGACTTTGTGTCTAATGCATCGGTAATTGCTTTCTGAGTCATTGTGCCATCTGTATTCTAGCCAGTAGTAGAATATAATTTAACTATGCCAGGTATTGTAGCGGATGCGGGAGGGTAAGTCCCATCCACTAATACGTAAGTTAATCCATTAAAATAATAAACTTTATTGCGCCATCTGTCAATATAAAGACGATTGGTATAGGCAGATAAAGTTACTTCTTTGGTATCTGTTTCATAAAAAACATCTTCAGATTCATCATAATACCCCGTCACAACGGCATCGCGATAACGTGCATCAGTCCAAATAAGATTGGCCAAGGGAGTTTTACCATCTCCCACTTTTGCGCGCAAACCATCTCGACGTGTATCAATTAGAACTACTTCGCCATTGGCGGGAACGAATGAATTCGCAATAGGTTCAAAATTAAATTCATTATCACGTCGTAGCTAAACGACCGCTTTTAATACTTTGGACATTATTCATTTTCCTCCTTTGGTAAAACTTGGGAGGCAGACCCGCCAAAAATATATAAAGTAACATCTTTTTCCTATTGGATGTCAGCTATGTCTACGTTAGTTACGTCTGGGGGCAACGCAGAAACGCCTGTGTCTTTATCACCGATGTACCAGTTCCCATTTTCACCTATATGGGGAATGATAGCTTCAATATCAACTCCGCTTTCAGCTATCTATCGCTTTAATAAAGCATATGTTATTAAATCCATATTAGATTACCTTCCATTCGCCGGAGCTATCCTTCATATACACTTTTCCGGTAGATATGACAATAGCGACACTTCCCATACCGCTTTTCCTTGGCAATAATTTTAAGTCTTCTTCTTTGTCAACAACCCATTCGTCATGGTCATATTGAACCTGACCATTAGTTGACATTAATGTAATCATATCTAGCACCTCCTTCATACGGTCATTTACTTTGAAAAAATACCTATAAGATTTAACTGTGTTTGTCCAAAGCAATAATTTGATTTTTTTATAATTTTTTGTTATAATATATATAGAAAATAGCAAAGAAGGTGATATAATATGAGTAACAAACTAAAAAAATGGTTTGTTATGGGTTAGCGATGTTCATGGTAGTCTTTCTGCAATGCGAAGTGTGCCATGCGCGTTAGATGACGAGGCCGCAGTAATCATATTGGGTGATGTAGGATTCAATTATTATCTCAATAAACGCGATGTAAATACCAAGGAAATTATTATAAATACTACGCAATGTTATTATTACTGTCTACGTGGTAATCATGAAGCAAGACCGCAATCCATTTAATGGAATGCAGAAAATCTATGACGAGAATGTTCAAAATTGGGTTTATATGGAGCCAAAATATCCTCGTATTCGATATTTTCTTGACTATGGCATATATATGATTGGTAACTATCGTGTTACAATAATTGGTGGAGCTTATTCTGTAGATAAATGGTATCGTCTCGCAAGAGCTGGCTTGTGCGAGGGAAATAATGATCCAAAAATAAGTGGTTGGTTCTCGGATGAGCAATTAACTCCAGAAGAGATGAAAGATGCAGAGGTGCTATTTGCAACTTCTCCAGAATTTGATTTTGTAATGTCTCATACTGCACCTTTTACTATGCGCCCCTTCGATAAATTCCTTAGCTTTATTGAACAAAGTGAAGTTGATACTACTATGGAAAAATGGCTTGAGGAATTACGCCATAAAATCAAAATTAGATATGCTTGGCTTATGGGTCATTATCACATTGATCGTATTGAAGATCTGCATTTTGAGTATTTCTATTATGATATAGAAAATATTGAAAATATTGCTAAACGTTGGCGTAAATACAATGAAACGCAGATATTAAATACTAGGCGTAATCTTGCTCCATGTATGCTCTGTACGCGATAACTATACGACATATATATAAAAGACTAATGTATATACCTTTTTTGATTTTTAAAAAAAAATATGATAAAATATATATAGAAAATCAAAGAAAGATAAAGATAAATAGGGGGAAGTCAATGAGTACAATTAATGATATCAATAGTTCACATGCTTATCGTGCTAAACTGAACAGTTATGACTTGTTAACATTTGAAGAGGAACGCGAATTACTTAAGCGTGCTCAAACTGGCGACCTTGAAGCACGTAATGAATTGATGATGCATAATATGCGTCTTGTTAAATCTATTGCTGGACGTTATACATGCTCTGGACTTGATAATGATGATCTTATTTCTATCGGTAGTATAGGACTTATTCCAGCAATTGAAAAATTTGATTTGACTTCTACGCATAAATTTTCAACTTATGCTACTTATTGGATTAAACAAGCGATTAGACGTGAAATTGTTAATCAGAATCGCACTGCACGCATTCCCGCGAATGTCCAAGAGACTTATAATAAAATTCGCAAAACCACAGAAGCATTGCGTCAAGCTCTTGGTCATGAGCCCACCAAGCATCAAATTGCAAAAGCAATGGGATTGACCTCAAAAGAAGTAGAAGAAATTACTTCGTTTTTTATAGAACCTATTTCAACTAATACTATTCTTACTGATGAAGATGAAACAACCATTGGAGATTTAATTGCAGATGAAAATTCTGTTGATCCTATAGATGCTATTTATTCTATTGAATTAAAGACTATGGTTTCAACTATTTTGGATACCCTTCCTGAAAAAGAACGTGAAGTAATTAAATTACGTTTTGGCATAGATGGACATTCTCAAAGATCGCTTGAAGAAGTGGGTACAATACTTGGTTATAGTCGAGAATGGATTCGTCGGATTGAAGAGCGAGCATTGACTAAACTGCGTAATCCTATAAGAAGTAATAAACTTAAAAGTTTCTTAGAAGTATAAAATGAATTATTTTATTGACTTTGAAGCAACACAATTTTCCAATGAAATTATTTCAATTGGTTGCGTTAGTGAGACAGATGCAAAATTTTCCAGTATGGTTTATACCGATAAGAAAATTACTTCTTTTATTACTAATTTAACTGGTATTACTGATGGAATGAATAAAGCGGCGCCCAGCTTAGATGATGTATTTACTCATTTTTTCTATTGGGTATTAGAACATAATGATGGTACACCTTGCCGCTTTTTCTGTTATGGCAATACAGATTTAACATTTGTGCGTAAAGCAATTAAAAAAGCTACTAGCATAACCGCACAAATGTCACTTTCTTTGATTGCGGCTAACCTTGTGAATTATGCTCCTACCGTTAAAAATCATTTTGGATTAATTAAAGAAATTGCTCTTATTAAAGTTGTAAATTATTATAAAAAAGAGGAATTCGTTCAGACGCATAATGCTCTTGAAGATGCCGAATTTCTTAAGATTGTTTTTGATGAATTGAGTCAAGAGGATACAGTAAAAGGCCATCCTTTTCCTGACTATGAACCTAAAATAGAAATAAATAAATCTGCACTCGTGGCGAAAGGAACAAAGCCCGCAGTTACACGTTTGGGTCTTGATCCTAAAGCACGCAAAGCAATTATCAATAATACTGAATGCATATATGCTTATGATGCTGATACTAAAGCACTTAAACATAGTTTTAATACTTTTACAGAGGCTTGTGATTGGCTGTGTAATCATATTCGTAAAACAATGCCTAAGTATAAGCGAGACAACAAAGCACTTGCAAAAAAAATTATTTGGTCAGATATGAATAAATTGACTTATCAAAATTTAAATTGGATTGTTGTTCAGAAAGGAGATATAAAATGAGTACTACTCATTGTGGTTATATAGTAAAAGTAAAAGAATTGCGTCCACATAGGAACGCCGATAAGTTACAAATCGCTAAATTCTTTGATTGTGAAACTTGCGTTGGCCTGGATGTAAAACTCGGTGATATAGGTATTTATTTCCCATCTGGGCTTCAGTTAAGTGAAGAGTTTTGCATACAGAATAATCTTGTGCGTCGCAAGGACGAAACTGGTAGAAATGTTGGCGGATATCTTGAGCCTGATAAGCGCAACATCAAGACTATCCGTTTGCGTGGAGAGCCTTCTGACGGTATCTTTATGGCTCTTGATTCAGTAGCATATACTGGCGTGGATATGTCTCTCTTGACCGAGGGCACTGTTATCCATGAGCTTAATGGCCACGAGATTTGTGATAAATATATTCCTAAGGTAAAGGCTCATAATGAATTTAATAGCCCAAACCGCACTCGCAAGAATAAGCCTAAGAATATACCTATTGCGCCTTTATTTAACGAGCACGCCGATACTGAGCAACTTGCGTATAATCTTAACGCTTTTAAGCCTGGTGATGAGATTGAAATTACTTTAAAGATGCATGGCACCTCTCAGCGCACCGGTTATCTGCCAGTATTTAAGGGCATGAAGCGCACTTTTTGGGATAAACTATTCCGTCGTCCCGGCAAGCCAATTTATGATTGGGGTTATGTAACTGGTACTCGTCGTACTGTACTTGACAATTTCGATGGCGGTTTCTATGGCTCTAATGAATTCCGTGAGCCACACGCGAAGTTCTTCGAAGGTAAGCTTCATAAGGGTGAAGAGGTATTCTATGAAGTTGTTGGTTTTACTACTTCTGGTGCGCCTATTATGGGATCAGTAAGTAATAAAAAGTTAAACGATAAAGAATTTGAGCGTCAGTATGGTCCTACCACTGTATTCTCATATGGCTGTGAGCCAACTGGTCAGCGCAAAAAATTCTATCGTGATGAAATCAGTGTATTTAGCATCCCAGAGCCTGTGCCTCAGTCTGATTTCTATGTATATCGTATGACTATGACTAATGAAGATGGCAATGTCGTAGAATATACTCCTGACTATATGCGTTATCGTTGTGAGCAAATGGGTTGTAAAACTGTTCCTGTATTTGAGCAGTTCCGTATTCCCGATAGTAATGATCGTAATATTTTATATCTAAATAGTGAAGGAGTTATTGATTATGTTACTAAAACTCCTGGCGAATGGGTAATGGAAGCTGCTGAAACTTACTACGACGGCCCAGACCCAATAGACAAAACTCATGTGCGCGAAGGCGTAGTAGTCCGTATCGTAAATCGTCCTTCATTTACTGCCTATAAACACAAGAATTTCGCATTTAAGTGTTTATCTGGTATTATAACCGAAGAGGCAACTGATATTGCCGATGCCGATATCGCATCAGAAATGTGAGGTATATATGGGTAGACTTGTAGAAATAAAACTTTGTCCATTGCGTTCTCGTACAGATCCCTTTACTGGTAACGAAAAGGTCGAAGAATGTTTTGAAGAGAAATGTATGCTATATAATTCAGAATATAAATGCTGCGGCTTAAACGTTTCACTTCTGCTAGATAATAAGAAAAAGGATTGAGAAAAAGGCGGCATAACAGCCGCCTTTGATTTTTATAAAAAAATTTATTATAATGTATATAGAAAAATAAAAGGAGAAATTTAACATGTCGATGTATGTGTGTTCAGACCTGCACGGTATGTATGATATTTATGAGCAAATTCTCGATTATATTAAACCAGAAGATAAAGTAATTTGTTTAGGCGATTGCGGCGATCGTGGTTACAAGAACTGGGAATTAATCAAAGCTGTATACACTAATTCGCAGTTTATCTATCTGATGGGCAATCATGAAGATATGCTTATAAATGCCATGGAAGAGTGTCTTGCTGGCTATCCTTTCAATGAATCTCTTGAATTAGTAATAGTGAATGGCGGCTATGATACATATAGGGGCTGGTTAAAAGAGACCCCAGAAGAGCGCAAAGTATGGTTGGATCGTTTGCGCACACTGCCTATACATATGGATTATTTTAGTGAAAAAAATAACACAATTTGGCATTTATCACATGCGGGATATACTCCATATCGTAAAGATTTGCCTATCCGTGAAGATTTAATTTGGGACAGAAATCATTTTCGTGATAAGGTGATTGTGCCAGAAGATAACGGTGAGCGACCCGATGAAGTATGCGTCCATGGTCATACTCCAATTCCTTTTGTAGCCGATGAGTTACATATGGATGTGCCGCATGAGCCTACTCTGCTTATATATGGTGATGACCATAAAATCGATATCGATAATGGTTCTTTTTGGTCTGGTGGAGCGATACTATTAAATTTAGACACTTGTGAGCATATACCGTTTTATGACCGTGTGAAAGGAAATATCTATGGAATTTAATCTTTTTAAGAAATCAAAAAAACCTGTGGAGATTAATAAAGAGCCTGAAAAGAAACAGCTTTTCTTGATGTGCGGCGCTCCTGGCTCTGGGAAAAGCACCTGGTTGCGAGCAAATGCTATCGGTCCTGATTGCGCTGTAGTATCTCGCGATGAAATTCGCTTTAGCTATATGCAGTCTAAAGACGACCATTATTTTACTCATGAAACCGAAGTTTTCAATGAGTTTATTGAAACTATTCAGAATTATCTGAATGATGCCAAAGGGCCTACTCGTATATATACTGATGCAACTCATTTAACTGAAAAATCTCGTTTAAAAGTGTTAAAGCGTTTGGATTTATCCAATGCTGAAGTAACGGTGCTTGTTATCAGAGCCTCATTAAAAGAAACGATAAAGCGTAATCATCAGCGCGCTTACCACGCTATTGTACCAGATGATATTGTTACTCGTATGTGGAATTCATTTGAACGTCCAGAAAATGATACGAAAATATCAGTAAAGGTTTTATATTTAGAATCGCCTTATGAAAATAAAGTGTATTAAACGCAGAAAAGAGAGGTAAAAAATGATTTATGTAACTTCTGATCTTCATTTTAATCATGACCGCTCATTTTTATATGAACCACGTGGTTTTAATAACGTAGAAGAAATGAATGGGGTTATTCTTCATAATCTGCTTCAACTTAAACCCGATGATGATCTTTATATTCTCGGCGATGTAATGCTTGGAGATAACCAGAAGGGATTGGAATATCTTCTGCAAATTCCTTGCCGAGTACATATTGTTTTAGGTAATCATGATACTGATACACGCGAAGCGCTTTACCGCACTTGCCCGAATGTGGTTGAAGTTGCGCTTGCGATTAAGCTCAAGTATAATAAACATCACTTTTTCATGACCCATTACCCCTGTATGACCGGCAACCTTGAGCGTGAATCACTTAAGCAGATGACGCTCAATCTTTCGGGCCATACACATGACAAACGCAAATTCTATAATGATTTGCCATATGTATATAATGTATCGGTCGACGCGCATGACTGCAAACCTGTGTCATTGGACGAAGTAATCGCTGATATGGAGCAACAGATGCGTGACTGCATTTCATGCTTGTAAGAAGCATTCATTTTTACTTCTACTAGAGCCCAGCTTATCGCTGGGCTTTTTGTTATACTCGAACTCGACCGAAACTGAATCAAAAATCGCATATGGAAAATTTTTTACCAAAAAGGCTAAACTTGCTTAAAAAATATTTTTTTGGTATAATGATAGTAGTATTGAGAACAAAGGAGGTTTCTTAATGAAAGATTTTATTAATTGGGATGCAGAAAAAGGCATAGCAACTTGTGCTTTAATCGCTCCTGATGGAATTACAATAACTAAAACTGCACAATGTGCTGAAGAAGACAGAGATATGATGAGTGAGAAAACTGGATGCACTATTGCACAAATGCGCGCCACTATTGCTTTAAGTAAACATATTCGTGATTATATTATAAAACCTGAATTATATACATTAAAAAAATTTTTACATAATATAGATCAAAGCTCTAAGCACAATCCAAATAATTATGAATCTAAAATGCTTTTACATAAAATTAAACAAACTGAAGATGATTTACATGAAATTCAAAAATTAGTTGCACAACAAAGACTTGAATTAGCTGCTTATTTAAAAGCAAAGAATCATTTTTACACTGCAATTCGCAGATTAAGAAAGGCCAAATCAAATTAATCAATTTAGTCTATCGTCTATAATTTTATGAAGGCTATGAAAAGAGGTGACTATTTTGATTAATTTTATTTTAGGTATTATATTTACCACCATAGCATACCCTTTATTAGTAGGTATCACTGAATTGATACAGGTGGTTTTTGAAAAATGGAAATATCAAATAATGATAAAAATTACCAAAATAAAAAGTGAAATTATAAAAATCACAGATGAACAAAGTGGTGAAATTGTTCATAATGTGATTGGGTTCTAGTCACCAAGACCCAACACTTATGAGGAGGAGTTAGATGAGGACGACAACTTTTAAATTTTATGATACCAGCAGTCTATTAGTAATGGGAAGTGAGTTATTTAATAGTCGATTCGCCATTTCATCAATTACTTTAGAAGAGCTGGAATTGATAAAAGTATCCGCCAATAAAGACTCTGATATAAAATATGCGGCAAGACAATTATTAAATCAATTATACTATAATATTGATAAATACGATGTAATTAACTATCAACCAGAAATGCTTGAGCCTTTACATAAAGTTGGATTATATTTAGATAATAACGATATGCGAATTTTAGCTTGCGCAACTTATTATGATATAAAATATCATCCTGATGAAGTTGTATTTGTAACAAATGACATGTCTTTATTTATATTATCTAATTTAATTTTTGGCAATGATTCAATCGAAATGGTTGGATATGACCAAGAACCAGAATATGCTGGTTATATGGAAAAAACTTTATCAGATGATGAATTAAGTTATTTTTATTCAAATCAAAATGTAAATATATATAATTTAAATATCGGACAATATTTAATTATATATGATAAAAATCATAAACCAATAGATACAGTAGTATGGACTGGAATGTCGCACAGGCATTTAAAGTATGGTGTATTTTCTTCACGACTATTTGGCGATATTAAACCAATGCGCGGAGATATATATCAAGCTTGCGCGGTTGATAGTCTTTTACAAAATCAAGTAACAATGCTTAAGGGGGCGCCAGGCTCTGGCAAAACAACTCTTGCACTTGGATATTTATTTTCTAAACTTGAAAAAGGATAGATAAATAAAATTGTAATATTTTGTAATACAGTAGCTACACGCAATTCAGCTAGACTTGGGTTAATTTAAAGGATAAGGCTCAAGTAAAACCTTGTGAATTGCTGGAACATCCTTAGAGCCAATTAAACTACAACATACGAATGAAATAAGTCGAAGTGTGAATGTTTAAAAATTAGTTGGATTGGACAATCAGCAACCAAGTCCTGAATAGGGAAAGGCTCATCGACTATCGAAAACACACTATATAGTGGAAGTGAGTAGAGTAGGCTTAGGCCGAAGCGCAAGGGATTTAAACTAAAAAATTTTAGGTATCTTAGATAATAATTATCCAAGACTCTTAAAATGCAAGCATGATATTTATCTTGCTTTAAAAAATAGTTTAAATTAAGATATAGTCAGGTTTATAATGAAAATTATAAAATTATGTTTATCCTGGTACTCGTGATGAAAAATTACTTGATTCACAAATTGGTAACTTATTAATTAGTAAATTAGGCAGTCGTATGGAAGTAGAGGCATTAATTGATAATGAACAATTGATTTTATTGCCTTTATCTGATATTCGTGGATATGAAACACCTGACAATAGTGGTGTATATATTTCTGAAGCTCAAAATTTGGATATAGATATGATGCAACTTGCGCTCACTCGCATTGGTGAAAATTCAATATGTATTATTGATGGTGATGATAAAACACAAGTTGATTCACCCGCATATGCTGGTATTCATAATGGAATGAAAAGAGTGTCAAAAGTATTTCGCAATACTGATATATATGGTGAAATTGAATTACGATATGTTCATCGTAGTAAAGTTGCCGATTTGGCAAGAAAATTAACTTAAAGGAGAAAAATGTAATGAGTTTATTTAAGAACAAAACTAAAGCACCTGAGCATTCTAGAATTATTGGTATTTATACCGCTCAGACTAAGACTGTTTCTGTAATGGATAGTCCTGATACAGAGACAAAGAGTCCTAACGTACTTGATATTTTAAGCTATCATCAAAGTGTATATATTATTGATGATTTTAATCAAGAATATTTTAAAGTTATTTTAAGATATCAACCAAATAAAATTGGTTATGTAAAAAAATCTCATGGTAATTATATTATGTATACTGCACTTCCTTATTCAGTGCTTGTTCATGAAGAGGGCGAAATAACAGTTTACGATAATCCTACGGTGGAGAGCAATAAGGTAGGAACATGCAATCCTGGGGATCGTTTACTCATTGAAACAGAATGGGATCATTTCGGTAAAATTTTTAATAAACCTTGTTGGATTAATTTGGATGAAGTAAATAAACTTCGTCACTAATATATAAGGGGGCTAAAAGCCCCCTTTTTATTTTTTCGAAAGGATTAAAGTTATGGATAAAAACAAGAAAGTCAAAACCAAAAGAAAGAAAAAATCACAGCCAAAAAAAGAATTTTCTAAAGTTCTTTTAATCCAAGAATCAGCCCTAATTTGGGTAATTAGCCTTTCTTTTATTATTTTAGCTTATATATGTGTTAAAAATGCATATTTTGGTGAACTGCCTTGGTTAACTGCAATGGTTGGTCTCCCTTGGACTGCTTACGGTGTTAGTCAAGGTTTTTACTATAGAAAATCCACCAAAGAAAACACAAAAGATGGAGTTAAATATGAATCTGTCATGACAGAATTAAACGCTCGACTCGAACAAGAAGCAAATGCATTAAAATATAATTATACAACATCTGATAATATTGAGCAAAAAATGAATGAAGACTATGAAGAAAATTAATAATAATTACATAAGCCATAGGATGTCTTGATATCCTATGGCTTATTTTTATTGCAAAAAATTAAATTTTATGATATAATATATATAGTAAAGGAGGTATTATATATGACATCTAATAAAGAATATGAAATAACATCTTTCCCCGTTAATGAAAACGATATTATTCTTGTACGCTTTACTGATGAAATTGATTATGAAGAAGCTCGTAAAGTTTTTGAAGCTCTTCATCAGCAGTTTAATGAACATTTGGTAATTGCTGTACGTTCAGGTGTATATCTTGATGCCGTCTCTCGAGCGGACTATAAGAAATGGTTAGAAATGGAATTAGCCTGGCTTGAAGAGGGTAATAAAAATGAAGATATATTGTGATGGAAGTGCTTATCCAAATCCCGGTCCAGGTGGCTTCGGAGTAATCGTAGTTGACAATCACGAAAATTTTATCTATAATATATATAGAGAGAGATGTGAAAACACAACAAACAATCGCGAAGAACTAAAAGCTATCTTATATTGCTTAAAGAATTATGGAATTAATATCTATGAAGCAACTACATTAGATAGTTTTCTTTTTAATTTTCCAATTGTTTTTAGCGATAGTGCATACGCGGTTAATACATTTAATCAATGGATGTTTCAATGGGCTAATAATGATTGGAAAAATAGTTCTGGAAAGATAACCGAAAATGTTGATATTGTAAAAGAATATTATGAATTATATAAAAAAGGTTATCGTATACAATTAGAAAAAGTAAAAGGTCATAGCGGCGTTAAATGGAATGAAGTTGCAGATCGTTTAGCGTCAGCTGATGGCGATAAGGAGCATGATAAATGGAAAGAAAAAATAATTATGGAATAGATGATATAAAGTCACTCTCTTTCAAAGAAGGAATTAGATGCCGCGTGCAGATGTATCTCGGTAGCGCAGATAATGAAGGTACATATCAAGCATTCAAAGAAATTATTAACAACGCAACCGATGAAGCCCTCTGTGGATATGGAAATCAAATTGATATTAGCGTTGATGAAGACAATAACACCATTGAAGTTCAAGATTATGGTCGTGGTGTTCCTTTTGGTATCCGTGAAAACGGAGAAAATGTTTTAGTATCTATTTATTCAAAATCTCACACTGGTGGTAAATTTGAAGAAGGCGCATATAAAAATGTTTCAGGCTTAAATGGTATCGGAGCAAAATGTGTCTGTTTAAGTTCTAATGATTTTGTTGTTGAAAGTTGCCGTGATGGGAAAATGGCAAAAGCTATATTTTTCAAAGGCGATTTAATTGATTATCATGAATGTCCAACTAAACACGCTAATGGAACATTAATTCGCTTTAGCCCAGATCCAGAAGTGTTTAAAGATGAACCTATTCATTATAGTTTTCAACGCATATGCGAAGATATTAAGAACATTTCTTACTTATGTAGCGGAATCACGTTTAATTTATATGATATAAAAACAGGTACAAGAATAACACATTGTGCTAAAAATGGTATAATAGATTTTGTAAAAGATAATTTAAAAGACCCGATTCATCCACATATTATTCACGAAACTGTAACTGACGGTACCGATAAGTTAGAAATAGCATTTCAATGGGGGAGTAAGCATGAAACCTCATACGTTTTCGTAAATGGTTTACGTTGCCCTGAAGGCGGTTCCCCGATTACAGGCGCAAAAATGGCAATTACCCGTACATTTAACACTTTAACAGGTGAAACTTATGATGGAGAATTAATTCGTGCAAATTTATTTTATGTAATTAATTGCTCTGTCGCGCAGCCTAGTTTTGCTAATCAAACTAAGACTAAAATTAATAATGCTAATTTAAGAGCCATGGCCTCAACAGCATTTTCCAATGCTTTAAAGATGATGGAAAAAGCATATCGTGATGAATTTGCTACAGTAGCTAATTTAGTCAAACGAGTTACTAAAGCTGACGCAGCCGCAGAAAAAGCTCGTAAGCAGGCTTTAGAAACGACAAAAGATATTGAACGCAATCAAAAGCGCAAAGTATTCTCGTCTGATAAATTAAAAGATGCAGAATATTTAGGCACAAACTCCACACTTCTAATAGTAGAGGGTAATTCGGCTATGGGCGGTATGGCACAAGCTCGTGATTATAAGAAATATGGACTTTTAGCTATTCGTGGTAAATAAAATTGCCACTATTTACCTAACCAGTAATCACTGGGGTCATTTAAAAAATGGCTAACGGGGGAACCTGACCGGTTTCTGAAAATGACTATTTCAGATAAGACGAAGGTAGTCCCGTGAGGACTTATGAATTTGTTTAAAAATATTTTCATAAAAAGGAGGTGAAAATATGCAGTCTGGAGACATTTTTGGACTTTTAACATTGATTAAAAAAGTCCCACAACCAGAAAATAAGAAAAGAAAAGGGACATATTGGTTATGTGAGTGCGCTTGTGGACAACAATGTATAAAACATTATCAAGACTTATGTTCTGGAGACACTAAATCTTGTGGATGTTTAAAAAAACGCAATCCGATTTATGATAAAAATAATTTAGAAATTTCTAACAAAGCTGGTATTTATGGATTTCAGAATATTTTTAATGGTCATTGGTATATTGGAAAAGCTAAAAATTTATATGAAAGATATTGTGACCATAAGCGAGATTGGAAATCGCATCAGGAAAAACAGTTTTATCAAGCTATTGAAAAATATGGTTGGGAAAATTTTAACTATTATATTTTAAAAGAATATTTAGAAATCCCTCAAAAAGAAGAACTTGCTCAAATGGAAGAATTTTATATTAAAAAATATGATGCATATCATAATGGATATAATGCTTCAGATAAAAGTAATGGTGGTTTCTATTCTAGTGAGCATCAAAAAAAATGTACAAAAATATTACAAGAATTGAATGAAAAACAAAAAAATGAAAATCATCCAAATACAGATTTTTCTAAAGAAGATATTTTAAACATTTTTGACTTGGCAATGCGAGGAGCTCCAGTAAAAGTAGTTTATGAAAAATATAAAAATCATAATATTACTTATGATTCTTTTAAAGCTATTTACCGTGGAGAACATTTTAAAGATTATTTGCCGAAAAATTGGGATAAAAGACCAGCTGTTGCTACTAATGCAAAGCTTTGGGGGGAGCAGGTAATTGATATAAAAACTCGTTTTGCCAAAAATGAATCAATTGAAAGTATTTATGATGATTATAAAAACTATTGCTCTATATTAGATTTAAAGCGAATAAAAAATAATCAAACCTATAAACAAATTCATCCTTGTATCGACTAATCGCGTTGTTGCGATGTAAGATTTCTATTGATACGAAATCTGAAAAGGTAAACACCATAAATTAGTTTAGTCAACTAATTGGTGAAAATATAGTCAGCACCATTAGAAATAATGGATAATGTGAAAATTATTAATTGCTTATCTAATAGTGAGGAAGATATTTATCAAAACGAAGAAATTAAATTGCTTTTAAGTGCAATGAATATTATTCCCGGGCGCTATGACGCTTCAAAATTGCGTTATGGCAAACTTGGTATCTGCGTCGATGCGGATTAACCTAAAAAATTGAGTCCGCTTAAAATCTCTTAAACTGCGGGAAAACCCTTAGAGCCTTAATAACTAAACATATATAGGAATATATATGCGGCGTTTAGTAACGGAAACGGTATAGTAACATCATTAAGGATTGGGCAATCAAACGCATCGAAGCCTCCAGAACGGAGGAACGTTCAACGACTATAATAGGGACTTCAAATTTGAAGATGGTATAGTCTAATCCCTAAATTTATAGAGTTTTATCCATAAAAATCTACCTAATAGTAGAGGTGATAATGATGGCTAAAAATATAAAAAGCGTAGATGAATCCGTAAAAAAACAAATTATTCAAGATTATCAAAATTGTAAATCTATCAGACAAATTGAACAAGATTATGGAGTCACGCGTTATTCAGTAGCAAAATATCTAGAAGAACAAAAAATTAAAACAACTAAAGGCAATCGTCATAGAAAATATATTCATCAATTTGATTACTTTAAAGTAATTGACAGTGAAGAAAAAGCCTATTGGTTAGGTTTCATGTTTGCAGATGGGTATATAGTAGATCATAGCAATAGGTATAGTGAAGATAAATTTGGAATTACTCTTCATAGTGATGATATTAAAACATTAGAAAAATTCAAAAGTTCAATAGGTTCCACCAATCCTATTACGAATGTTTCTTATAATGGACGTTCATTGCGAAGAATCATAATGAGTTCTCAAGAAACAGTTGATGATTTAATTAGTCATGGTTGTATAAAACAAAAAAGTTTAATATTAAAACCACCAACAGATATACCAAGTGATTTAATTCATCATTTTATTAGAGGTTTTTTTGATGGGGACGGTTCAATATTTTGGAACAAATCAGAATTTGAACGTCATGAAACATGGAGCATGCCATCCTATAGTATATCAATTACATCTACAAAAGAAATGATTGAATGGATTATTGATCAAATTGGTTTTGGAAAAATTCAAAAAGAAGAGCGACGAGAAAATACTTGGTATTATAGACAAAATGGTAACAAAAAAGTTAAAGCCTTTTGCGAATACATTTATAAAGATGCTACGATTTTTATGGAAAGAAAATATAAACTCTATCAAGATTTAGTTAAAATATCAGGAAACTGAGGGTGTAAATGTCAGATGGTTATCACATCGGATTATTAATTATGGCTGCTTTAACATATTTAGCTCCAGAATTTATTAAAGAAGGTCGTCTATACTGGTTGCGTTCACCCCTTTGGGTTGTATCTACTGGAAAAAAACGCAGTTATTATTTTGATGATGATGAATTCAATGCAGTACGTGGACAAATAAAAGGTGAAATTAAACGCGCAAAGGGTTTAGGCACATTAACGCCTGAAGAAGCGCAAGAATCAATGTTTACTGAAGAGTTCCAGCGTTTAGATAAACTGGAATATACTCCAGAAGCAATAAGTTTACTGTGTGATTTAATGGGTACAGATATTGTTCCACGTCGCGACTTTATATTTAACAATGTTGACTTTACGGAGGTAGCAGAATGAGTGAACGTATATTTAAACATGTAAAAGTTATAGCTGGTCAATATATTAATCGAATAGGAATAGCTGACTTTACTTTTACCGCAAAAACACATAATGTAATATTTTATCCTACTGGCGGTCATCCATATCGCGTTTGTTTAAAGGCGAAAGAGGTAATAATAAATGAGTGATTTAAAACAAGTAATTAGTGATTCTTTCGTACAATATAGCGGAGCTGTTTTGCAATCTCGCGCCCTTGTAGACGCGCGAGATTGCTTAAAACCTTCAGCTCGTCAAATATTTTATTCAATGTATCAACATCATTTAACGCATAATAATCCTTTCAAAAAAACCACTAATGCTGTCGGCACAGCAATGGTAGATTTTTATGTACACGGTAAACTAAAATAAATAGTGCTATAAAAGTTGATCAATTTTGTGTAGAGTATTACTTATAGATGAATTGCCGTGTCTAAATCGCTGAAAAAAACTGGGAACCTAAGTTATTAATATAATAAGGTAATCAGAGGTGAAGGCTTGATTTAAAGGCCAAGTCAGCCGCAACGCATAGAGGATGAACCTTTTATTAATAAAAGAATATAATTCCTCCACGAGGCAGCGACTTATTTAATTAAATAAGAAAAGATATGCTGAACTTATAGGAAACTATAAGAACTATAGGATAAAAAGCCTATAGGATAACAAATTGGATACTTCTGCGGAAGGCATTATTATGCGTGCGGGCCAGCCTTTTGCCATGCGTTATCCTCTAATTGAAGTAGAAGGTAATGGAGGTTCTCCAATAGAAAGTGGAAACTGGGCAGCTATGCGTTATACATCGGCGCGTTTAAGTGAATTTTCTAATTATCTTTTTACTGATATTAAAAAAGATACAATTGCGGAATGGCGCAACAATTATGATGATACTCAACAGTATCCTGCAGTTTTGCCTTCAAAGGGATTTTATAATATAGTCAATGGTACTACTGGAATTGGTATGTAATAATGCCTGTATTATTACCTTTCCTTCTCATCAAAGGGGTCAATAATTATAATAAATAATTGTTGGCTAACGGGGAAGTCTGACTCATTTTTTGGACAAGATTGTTTAAAACCTCAATCATAATTTTCATATAATTATGAAAATAAAATGAAAGATAATCCCGTGGGGAGTCTTTTTAAGGAGGATTTTAAATTATGATTTATAACGATATTCCAAAAAATATAATTGGTATTTATAAAATAAATTTTCCAAATGGGAAAATTTATATTGAACGAGCAAAAAATATTAAAACTAGAATTTGGGAACATTTTTCTAAAAAAGATAATACTATTTGCTAGTCTGCTATTTATAAATATTATTCTACTTATCAAGATATTGATATTGATATTTTAGAAACTTTTGATAATTATAATTTTAAATTAATATGCGAGCGAGAAAAATATTGGATTAAATATTATAATTCATTTGAAGACAAAATAATTGGTTATAATATGTCTGAGGGCGGTGATGGCGCAGACACTGGAATTAATAATCCTAGTGCTTGTTTCGATAAAGCCAATATTGAAACTGTTTATCAATTATTGCAATAGGGGTTAACTAATGAAAGCATTGCTGCTCAATTTAATGTGCATCCTGACACTATTGGCAGAATTAATCAAGGAAAAAGTTATTTCAACAATAATTTGAATTATCCTATTAGAAAAAAAGATAATAAAGCTGGCTTTCATAATGGAGCAGCTAAAAACAAAGAAATTTACGCTAAAATTATTAATTTATTAAAAACAACAAAATTATCAAGAGAAGAAATAGCTAAATAGACAAATTCTTCTGTATCATTAATTTCTAGTTTAAATCAAGGAAAACATTTTTATTGTAAAACTTTAACAGAAAATTTTCCAATTCGAATAAATAATAGAAGAAATAATAAATTAACAGAAGAAGAAATTCAATAGATCAAAAATGATTTAAAAAATTCAAATTTATCTATTATCAAATTAGCAGAAAAATATCATTGTAGTAGAGATACAATTGGAGATATTAATAATGGTAAAATATATTCAATTTTGAATGAATTATATCCCATTAGAATCGCAAAGAAAAAATCATCTTAAAAAAGAAACCTGTATCGACTAGTCGCGGATCGGCGACGTAGGGGTGCTATTGATACGCACTTCGAAACGGTAATTGTTATTATAGAAATATAATAATTAAGAGATAGTCAGTACTTATAGAAATATAAGAGTATACGATTGGTATGGCATCTAGTGTACCTCAATTTAACATTAAAGATATTAATTTAGCTTTAGAAAAGTTAACCTTAAATCCAAATTGTACTTTTGATGATATTTATTGCGCTCCAGACTTTGCTACTGGCGCAATTCTGGTCAATGCGAGCGAAGTAAAAGAAGCAATTAAAAATGGGCACGGCGCCTCATGTAAATTGCGTTCAGTTATAAATTATGATGCGAAAGAAAATTGTTTAGAAGTAACAGAAATTCCATATGGTGTTTATACAAACACAATTTGTAAAGAATTGGAAGAAATTGAACAACGGGAAGATAATCCCGGCATTGAGCGTCATAATGATTTAACAAAGAAAACTGTTTTAATTAAAATATATTTGCATAAAGGCGTAGTACCAGAAAAAGTAATTCGTTATCTTTACAAAGAAACTTCTTTACAATATTATTTTGGTATTAATTTCACACTTTTGGATGCTGGAAGATTTCCGAAAGTATTTACTTGGAAACAACTTCTTCAAGCACATATTGACCATGAAAAAGATGTATATCGTCGAGGATTTGAGTATGATATTAATCAATATCGTCATCGAATTCATATTATTGATGGTTTATTGATTTGTTTAGCTAATATTGATGAAGTTATTGCTGCCATTAAACAGGCTAATTCAGTAGCTGATGCAAAAATGGCATTAATAAAAAATTTCATATTAGATGAAGAGCAAGCGCAAGCTGTATTAGATATGAAACTAAGCCGTTTAGCGCATCTTGAAATTGAAAAATTAAGACAAGAAAAAAATAATTTATTAAATGAAATCGCTCGTATTGAAGATATTCTAAATGATACAATTAAATTTAATAATCAATTAATTGAAGGATGGCGTGCTATTGCTAAAAAGTATGGTGACCCTCGCCGCACTCAAATTCTTAATATTAATTTAGAAAATACTGATGATGAAGTAATAACTCCTGAAAATTGTATGATTATATTAACACATGGCAATACCATAAAGCGCATTCCTTCTGATATCTATAAGCCTCAAAAGCGTAAAGGCAAGGGGGTAAAGATACAAGAAGAGTTAACTTCAATGATTATTCGTACTACAACTGCTGATTCATTAATGATATTTAGTGATAGTGGTAAATTGTATCGTTTGCCTGTTGCGGATATTCCAAATGGTGATAATAAGAGTAAAGGTATTCCAGTAGATAGTTTAGTTGCAATGGAGCATGGCGAACATGCACAAGTTATTTATTCGCTATATAAAAATACTAATTCTGAATATGTTTGCTTTATTACCAAACAGGGTTACATGAAGAAAACTGAATTGTCTGAATACATAAAAACGCGTAAAAAGACAGGTTTAAGTGCTATTACTCTGCGCGAAGGTGATCAACTTGCCAATGTAGTATTACTGAAGGATGAAGATGTAATTGTAGTTACTAAAAAAGGTTATGCGCTTAGATTATCTACAACAGATTTGACTGCAAGTAGTCGATTGACTGTTGGAAATATTGCAATTAATCTCAAAGAAGATGATGAAGTTGTGTGCGTCTTGCCTATCCATAATGATACTGATGATTTGGGCTTGTTCTTTGATGGTGGATATGGTAAACGTGTTCGCTTAAATGAAATTCCCAAGCAAAATCGCCGCACACGTGGTATAATGGTTTCAAAGGGAGAAAATGATATTGTAGCTGCTACTTTAATTCAAGATGGAGATCAGGTTCTCATTTTTGGTGATAAAAATTCCATTCTTTTGGAGGCTACGGAGATACCTATAATGGGACGTGCGGCGCAAGGCAATTTAATGATACAGAATAAACAGATTAAATCAGTTAGCAAAATATGAGATAGTGGGAGAGCTTGTCTCTCCCCTCTTTCTTTACTTTATAAAAATATTTTTGTATAATATATATGTAAGAAAAATAAAGGAGAAAGCTATGGATAAGGATTATATTATCAATGAAATGCACAATTTAATAGACTTCTTAAATCAAGCGACGGAAGCTTATGATAAGGGTGAGCCTATTATGTCCGATGCAGATTGGGATAAAAATTATTTTCAACTTGAGCGCATGGAGCGCTTAAGCGGTATAATTTTGCCCGAATCCCCCACAGCTAAAATCCATTTTGAAGTAAAAACATCCCTCTCTAAAGTTAAACACGATCATCCTATGCTCTCTTTAGCAAAGACTAAGAGCGTAGAGGAAGTTAAGGATTTCTTGGGCCGGTCTAATAGTGTCCCATGGGTAGCTATGGCAAAGATGGATGGTCTTACTTGTTCTCTTACATATGAAAATGGTGTGTTGGTAAAAGCTGAGACACGTGGCGATGGAAATGTTGGAGAGGATATTCTTCATAATATGAAAATCAATCCAACTATTCCTAAACATATTCCATATAAGCAACGTGTTGTATTAGATGGTGAAATTATTTGTACTTATAAGGATTTTAAAGAATTTGAAAGTGAATTTAAAAATCCAAGAAATTTTGCAGCTGGTAGTATAAGATTATTAGATGCGAAAGTATCATACAATCGCAAATTAACATTTGTGGTTTGGGACGTAATTGAACCATTTGATACTGCCGAAAATACACTTTCTGCACAGTTACAGGCAGCTGATATGTATGGTTTTGAGATTGTTCCATACTGGTGTTGCTCTAAGCAGGATGAAAATTTAAAGGCAGCAATTGAACTCATTAAAGTTCGTTCCGAAAAAATGAGCTATCCAATTGACGGCGTTGTATTCAAATATGATGATTTAAGTTTGCGTGATACATTTGGCTCAACCGCACATCATTTTAATAATGCTATTGCGTATAAGTTTGAAGATGAATTATATGATACGACTTTAAAGTCTATTGAATGGACAATGGGTCGTACTGGAATCCTTACACCAGTAGCGATATTTGAGCCAGTTGATGCCGATGGGTCTATTGTGGAACGAGCTAGTTTACATAATATTAGCATAATGGAAAAAATATTGGGTAAACCCTATGTAGGACAACATATTAAAATTTCAAAACGCAATATGATAATTCCACAAGTTGAATGTTATGTTGAAAATATAATGAATGATACTTTTGAAACATATATATCAATTCCTACCAAATGTCCCATTTGTGCTCACAAAACTCAAATAAAGGAGAATGAAGGAGTTAAAGTACTGGTATGTACTAATTCTTATTGCCCCGGTTTATTAATTAATCGATTAGATCATTATCTTGGCAAAAAAGGATTAGATGCAAAGGGTGTATCAGTAGCCACTTTAGGTCAACTAATTGAATGGGGGTGGGTTAATTCTATCACCGACATCTATCATTTAGATGACTATGCTAGCATATGGGAGAAAAAGGACGGATTCGGACCCAAATCCGTAGAGAACATTTTAATCGCCATTAAAACTAGTTCTCACACTACCTTTGAGCGTTTCCTGTGTGCTCTTGGGATTCCTCTAATTGGGGCAACTGCATCACGAGATTTAGCAACACGATTTAAAACGTATAATAATTTTAGAGATGCAATTAAAAATAACTTTCAATTTTTTACGTTGCCTAATTACGGATGGGAGAAACATAATGCCATCATGAAATTTAATTATGATGAAGCAGATGAACTCGCAAAAAATTATATAATATTTGAGGAATCTCCAATAGAACAGCAAGTGGAGAAATCATTGGAAGGAAAAACAATCGTAATTACTGGGCGGCTGCGGCAATACCCTAATCGCGTCGCTCTTCAAAAGGATATCGAGAAACATGGAGGCAAGGTTGTTTCTACCATATCTTCTCGGACAGATTATCTTATTAACAATGATATTACATCAACCTCAACTAAAAATGCTGAAGCGAAAAAGTTGAATATTCCTATTATCTCTGAGGACGACTTTAAGCAGCAGTTCTTGACTTTGTAAAAAATTTATTGTATAATAAGTATGTGAATAAGGAATAAATATGACGAAACGCGAAATTAAGCGCACTGCGCAACGGCTAGCTGAACTTGAGTTAATTATGCGAAACTCTGATGACCCCAATGCGCGATATGCTGCGCAAGAAGAAACAATAGATATTTGCAATCGATATGGTGATCTTGCAGATATGGAAAAGATTGACGAAGAAGTTTTAAAAATACTCAATCAATCTTGATTTTCTTAAAAATTTTTTGTAAAATAATAATGTAAGCAAAAGAAATGCTACAAATAATAATAAAAAATATTTAATTTAAAGGAGAATTTTTACTATGGCTATGAAAGAAAATTCAAAAAACGTTCTTAATTATCTGAAGAATAACAACGGTGTTAATCTCACTTCTGCTGATGTTGCTGAGGCTCTTGGTCTCGAAAAGCGTCAGGTTGATGGTATTTTTACTTCTGCTATTCAGCGCAAGAAGCTGGGTGTTCGTACCGTTGCTGAGATTGAGCTTGAGGATGGAACCCATAAGCAAGTCAAGTTCCTCTCTCTTAATGATGCTGGTATGGCTTTCGATCCCGATGCTGAGGAAGAGTAATCGAATAAAGTCTTTCAAATAGGGGCAGGGCAAGTTTCTGCCCCTTAATTTTTTAACTTATGCCGATTGAACTATCACTTTTAATAATATTTGGAACAATAAGTCTGATTTCCATCGGCGCACACTTTTATATTTATTTTAGTAGAAAGCACTCAATTATTCGATAGAAGAAGTCGATTGCTATTCTACAAGAATAGAGAGACAATTTGCACCTTGAGGCGCTTGAAGCTTCTCAACTCATTGAGCAGGAAAATAATACTATCCGAGATTTACAAGAACAAGAAGATGCGCTTAATCTTAATATTGGTTCTTTATAGTCAGAAGAAGCTGAACTTAATGCTCGCATTAAGCAATTAGATTTTAATGCACGAACAACTGAAGAAATGGCAAGAGAAGCTGTCAGCGCCATTTATGATAAAGCTAAAGCGCGAATGGAAACTTCCTTTGAGGAAAGTGCTCAACGAGAAGCTGAAAATTATCAAGAAGAAATTGATAAGTATCGATCAGATTTTTTAATCATAAAAGAAGAGTTCGTAAAAGAAATTGCGGAATTGCGCAAACAATTAATATCAGAGCGTCATAGATTAAATGAAAGTCAAGAAAAAACTCGTGCAGCTATTGAATCTTATAAACGCATGATGCTTGATGCGCAACAACAAAGTTTCTATATGTTACAAATTCCTTCTACTGACCTATTGGAGATTGAAAAATTACGAAGTATTACTCCGTATTTACATAATCCAGAAACTCTCAATAAACTTATTTATAAATGTTACTATGAAAAACCTACAACAGATTTAATTGGTCGTGTCGTAGGAGATAAAGTTAGTGGCATTTATAAAATTACAAATACTAAAAATGGTATGTGCTATGTAGGTCAATGCGTGCGTTTTGCCGACCGTTGGCGCCAGCACATAAAACGCGGGTTAGGCGCTGAAGCGCAGACTCGCAATAAGTTGTATCCAGCTATGCAAGCCGATGGTGTTGAGAATTTTATGTTTGAAGTAATCGAGGAATGTCCTCCAGAACTTTTAAATGAACGAGAAATCTATTGGCAAAATTATTTTGGAGCGAAAGAATTTGGTTATAGTATTAAATGAGGTAAAATTATGATGATTAAAATTTTTACAACTGACAAAGATGGTAAAATTACATTTACAGTCGATGAATTAAAATAGTTGTTATATGAAGCTTTTTAGGAAGGTTATCATAGTAAGGGAATAAGTTATATATCGACAAATCCGAACTGGACTTCTTCCACTTATACAACTATGTCTTCACCTTCTGATAGCGGTATTAATTTAATAATAGAAAATGCTGGAGATTTAAAAAATGAAATTTGAAAATATAAGAGTGTTTAATTTTGAAGGAGCATTTCGAGGAATGCGGAATCCTCATAATAGCTGGAATAAATCTTTAAGCGAATTTGGAACTAAGCCTATTATTGTATTCGGTGCGACTATATAGAGTCTAGCGACAAAATGGTTGGAAGCAGCTCATTTAAATATGCTCGATCCCGATTATGATACTTTATATGCCAAGACTGTAAAAGATACTGCACAGCGTTCTACTATTCATACTGATGGTAGTTATGTAGAATATGCTGCTTTGTGTCCTGATGATTTGAATCTTGCTCATAAGCTTATTATGGCTGGTCCAGAGCATCGTAAATTTATGCGACAAATTATGGTATCTGTTGATATTACTGCTCCACTCTACTGGTGGAAAGAATTTGATACCTACAAAGTAGGTACTACAGCTAACTCGACTTCTACTATGCATAAACTTACAAGTAAACCAATTACATTAGATTGTTTTGAAATTGATGACTATCATTCTGATGTAATGCATGAAATCGAAACTGGATTAAATGAATCAGCAGCAAAAACTATAATTAATATTTGTGAGTCATTACGTCAAAAATATCTTGAGACAAAAGATAAGAAATATTGGAAAGAATTGATTCGTTGGTTACCAGAAAGTTTTTTGCAAACTCGTACAGTCACTATGAATTATGAAAATCTTTATGAAATGTGTTTGCCAACTCAGCGTAGATACCATAAATTAACTGAATGGTCGAAAGATTTTATGAAATTTGCACGACAGTTACCTTATGCGGATGTTCTGCTTTTTGGAGACGAAATATCTAAGTAAAGATTGAAAAAAAATAAAAAATTTGTTATAATAATAATACAGAAATGAAAATAAATTAAAGGAGAAGTTGATAATTATGAAGAAAAATATGATTAATTAGACACATATTGAAGGAATTTTATATGCACATAAACTTGAGGCTAAGGAATCTGGTCAAAAATCTAAAAACCCTGGCACCCCATATGTAACTGGCACTATTGATATTGCTACTGATAATAATCATACCAATATTGTATCTGTTCATTTTACTTATGTTGCACCCACTTATCCTAATAAGACTAAGAAAAACCCAAATTATCCTATTCTTATGGATATTCTTAACGGTAAGATTAAAACTGTTATGGATTCTGATTGGAGTGAAGCTGCACGTATTCGTATTGATTCTGCAATCGGTTTAAATGAATGGTATGATACTACTACTAAAGATGAGGAAACTTTGGTAAGTACAAAGCGTAATGAAGGTGGCTTTATCCATATTATTACTGATAATAATCTTGATGCTGATGAGAAGCGTCGTAATACTTTCAAAGTTGATATGATTATCACAGGAACTACTGAGCGCGAAGGCGACCCCGATAAAAATATTCCTGATGGTCTTATTGTTAAGGGTTGTATTTTTGATTTCCATAATGCTCTGCTTCCTGTAGATTTTATTGCAACCAATCCTAATGCAATTAATTATTTCCTTGGTTTAGGCGCTAGCTCTAAAGAACCCGTATTTACTAATATTTGGGGTAATCAAGTATCTGCCACAGTAACTCGCACAATTACAGAGGAGTCTGCATTTGGCGAGCCTTCTATTCGTGAAATTAGTCACAGTCGTAAGGACTGGGTTATCACTGGCGCACGTGCTGAAGCTTATGAATGGGATAGTGAAGATACTATTACTGTAAATGAACTCAAAAAGGCAATGAGTGATAGAGAAGTGGAACTTGCAGCAAAGAAACAGCGTGCGGCTGAATGGAGAGCTAATCAAGCTAATGCGATTAAGACAACCGCTGCTCCTGCAACAGGTGATTTTAAGTTTTAATTAAATAAAGGCAAGTCTTCTTGCCCTTTTAGAAAAGGAGTAAATTATGGCAAATTCACTATTGAGTATTAAACCACATAAAGTTAGTAGAGATTTAAGAGGATATTCAGTATTCTTCTATGGAGCTGCAAAGAGTGGAAAGACCACTGTCGCCTCTAAATTCCCTGATGCATTATTGCTTGCGTCAATATAATTAAATAATAGGAAGTGTAAATATGGCTGATTTATATACTATCGCTCGTATAAATGGCGGAGCGATTGCTTGGACGGAAGAACAAGTAGCCTATATTATAGATAAATATTTAAATGAAAAATATACTTTAAAACAGTTAGGTAGAGAATTTGAGTGCTCTTACTCAACTATTAGAAATTTGTTAAATAAACATAATATTAATTCAAGAGGGAACAAGCAAGGTTATCCTAGAGATGAATTTTATTTTAATAAAATTGATACTGAAGAAAAAGCTTACTGGTTAGGTTTCTTGTATGCTGATGGCTGTGTTCATAGTAATAATAATGAAGTATCTATAAATATTACAGATAAAGAACATATTGAAAAATTTAAAAAAGCTATAAAGGCTTTTAACCATCAAATTACAACTACACAAGATAAGCGTTTTCCAAAAGCAAAAAGATTATATCAATTTAGTATTAAAGATAAACAACTACACAAAGACTTAATTAAATGGGGCTGTGTTCCTCAAAAAAGCTTATTAATAAGTAAAATTCCAAATATTCCTAGAGATTATGTATCTCATTTTTTAAGGGGATATTTTGATGGAGATGGTAGTTTACATTATTTACGAGGAACTAATAATTATAGAATTTCTTTTATTGGCACTAAAGATTTTTTATTAGACGTCCAAAAAGAATTGCAAATTAATGTTAGTTTGCAAGAAAATGTCGCTGGGAAAGCTTTTTTATTACAGATTGCTGGAAGAAAACAGGTCGAAAGAATATTAAAATATTTATATCAAAATTCTACAGAAAGTATTCGTTTAAATAGAAAATATCAGAAATATTTAGACTGCTTAGAATGGGCGCATCGCCATTGAACTTATAAATATAAGGTGTGAATAAGTCTTTACTTATTTGCTAACAGGGAATGTCTAATACTGTTAAGCCTTGGGTATTAGAAGAATCCTGTGCTAAGCTATTTTATTTAAAATAGAAAGTCAATCGACTATTCCTTTTAGGAAGTAGGTTTAAAGTGCAAATCTTTATTCCGAAGCGGTGGCGGAACATGTTATGTTCGTGATATAGTCAATTTATAAATGTCGAGAAAGGCTATAACGCAATTCCCGGAATTATGGTAAAGCCTATTAATTCTTGGTCTGAATTCAAGAAAACTTTACGTGAATTGAATGACCCAGAAGTCAAAGAACTGTTTAAAACAGTTATTATTGATACTGCAGATATCGCATATAGTTATTGTGAAAAGGCTATTTGCTCACAAGAAAGTAATGAAAAAGTTACTTATGAGGCAATCGGCGATATCCCCTATGGTAAAGGATATAAGCTCGTTATGCAAGAGTTTGATGAATGTCTTCGTAAGATTATTCAGATGGATTACGGTCTTGTTATAATTAGTCACGATGTTGATAAGACATTTAAGGATGAAACTGGTACGGAGTTTAATCAGATGGTTCCTACTTTGGATACTCGAGGTCGTTTAGTTTGTGAACGTACTTGTGATATTATTGGTTATGCTCGTGAAGTTCAGACTGAAAATGGCGAAGTTGTAACTAAACTTTTTATGCGTGGAACTCCTCGCTTTATTGCTGGTTCTCGTTTTAAGTATATCCCTGCAGTAATTGATTTTAATTATGATTCACTAGTGAATGCAATTGGTGAAGCAATTGATAAAGAAGCTGCTGAACATAGTAACAATTTTGTTACGGATGAAAAAGCAAATCGTGAGGCCCCGACTACTTCTTATAACTTTAATGCATTAATGGATGAATTCCAGTCCATCGTTGGACATTTAATGCAGACCAATAGTCCAACTATGGCTCAGAAAATTACAAAAATTGTAGAGAGTCATCTTGGAGTTGGAAAGAAGGTTGGAGAATGCACACCGGCACAGGCTGCAGAACTTGACCTTATTGTATACGACTTAAAGCAGCTTTCATAACAGATAATTTCGGTCAACTCACGGTTATTATAACTGTGAGTTGATTTTTTTACAAAAATATGATATAATAATAATAAAGGAGGATATATGCATCGAGTTAAATGTTATTATTGTGGTCAATATTTTGATCGTGACAAAGAACCTGCGGTTAAGCTTGAGAATATGAATCGATATGCTCACGAAAAATGCAACCTTGATAACGCAAATCCAACTCGACAAGAGCAAATTGAATTAGAAGAATATATTAAAAAGCTCTTTAAGATGGATTATGTGCATCCAGGTATTCAAAAGCAAATAGTTGAATATACAACGAAAATGGGATTTTCATATTCAGGCATATATCGCACATTATTTTATTATTTTGAAGTATTACATAATCGTCCAATTCTCTCTAATCCAACTATTGGTATTGTGCCGTATGTATATCCTGTGGCAAAGGAATATTATTATAAATTATATTTAGCTAAAAAATTAAATGAGAATAAGACGATTTCTAAACCTGATGAAGTTGTGGTAGTAATAAAATCTCCACAGCGTGAACCTATAAAAAAGAGAAAACTTTTTACATTTTTAGATGAGGAGAATGCTGATGACGAGTAAATATGTTGATGTTCCAAGTATAATGCAAGTTATTGGATGCGTTTATAATAATCCAAGCTTATTGGACTTCACAGATAAGTATACTATCACAGATGAAGATTTTCCTGATGAATTTCATCGCATTGTATTTGGCGCTATATATAAGATTTATGAATTAGGCGCACAAAAAATCACGTTAGAAAATATTAGTGACTTTTTAAGCAGTCGTCCGAAAGCAGAAGCAGTATTTAAAAACAATAAAGGTAATGAATGGATTGCAAAAGTATCTGAGTCAGCAATTGGCGATGCATTTGATTATTATTATGGCCGAATGAAGAAGATGTCATTATTGCGAGCATATGATAAATATGGTATTGATGTATCAGATATCTATGACCCAGATAATATTTTAGACACTAAGCGCAAACAAATGCAAGAAGAATGGTTAGATAATTCAACCTTAGAAGATATTGCAAACAAGGTTGATGGGAAAATTGAGTCTATTCGCGCTGAATATGTAGATAATGAATTTGGCGAAGCAACACAAGCTGGAGAAGGGGCATTAGAATTAATTGACCGTTTGAAAGCATATCCAGAAGTTGGAGTACCATTATATGGTCCACTTATTAACACAGTTACGAGAGGCGCACGATTAAAGAAATTTTATCTGCGTTCAGCTCCTACTGGCGTTGGCAAATCTCGTAGTATGATTGCAGATGCTTGTTTTATTTCTTGTAATAAAATTTATGATGAAATTTTTGGATGGATTAAAAATGGAACTTGTGAACCTACTTTGTATATAAGTACAGAGCAAGATATAGAAGAATTGCAAACAATGATGCTTGCGTTTTTAGCAAATGTAAATGAGGAACATATTATTAATGGAAAATATCAAGGTGATGAAGAGGATAGAGTCCGCGAAGCCGCCACAGTACTTGCGAGTGCCCCGCTATATATTGAACAGTTGCCTGACTTCTCCCTACAAGACGTTGAGGATAAAATTAAGAAAAATATCCGTGATCATGACATTAAATACGTCTTTCACGACTATATTCATACTTCCCTTAAAATATTGGAAGAAATCACTCGTCGAAGTGGCGGAATTAAACTTCGAGAAGATAATATCTTATACATGCTTTCCATTCGGCTTAAAGATATATGTAACAAGTATGGAATCTTTATAATGTCTGCAACGTAGTTAAATATGGATTATCAACAAGCTACAACTCCTGACCAAAACTTATTGCGTGGTGCAAAAGCTATTGCAGATTGGACAATTCTTTATAACTTATTTATTATAGTTTTTATAATGGATTGAAGATGAAACTTCAATCTATTATGGGAGCAACAAATATATGAAGAAAAAAATTTTTTCACAAGATGAGATATAGAGTATTATTGATTTATATTTAAATTATAATACGTTATAGTTTATTGGAAAACAATTTAATGTGGATAGAAGCGTAATTCGACGAATATTAATAGAAAATAATATAGAATTACGACGTACAACTCCAAAATATCACTGTAATACTATGATATTTTCTAAAATTGATACATCAGAAAAAGCATATTGGTTAGGATTTTTTGCAGCTGATGGAATTAATTATAGAAGAGCTACAAATGCAACAATTGGATTAAATTTGCATAGAAAAGATAGAGCACATTTAGAAAAATTTAGAGAATTTTGTAATAGCGATAGCGTGATTGTAGATTATATTGCTACTGAAGGCTATTCTAATAATACTCCAATGTCTAAATTAATTCTATACAGTACCCAAATATCAGATGATTTAACAAAACATGGAGTGCCACCTCGTAAAAGTTTAATTTTATAGCCACCAAATATTGATGATCAATATTATTTATCTTTTATTTGTGGTTATTTTGATGGAGATGGTTCAATTTCTAAATCATCTCAAAGCAATAACTATAATTTAACCATTTGTGGCACACAAGAAATATTAAATTGGATAAATGATATTTTAAAAATAACTAATCATTTAGAGCAACGAATTGACACTACTAAAAATAGTTATTATATTCGCTGCGGAGGAACTAATAAACCCTATAATATATTAAAAAAATTATATTCATCCTGTACTTATCATTTAGATAGAAAATATGAATTATATAAAGAATTAGAAACAGTCGTTTTAAGTAGAAATACTTAAAATTATTATCTCGTGAATTGCTGGAAAATCCTTAGAGCCGCATAAACTACAACATAGAAATGAAAAATGTTCAAGTGTGAATTGTATAAAAATTATGCGGATTGGACAATCAGCAGCCAAGCTTCGAAAAGAAGAAGGTTCAACGACTATTCCGTGGCGGGAAGTAGATATAAAAAAATATTTTATATCGAAGTGCGAGATACCTAAAGAATTTAGATTAATTCCATGGTAAAGATATAGTCTACTCTTTATAGAAATATAAAGTATTAAGGAAAATTGACTGGGGTGGTATTTATCTTCCAGTTAAGCCAGAAGATTTAGAAGCATTACAAACAATTTTAAGTTCTAATACATTTGAAACTCCTAACTTAAAATTATCAGTATATAAAAATAGGCGTGGACGATGGAAAGGAATATATCTGTGGTGTAAAGCAGATTTGGGCTGTTGTCGTATTAAGCCAATGTTTTGCACTTCATATGATTATGCGATTCAATCGATAGAAGATTTAAAAATATTTACAGAAGAGCCAAGTGCTTTTTAAGGAGGATATATGAATTTTAGTGAAAATATTATTACTCGAAAGTCTAAGAGTACGTCACAAAAGAAATTTACAAAAAAGAAATTAACGCCCAGGGTTGATGATTCAATTTCAATGCCCACATACGCAAATGGTCATCCTTATGAATATAAGATGCCAAAAGATATGGCAAAATTTTATATCAAACAAAAACCAGCAAATATGAAACCTATGGAATTTTTATGTGAAGTTGTCACAAAAGAATTTGGTCTTCTCGGCTGGTGTTGCAAAGTCATCATTGAAGGTTAAGTATGCAAGATTATGATAAGAAGGCAATTCGAGAAGAGTTATCCATTGATGACTACTTTCAATTAGTAACTGAATGGGGTGGCAATCCAGAGTTCACCCCTTTTGGTTTTATCTCTGATACCATCTGTCATAATCCGCCTGGAGAAGGAAGTAGAAAACTCTATTTTTACGAAAATAGTGATTTATTTAAATGTTATACTGATTGTGATTGCGCTTTTGATATATTTGAATTAACAATTAAAGTTGCTCAAATTCAATCTAATCGCAAAATGGATTTAAATGATGCAGTGCGTTATCTTGCCGCTAAATTTAATATCGTTATTGCTTTAGATGATACAGAAGATATTGGTTTAGCAGATTGGCAATATTTAATCGCATATGATAAGATTAATGATATTCCAACAGTAAATCAAGTACCGCAATTAAAAGAATATGATAAACGCATATTGGAGCCATTGACAATTAATCCAAATTATTTAACGCCTTGGATTAATGATCATATTAAACCAGAAATATTAGCGCATGCGCAAATAGGATATAATTTTTCTACTGATCAAATTAGTATTCCTCATTTTGATAAAGATGGTCGATTTATAGGTCTGCGCGGACGAACGATGGTTAAAGAAGATGCAGAACGATTTGGTAAATATCGTCCAATGATTATTAATAAACAACAATATAATCATTCTCTTGGATTAAATTTATATAACCTTAATAATTCAAAAGATAATATAAAGCGTATGGGTAAAGCTATTGTTTTTGAAAGTGAAAAATCCACTCTACAATTTCAAAGTTATTTTGGTTTGGAAAATGATATATCGGTGGCATGCTGTGGTAGTGGTGTATCATCATATCAAATACAGTTATTGATTGAAGATAGAGTGCAAGAAATTATTATTGCTTTTGACCGACAATTCCAAGAGTTAGGTGATAGTGAATTTAAACGTTTAAAAGCAAAACTTTTAGGTTTACATAAAAAATATAAAAATGAAGTATTAATATCCTTTATTTTTGATAAACATTTAATTACTTCATATAAAGCGAGTCCAACCGATGAAGGCCCAGAAAAATTTATGCAATTATTTAAGGAGAGAATAATATTATGAAACATAAACAACAAGAAGTAATTGATGCTCTGATGGCGGTTACTTTATATGCGCCAAAAGACGCAGAATATAATAAGAATGTAGGAATTTTAACAGATTATATCGTCGATGTAGAAAATATGTTAAAAGAGGCTCGTGAAGAAAATGAGTCACTCGCAAAAGCATTCTTAAAAGTGATTAATCATGGAGTAAATAATCGTGAAGGTCGTCGTAAATTAAAAAATATGTGTCATGTTGATATAAGTGATAACTACGATCCTATCACAAATCCAATTATAACAGCAGAGGAGGAAACCATCGATGAGTCTACAATATCAGTTGATACAACCAAGGAATCCGAAGCTGAGTCCGATTGAGCAAATCTTTGCCAACAGAGGAATAATTGGAAAAGAAAATATAAATCATTATTTGCATACGACTAAAGATGATTTAATTGCGCCTGAGCGTTTAATGAATGTGCGCGAAGGTGCAACAATGTTAATTAAACATATTAAAGCGCAAGACAAAATTTTAATTCAAGTTGATTCAGATTGTGATGGTTATACTTCTGCAGCTTTGTTAATTAATTATTTAAATTGTTTATTCCCCGCATATGTTCAAAATAATATTACTTATCGAGTACATGATGATAAGTCTCATGGACTTAAATTAAATACTATACCTAAGGATATCAAACTTGTAATTGCGCCCGATTCCAGCAGCAATGATTATGATGTGCATAAACAACTTGCTGAACGTGGTTGTGATGTATTAGTTATTGACCATCACTTAGCTGACCATGTTTCAGAATATGCTTGTATTATAAATAATCAAATGTGTGATTATCCTACTAAATCATTGTCAGGTGCCGGAGTGGTATATAAGTTTTGTGCTTATTTAGATAAATTATTAGATATTGATTATTCTGAAAGCTTTATGGATTTAGCTGCTGTTGGTATTATTGCTGATATTATGGATTTAAATTCATATGAAGTGCGCTTTATCATTGAACAAGGTTTGCAAAATATCACAAATCCGTTCTTAAAAGAAATGGTAAAGAAGCAAGAATTTAAAGTGCAAGGTTCTTTGAATCCTTTTAAAGTGGCATTTTATATTGCTCCATTTATTAATGCAGTTAACCGTTCTGGTAATGCACAAGAGCGCCTATTGTTATTTGAATCCATGTTAACTTTCCGCGCATATGAACAAATTCCATCCACTAAGCGCGGCGAAAAGGGAATGACAGAAATGCGTGTCGAACAGGCGGTGCGCACTTGCGGCAATGTTAAACGTCATCAAGAAAAAGACCGTGATGATATTAAAGCGATTGTTGAAAAAATTATTGCTGACAATTGCCTTTATGACCATGTATTAATTGCAGTTAAGATGCCAAAAGAAAAAGCAGCAGATAAAAATTTGACAGGTTTAATTGCTACACAAATTGCTAACTATTAGAGGCATCCAACAGCAATATTGAATGAGGTAGAGCGCGATGGCGTGAAGTATTGGGAAGGGTCAATGCGTGGCGCACCCCATATTCCCATCACCGATACTCGGCAAATGTTTTTAGATAGTGGATTAGTTGAATATTGTGAAGGTCATGCAAATGCGGGTGGTGTCAGTATTAAAGATGAAAATTTCATTAAATTAATTAATTATTTAGATGAAAAATATGCTGATATTGATTTTTCTCCTTGTTATTTTGTTGATTTAGAATTACATCGTACTGATGATAATTTAGAGCAAACAATTTTAGACATTGGTGCGTTGTATGATTATTGGGGCCAAGGCGTAGCTGAACCACTAGTCGCTATTACAAATGTTAATGTAACTGCGGATAATGTAAATTTATATAAAGCAAATACACTTCATATTAGTTTTGGCGATTTAAGTTTTATTAAATTTAAAGTGTCTGACGAGGAATATGAAAATTTACATGACACAATGGGTGGTCATGAACTTACTATTATTGGTGAATGTAAAATTAATAACTATGGTGGATATGAAAAACCACAAGTAGAAATTAAGGATTATTATGTGACACGAAATTGGCCTTATTACTTCTAAAACATATCCGTTCGGGTCTCCGCTCGACATTGGATGCGAGACCCGAAAACCTAATTAAAAAATGCTTTTGGAAATTTTACGAGCAGTTGTTGAAAAATTTTATAAATTATAATATAATGATTATAGAAAATAAAAAATTTAAAATTTCAAGAAATGGAGGAAGTAAGTCATGATTTTGACTAAAGGTCAAGAAGAAGGACTGAAAATAGCAGTAGCTCGGCATCGCGCTGGTGAAAAATACACCGTAATTGCTGGCTACGCTTAACTGGAACAGGTAAATCAACTCTTGTGCGATTTATAGTTGAAGTTCTTGATGTCGCTCCGGAACAAATTGCGTATGCCAGTTTCACTGGCAAAGCCGCCGAAGTTTTGCGCAAAAAGGGTAATCCTAATGCTATGACAATGCATCGACTTTTATTTGATAGTGTGCCTCGCCCTGCCGGTGGTTTTATGCATAAGCCTAAGCCCGCCCTTGGTTTTACTATTGTTGTAGTTGATGAGGTCAGTATGGTGCCAAAGAGTCTTATGGACCAGCTATTTAAGCATAAAGTTTATGTAATATGTTTAGGCGACCCATTTCAGCTGCCGCCAATAGATACAGATGAAGATAATCATTTACTTGACCATCCGCATGTTTTCCTTGATGAAATCGTGCGTCAGGCCATGGACTCAGAAATCATTCAGCTTACAATGAAAATTCGTGAAAACGCAACATTGGATGATTGGAAAGGTAATGATGTAATGATATTGCCTAATCATAGTTTAAATACTGGGATGCTGCTATGGGGTGACCAAGTTATCGTTGGTACAAATATGCAACGCCTTGCGCAGAATAATAATATTCGCGCACTTCTGGGCAAAGGTATTAACCCAGAAGATGGAGATAAAGTTATTTGTTTGCGTAATTATTGGGAAAGTATTAACTATGATGGTGACGCATTAGTAAATGGAACAATCGGCACGCTAACCAATAGTAGTCAAGAGTGGTTAAGTTTACCCCGTCAATTAATTTATAATGAACCTATACAAAAATTTGATGTTCTGAATTTTGATTTTGTTGCTAATGGAAGTATTTATCCTGCGGTTATGGGTGATCGCATTATGCTTTTAACTGGTGAAAAATGTTGCGATTGGCGTTTAGCGTATAAGCTTAATCGTGCAAAAAATCGTTATGGAGATTTATTACCAAAAGAGTTTTCATATGGATATGCAATCACTTGCCATAAAGCGCAAGGTAGCGAGTGGGATAAAGTATTAGTTCTGGAAGAAAAGTTTCCATTTAATAAAACTGAACATGCGCGCTGGCTTTATACTGCGGCTACCCGTGCCGTTGATAAATTGGTTATTGTAAAGCATGATTGATTTTGATAAAAATATATGGTATAATTATAAAGTAAGAATCTTAGAATGCATGGGCGATTTTATGTATTCTAATTAGTTTGATTTTTAATATATGTAGAAAATGAAAGGAGATTTTATAATATGTTTGGAATTTATAAAATTACTAATTCTTTAAATAACAAATCATATATTGGAAAATCATCACATATCGAAAGTAGATGGTTATATCATACTACTAGGTTTAATGACAGTAAAGAATGGAATAAAAGTCTATATCAAGCTTTTCGTAAATATGGTATAGAAAATTTTACCTTCGAAGTTATTGAAGAGATGAGCGAAGAATATTATAATAAATTTGGCAATAATCGTGAAGAATTTTGGATTATTTATTATAATAGTCTAAATAATGGCTATAATGAAACAGCTGGTGGTGACGGTGGTCGTAATGAAAACTCAATAAAAAAATGTAGTAAATTAACTAAAGAGGAAATTATGCATGTCCGTACTTTATACGGAGAATGTCAAACGTGTTTTGCTGATGCTTATGAATTATATAAACATAAAATAACAAGACGTGGTTTCCAAGCAATTTGGTTAGGACAAAATCATAAAGAAATTATGCCAGAAGTTTATAATGAACACACCAAAAAAGCTCATTTATTTTTAGAGCATCAACGCACAGGGAGGTTAAGACGTGCTAAAACAGAACACATACTTTAATTGTCATGCGCATAGCATGTATTCAAATCTTCGCTTACTTGATAGTATTAATCGACCTGAAGCATTAATTAAAACATCGAAAGAATTAGGGTTAAGTGGTTTGGCAATAACGGACCACGAGGCTCTTTGTGCGCATATGACAGTTAATAAATTAGCGAAAGCGATGCGCGAAACCGACCCAGATTTTACGATTGCGTTAGGTAATGAAATTTATCTTACAGAGACCAGAGAACCGAAGCAAAAGTATTATCACTTTATATTAATTGCAAAGGATAATGACGGTTATACACAACTTAAAAAATTAAGTTCACTTGCATGGACAAACATATATGAATATGGTCGTCTGGAACGTGTTCCAACTTTAAAGGAAGATTTAAAGAGAATTATTAAAGAAAATCCTGGACATGTAATTGCAACAAGTGCTTGTTTTTTACCTGGAGTCAAAGTTCAAACTAAAGATGGATATAAAAACATTGAAAATATTACATCTAACGATATAGTTTTAACTCATACTGGAGAATGGCAAAAAGTAAATTTTCCTACAAGTAGAGATTATAATGATACAGGCTATACATTTTCTTTTAATAAGGGGTGGATAGATGATAAAATAACTTGCACCAAAAATCATCAATTTTTAGTTTATGATAAAAAAACTAAAAATGTCCAATGGAAAGAGGCCGCACAACTTAAAACAAAAGATTATTGTATGTATCCATTAGAAAAAGTTGTATACAATAAAAAGAATGTATTGAATATCAATGATTTTGAAGAAATCATCGAGTATAGAAAAAATAGTATAGGTCAAAATTATTCCGTAAATATATTTAGACTTCCAAATGAAATAAAAATAACCAATGAATTAATGAGATTGTTTGGATTATGGTTAGGAGATGGTTCTGTTTCTTTACAAAAATCTAAAAATCAAAGAATTACCTTTTCTTTTTCCGAAAAAGAATTTAAGATTTATTATGATTCTTTTGTTAAACAAGGGTTTTTAGATTTAGGGCTAACAGAGGATGACATTAATATTAAATATAGACCTAAAAATCACAAATACGAAATAGACATAGGAAAAAGAGAAATTGTAATTTTCTTTCAATCTCTCTTTGGAGAAAATCATGCTGAAACTAAGTGTATTCCACAAAGATTATTACATATTTCTAAAGAGTTAGATGTTAACCTTTGGTTTGGATATATGCTTGCAGATGGATACTTTAGATTAAGATCAGATTCAGGAGAGTGCATCGCTGCATCTGTTTCTCGTCAATTAATTAACGATATGTATAATTTATCTAGAAGTTTAAATTTATATGGGGGATGCTCTATTTCTAAAGAAAAAATAGATAAACACAATACGCATCATAGACAAAGTTATTATATTAATATTAGTAGCAAAGTTATTGGTACAATAAATAAACTAAAACCTTATTCAACTGATGAATTAATATCAATTTTAGAACAAGTTGAATTAAATAAAAGACCTCAAGATAAAAATACTATTATAAAAAATGGAGTAATATATCAATTAAGAAAAATCAAAAATATTAAAAAAATTCATATAAATGAAAAAGTATATTGTTTAAACGTAGATAATCATAGTTTTGTTTGTGAAAATGTTATTGTTCATAATTGTATTGGTGGTGAGTTATCATCTAATGCTTTATTGATGGCAAAGGCAAGAGCAGTTGGAGATAATCAAAACGCCAAGATTTATTATGACAATATCAATAATTTCTTAAATTATTGTTTAGATATTTTTGGTTCTGATTTTTATATTGAGTGCGCTCCAAGCACAGATGAAGAACAGATATTAGTTAATCAAACTTTATATAAGATAAGTAAAGCATTGGGCATCCCTATAGTTATTGGTACAGATGCTCATTATCTGCGTCCAGAAGATAGACCAATTCATCGTGCGTATTTGACTTCTAAAGAGGGCGACCGTGAAACTGATAAGTTCTATCAGTATACATATGTAATGTCTCCCGATGAAGTAAAAGAATTAATGTTAAAGAGCATTGAAGATGAGGCAGTAATTGATTGGATGTTTGAAAATAGTCAAGAGCTGCAAAAGAAAATTCAATGGTTTAGCCTTGAGCGCAAACAGATTATTCCAAAGATTCAAGTTAAAGAATACGATAAAAGTAAGTATCATCATTATTTTGGTGTTAATAATGATTATGCCGATGAATTAAAGGGTCGATGGAAAATCATTCAAGATTTAGGAACATCAGATAATCCTCAAGAGAGATATTGGATTAATCAATGTCTTAAAGGATTAATAGAAAAAGGTTTATGGGAATGGAATTATATTGACCGCATTTGCGTTGAAGCTGATATTATTCAAGATATCGGAAAAAAGTTAGACGATTGTCTATTTGCATATTTTAATACATTCCAACATTATATTAATTTATTTTGGGAGTGCGGCAGCATCGTAGGTCCTGGACGTGGTTCTGCAACAGGTTTTTTATCTAACTATCTATTGGGTATTACACAATTAGATCCAATTCGTTGGGACTTGCCATACTGGAGGTTTTTAAATAAAGAACGTGCCGAACTGCCTGGTCTAATGTTGATATTGGGCAGTTGTAAAAAAAGAATGTTAACCATTTGCTTAATGGGTGTCCACTTTATGTGGGCTAACGGTATTAGTGAAATAAGTCTATTTAGAACGAATCAGCTAACTAAGAGAGCCTATGTCCTGTAATATGGATAGATTGGTAATACCGTGCTAAAAATCTTAACTAAGATTAAATGTGTAGAGACTATTATGTAGGATAGAGATAAGCGCTATTCGAAAGGCATTCTAGCAACAATTGAAGTTGATGCACGTAGTAGATTGTTGTGAAAAATATAGTCCATAAAAGGATATTGATATTGACCTTGCGCCAAGTAAGCGCCCTTTGATTTTTGAAAAGATAAGAGAAGAACGCGGAGAATTTGGTGTTGTGCAGGTTGTCACATTTGGTACAGAAGCAACTAAATCTGCAATCCAAACTGCTTGTCGTGGATATAGAAGTGAAGAATATCCCGATGGAATTGATGTAGATATAGCGCAATATATGTCTTCTCTCATTCCACAAGAGCGTTAACAAATCGGCGCTCTATAAATCCGAATATGCTGGAACCTCTCTATAAAGAGACAATCAGCAGGCACATCCAGATTATGAATGGGCCTCAACGACTACCAAGGATATAATCAACTTAGTAAAGGAGAAATTTATTATGAAAAAGCCAGTTTATGGGTTTGAACAAAGTTATAAAATTGATGAGAATGGAAATCTATTCTCTAAAAAAGATAATTATACTAGTCCAAAAACAATTGCTCCACAGGCATCAGCTAGACAAAATAGGTATAGATTATCTGATAAAAAATATTATGATGCTAAATATCTAGTATTTAAAACTTTCCATCCTGAAGTAGAAGTAGAAGTAAATGATGAAAGAATTATTTTTATTGATGGCAATGTAAGAAATTGTAATCTACAAAATTTGAAGTTACTTAATTTTCAAAGCAGAGACGAAATCGCTTTACTGCTATCAGAAAAATATCAAGAAAGGGTACTTCCTATTCAAGAATATAAAAACTATTATATATCTGAGAATGGGAACGTTTATTCCTATTATAACTCTACTTCTAAAATATTGAAACCTTATGTCGGTACAGATGGATATTTACAAGTAAAAATTCCCGATAATTATGGTGCAGATACTCATATTAAACTTCATAGAATGGTAGCTACATTGTTCGTAAATAATCCAAAGCCAGACGAATACAACGTTGTTCATCATAAAGATGAGAATAAATTAAATAATAATTCTAGCAATTTAGAATGGACGACATTAGCTCAAAATACAATTTATTCAGTAGGAAAAAAATGTTGTATGTTGGATAAAGACTATTGTATCTTAAGTATTCATGATACAATTGCAGATTTATCACGAACCTATAGAGTTGATTCGTCTACTGCATCGAAACAATGCAATGGTTCTAAAAACCAATTTACGAATGGATAGAAGGCAAGATTCTTTAATACTAAAAAGCATAACTTTGTTCCCACTAAATTTGATTAAAATGGTATAGTCTCATCTACTATGTGAATAGTAGTTAAGGTAATGGGATTTTTATGGGAGATTAATGATGTTATATATGGAAATGAAGAAAGAGATAGGAAACCTGTTACATCTTTCTTAGAGGAAGTAAATAAATATCCTGGCTTATTAGATATCATAGTTTATATTTGCGGTCTTGTCAATAAGCGTGGAGTACATGCAAGTGGTGTAATTTTGTATGGTGATAACCCATTTGAAACCGCATCATTTATGCGTTCTCCTGGTTGGGATTTAGTAACTTGTTGGGATTTGCATGAGGCAGAAGCCGCTGGTGATACAAAGTATGACTTCCTTGTAACAGAAGCATCTGATAAAATTATCAAATGTTATGAGATGTTAAAGGAAGATAAACAAATAGAAGATATTGATTTAAGAACATTTTATAATCAATATCTCCATCCAGAAGTTATAGATGTAACTAATCAAGAACTTTGGGATCACCTTGCAGCGGGAGATATTCTCGACGTATTCCAGTTCGCAACAGGTGTTGGTTTGATGATAGCAAAAAAGCTCAAACCGCAAAATATGTTAGAGATGACTGCGGCATCGGCGTTGATGCGTCTTATGTCTGAAAAAGGCAAAGAGCCACAGCAGGATAGATATGTTCGTATAAAAGAGCATCCTAATGAGTTTGAAGAGGAAATGTTAACTCGAGGATTAAATGATAAGCAGCGTGCGGCGTTTCATAAGTATTGTGATGCGTATTATGGCACAGTTCCTCTTCAAGAGCAAATGATGGAAATTTTAATGGATGAAGATATTGCAAAGTTTACTTTGGGAGAAGCAAACGCAGCTCGTAAAATTGTTGCAAAGAAACAAATGAAAAAAATTCCCGATTTGCGTAAACAATTATATGAGCATGTGGGTGACGCACATTATGCAGATTATATTTGGTTTACAGCGATAGCGCCAAGTCTAGGGTAGATGAAAATTATGCCCTTACATACCTAACCTGTTATCACAGGGGTGAATTAATAGTCCAATGTTGGGCGAAACCTATTAATTTGCTAACGGGGAAAGCTAAGTATAATAGAAGAAAATATTATATAAGCTAATCCCGTGACAAATATTGTCTTAATTATTTTCTTCTAAAATATATTAAATTTGATAAGGAGAAAATAAATGATAAATTATATTTATTGTTATACTAATTTAATCAATAGTAAAACTTATGTCGGATAGACGAATAATATTGATAGAAGAATTCGAGAGCATAAAAGCAATGCTTTTAATAGCAATAGTGTTAATTATAATAATATTATTCATAAAGCATTTAGAAAATATGGTTATGAAAATTTTTCTTTGACAATATTAGAAGTTTTAGAAAATGTAAGTCAAGATGTGGTAAATGATAGGGAAATCTATTGGATAAAAGAAAAACACAGCTTAATTAATCAAAATGGCTATAATATTTTAGGAGGTGGTCGTAATAAATTTTGGAAATCTATTTTTTCAGCAAATGAAATAAAAAAAATAAAAGCATTAATTACTGCTGGAACGCCATATAATGAGATTTGTTTAAAGTATGGTATTTCTAAAACATTTATCTCAGATATTAATAACGGAAAATATTTTTATGACCAAAATTGTATTTATCCTCTTTGTGCTTATCGAATTGAGGCAGATACATATGATTTATTAATAGAAGATTTAGAAAAACCAGAACTAACTTTTAAACAATTAGCTGAAAAATATAACTTAGCAGAAAGTACAATAAAAAAATTTAATTATGGCACTTTACGAAAAGGATATTATAGTGGCGAATATCCCATAAGAAAAATAACACCACAAGATTATAAAGCAAATTTAGCTATTGATTTATTGCTAGAAACTGAATTAACAAAAAAAGAAATTTGCCAACAACTTAAAATAAGCGCTGAAACATTAAGATAGATTAATTTAGGTTAGCGGCATAAAAAAAATAATTTAATTTATCCATTAAGACGATAAAAGTTGTAGAGACTATCCTGGGTGAGACCGGGAGTAAGGCTTTTATTGATACAAAGCTTGAAATGGTATGCAATTATATTTAATCTATAATTGTAAAAGATAGTCCAGCCCTTATGGAAACATAAGAAAAAACTGATGCATTTTCAAAAAATCATTCATTGCCATATTCATTTGTTGGAGTACAGATGATTTATCTTGCAACACATTGGAATTCAATCTATTGGGCGACGGCATGCTTGATTGTAAATAGTGGTGCAACTGATGAGGATAGTGGCGCAAGTACTAATTATGGTAAAATTGCAAAAGCTATTGGTGAATTGACAACGTCTGATATTGATGTTAAGTTAGTTGATATTAATACCTCAAAATATGGCTTTACGCCTGATGTAAAAAATAATTGTATCTTAATGGGATTTAAGAATTTGGTAAATGTTGGTGATGATTTTATCAAAGTTATAATTGAGAATCGTCCATATACATCACCAAAAGATTTTGTAAATAGAGCACATCCAAAGAAACAAGCAATGATTTCACTTATCAAAGCAGGAGCTTTTGATAGTATAGAAGACCGTAAGTTTACAATGGCATGGTATTTATGGACAACTTGTGAACCAAAGACAAATTTGAACTTAACAAGTTTCCCTACATTACTGAAATACAATTTGGTTCCATTAGATGATGAAAAGATGGAACGCGGTCTGCGCATTTATGAATTTAATCGTTATCTCAAAGCAGTATGTCGTGAGAAAGCATCAGATATAAATTATCGGTTAGACGTGCGCGCAATTGATTTTTTAATTAGTCAAGGTTGGGAAAGATTAATTGATGGAGATTTAATGAATGCAAAACAGTGGGATAAGATATATCAAAGTGAAATGGATATATTTAGACATTGGATGATGCAAAATAAATCAGATTTATTATTCAAGTTAAATACAATTTTGTTCAAAGAAGAATGGGATAAATATGCGTCCGGAACAATTTCACATTGGGAAATGGAAGCTGCATGTATTTATTATCATGACCACGAGTTATTAAATATCAATAATGAAAAATATGGTTTAAGTGATTTCTTTGATTTACCAGAAGAGCCAGAAGCTGATAAGTATTGGTATCGTGGCAATAAAACTATTCCACTTTTTAAGTTAACGAAAATTGCAGGAACTTGTATTGATAGAAATAAAACAAAAAGTACGGTAACCTTGCTGACTCCCGATGGCGTTGTTGAAGTAAAGTTTAGAAAAGAATATTTCGCATTATTTGATAGACAGATTTCTGAACGTGGAGCGGATGGCAAGAAACATATAGTTGAGCGTTCTTGGTTTAAGCGTGGTAATATGATAATTGTAAATGGAATGCGTTCAGGGGATAATTTCATTTGTAAGAAATATGCAAGCACAGTAGGACATCAATTATATAAAATTAACGAAGTAAAAAGCAATGGAGATTTAATCTTACAAGATACTCGTTATCAAGGAGGCATAACTGAGGAAGATGAAGAAGTATAATATAGTTGCGATATGTGGTAAGGCTGGAGCAGGCAAAGATGCGCTGCTCCAAGCCCTTGCAAAAACATATCCAGAAGCGCACATAAAAGTAAGTTATACTACGCGTCCACCAAGAGATTATGAAGTAGATGGTAAAGATTATCATTTTATAACCAGAGATGAATTTATTCAACTAATTGAAGAAGGTAAGATGCTTGAAGCAGCTGAATTTAATGGCTGGGTATATGGCACAAGTGTTCTTGATTTAGCCGAAGATAAATTAAACTTTGGAGTCTTCAATCCTGCTGGGGTGGAAGCTCTTGATAATTATGACTTTTTAAATGTTTTATTAATTATGTGCGATTGCCCAGACCATATACGGCTCATACGCCAGCTTTCACGAGAGAATACTCCAGATGTGGAAGAAGTATTAAGGCGGTATAATACTGACCGATTTGATTTCTCTGAATTCGATATTTCAAATAGAGAGAATACAATCATTATGCGAACTGATGGTTCTTTAACTGCTGAAGAAGAAGCTGAAGTACTTAAAGGATACATAGATGATTGGGTAAATTACATTAAATAAATTATTATAAAATCCATATATAGTAGGTGTATCCCCACACCATACTACATTTAGATAAAGGAGTAACTTATGACAATACAAGATTGGTTAGGCGAAAATAATACTCTCGGTATTGATATATGGGAGAAAAAATATCGTCGTGGTGATGAAAGTTTTGACCAATGGTTAGACCGTATTAGTAATGGTCATGAAGAAGTAAAACAATTAATTATTGATAAGAAATTTTTGTTTGGTGGTCGTATTCTTTCTAACCGAAATGTAAGTGAGCACATAGAGCGAGTAACATATAGTAATTGTTATGTTATTAGTCCTCCAGAGGATTCCATTGAAAGTATTTATGAAACTTGTAAAAAGTTGGCACGTACTTATTCATATGGCGGAGGATGCGGCATTGATATTAGTAAATTGGCTCCAGCAGGTGCAAGAGTTCATAATCAAGCCAAAACAACAAGTGGCGCTGTTTCTTTCATGGACACTTTCTCACAAGTGACCGAACAAATTGGACAAAATGGCAGACGTAAACTTGCTTAATTAAATTGTAAGTTTCCGAAAATATATAGAGTAGGAGGCTCTTTCTGTGAATAGAAAACTATTAGAAAAATATTTAGAAAAAGGATTAACACAACAAGAAATTGCAAAGATTGTTGGAAAAGCAAAATCAACTATTGGATATTGGATTACTAAATATGGGTTAAATGACAAGTCTAAATATAAAAAACCTAAATATAAAAACCCAAAAATGTTTAATAAAATTGATACTCCAGAAAAAGCTTATATTATTGGCTATGTTTTAGCAGATGGATACATCAATGATAATGTAGTTGAATTTGGGTGCTGTTTAGAAGATAAAAAGATATTACAATTTATTGCAGAATACATTGGAGCAAATTATACAGAAGATTTAACCTATATTCCAAAAACCAAACGTTTTCCTCGTGCTAGAATTACTATTGGTAATTTAGATTTAATTACTGATTTTAATAAGCATTGCTCTTCAAAAGAAAATAAACATTGTCCCATTATTCCTAAAAATTTAGAAAAATATTTGGTACAAGGATTTTTTGATGGAGACGGATGTTTAACATGGGGCAGAAGAAAAGACCGAAATAGATTGTGGCAAAAAATCTCTTTTACTTCTTCGTTAAAAATACTTGAAGGAATCCAACAAATTTTATTAAAACAATGCGCAATTTCAACAATTATTAGACCAAAGTCTAATGAAAATTGTTTCGTATTAGAATTCGCCAATAGAGAAGATGTATTAAAGTTTTTAAATTTTATTTATCCAAACGATAGTTTTATTATTCTAAAAAGAAAATACGATAAAGCACAAGCCCTGCGTCTTGAATTGGGTGAATTCGGGGAAGGCCCAACAACCCCGAGCCAAGCTACTGAAGAAAAAGCAGTAGAAGGTGTAGAGACTAACGGTTGAGGAAACAATAAGACCGTATTAGCGCCCGAGTTTATTATTATATAATAAATAAGATATAGTCCACTATGGGGGCTTTAATGATTTCCATGCGATGCGACCATCCCGATATTGAAAAGTTTATCACAATCAAAAGTGACTTAAATAAAGTTAATTATGCTAACATTTCTGTACGCGTAACTGATGACTTTATGACCGCTGTACAACATGATAACGATTGGGAATTAAGTTTTACTCGACCTGAAACAGGTGAAGTAATTAGTAAAACCGTAAAAGCAAAAGATTTATTTAATTTGCTTTGTGAACAAAATTGGAATTATGCAGAACCAGGTATTCTGTTTTGGGATAGAATTGAACAAGAAAATATGCTAAATACTCATCCGGATTTTAAATATGCTGGAACTAATCCCTGCGCCGAAGAGCCACTGCCTGCTGGCGGCAGTTGCTTACTTGGTTCATTAAATTTGGCTGCGTTTGTTGTAGATGGAGAATTTCAATGGAAAGAATTTGAACAGGCAGTTGATGTTGCAGTGCGTGCACTTAACGATGTTTTAGATGAGGGACTGTATCGTCATCCTCTGCAAGAGCAAAGAGATAGTGTGCGCGATTGGCGTCAAATTGGCTTAGGCATCATGGGTCTTGCTGATGCATTGATCAAAATGCAAATTACTTATGGTTCCAAAGCAGCCCTTACAATTAGTGATGAAATTGGTACTTTATTGGCGCGTACCGCTATTGCAACAAGCAGCAAATTGGCAGCTGAACATGGCACGCCATATCCTAAATATATCCCCGAAGTAATAAATTCATCTTTTATTCAGCAACACTACAATCCAAATGGATTAGCAATTAACGGATTTAAAAGCGCTGGTCTATATAATAGTCAATTATTAACTATTGCGCCTACAGGCACGTTGTCCACCATGCTGGGCATTTCCGGAGGCATTGAACCCATTTTTGCTAATTATTATACTCGTACCACTAAGTCTTTACATGGTAAGGACGTAACCTACAAAGTATATACTCCAATAGTTAAAGAATACATGGATGCCCATGGCATTAAAGATGATGCAGACTTACCTGAATGGTTTATTACTTCTGCTGATCTTGAACCCATTAATCGTATCAAGATGCAAAGCACCTGGCAGGCACACATAGATGCAAGTATTTCATCAACGGTTAATCTTCCCAATGAAGCAACGGTTGATGACGTACGCGACATTTATATGAATGCATGGTCGCATGGCTTAAAGGGTATTACAGTCTTTCGTGCTGGATGTGCGCGCACGGCTATTCTTAACGCTACTTCAGGAGAAAAGAAATCTGAAACTGCGGTCGAAGAACCTAAGATTAAAAAGATAGTTTCGAAGAAAGGCACTTCTGATTGCTTAGGTATGGAACATCATTTAACTACTGGATGTGGTTCACTACATATAACTGCTTTCTTTGATAAAGATGGCAATTTGCGTAATACTTATTTAAGCAAAGGAAGTACCGGTGGATGCAACAACTTTATGATTGGGCTTTCGCGTATGATTAGTCTGGCTGCGCGCAATGGTACTCCTATTGAAGAAATTGTTGATCAGCTTAAGAGCAGTGGAACCTGTCCTAGTTATGCGGTGCGCCGCGCTACAAAGAATGACGTATCTCCGGGTTCATGCTGCCCTGTCGCCATCGGAAATGCGTTAATGGAAATGTGGGAAAAATTTAATAATGAACATAAAGTAAAGACTCAAACTCTATTAGAAGAAAAATGTCCTCAATGCGGTGCAGATCTAAAACATGAAATGGGTTGTGTAACATGTATTGACTGTGGATATAGTAAGTGTGGTTAATATGACACAGGCTGAATGTAAAGTTGAAACCTATAAACATATTGAAAAAGTGCGCGAGTATATATAGCTATTTATTAATAAGCTATATGCTCGTGGACTTGAGCATGATAGAGCTAAACTCGAAAACCCTGAGCTTGAAGTCTTTACAGAATATACGCCTAAGCTTTCCGAATTAACTTATGATAGTCCGGAGTATCGCGAATGCTTAGAAAAAATGAATGGTGCGCTTCAACACCATTATGCTCAATATAGGCATCATCCAGAGCATTTTGATAATAGTATTGATGATATGAATTTAATTGATATTGTTGAAATGTTTTGCGACTGGAAGGCTGCTTCCGAGCGTCAGTTAGATGGTAACCTATTAAAAAGTATTGAAAAAAATGCTAATAGATTTAGTATGGATCCACAATTAAAACGTATATTAATTAACACTGCTAAAGTATATGACGAGTAGAAATGAAAAATATTTTATGGTATAATATATATAGAATAGTAAGGGAGTAAATATATGTTAAATATTAAAACAAAAAAAATATTAGATGCTCTTCCATATCGTGAAAACATGGAAAATGAATATGCGCTTGTGGAAGAAGATAAGAAAATGTATCAATGTAAAAATGGTAGTTGGGAACCAGTAAAATTGGATAGCGGTGAGTTCACAATTACTTTAGCAGATTTAAATTCTAGTATTTTCGCACAATTAAAACCAATGACAGATGAACAGTTGCGCAAGGCACAGACAGATATTTATCGTATGTTTGGCGCAACTATGGATCCGGGTATGCCTGAACAAAATTATTGGGCTCTTATATGCTGGGAACGTCGTTACATTACTATTTTCCATCATGATGATTATAGTAATGAAGAATTAAGTGATATCTTTATGGAAGTTATTGAGAATCTAGGCGAAATTAAAGATATTACTGTAAATGAAGATACTTGGACGGCTGAAATCTGGATTACAAATGATGAAGGTACTTATTGTTATGTTTTCTTTGATTACAAACAAGGTATTATAAATGGGGTGGCATAATGAAAATAACAACTGAAGTACAAATTGGTTCTAATATGTAGGCTATTTATTTAGTTGATAATAATGAGCATTCAACATTAATCGCATATAGTAAGATATATGATCTCGGTACAATACTTTGTGCTTTCTATTATACTTATCATTGTGATACAATCGTAGTTGCTGCTCCTCGAGAGTTAGCAAGCAAAATTGCTGGTGACGCACTCGCCATCAGTAAAGAATATTATGCAGAGCATCCTCCTCTGCACATTGAAATTATTTAAGGAGTTAATATGAATTATTTATTAAAAACGCAAGAAATATATCGAGTTCCTAACGAAGACGCTGCCAAACAATTAATAGAGGCCGCAAAAGCAGATGGAAAAGGTGACCTTATTAAGTACAATTGTGAATATCGTGAGCGCAAAGCTAAAGGAGAAATAATTGATACTTGGTATCGTGTTACACTTAATCGTTTATTCAATGATGAAAAAGAACCTGATGGTATTACAACTATTTCTTATTCTTATGGTAATGAACCCAACTTTTGATAATTTAGGAGAGTAGATTATGGCAAAATTTGAAGTTGTAAGTCGTTTTAATAATGCTAATTTGATTTTACCCGCGCGAGCAACTAAATGTTCGGCCGGTTATGATTTTCAAGCAGCAGAAGAGAAAATTATCCCTCCATATGAACGTTTGGTATATGACATGAAACATGAATGGGATCGCAACCCTATCGCCGCTCCTGAATTAACCATGGCACAAATGGCTACCTTAACAAAATCCGCAGATGCTCGTCCTGTATTAGTGTCTACTGGAATGAAAGTGAAGTTAGCTGATGATGAATATCTTGAAATCATGGCTCGTAGCTCTCTCCCTCATAAACATTGGCTTGTAATGGCTAATGCAGTCGGCATTGTGGATGCTGACTATTATAACAATCCTGATAATGAGGGAGAAATTTTTTTCCAATTAATTAATTTCTCGCCAATTCCTATTATCATCCAAAAGGGTGATTATATTGGGCAAGGAATAATTAAAAAATATATAAAGACCGAAGATGACGTTGCCGAGAAGGAGCGTATCGGGGGTTTTGGGTCTAGTCATTGAGAATCCTTGCACTCGATCAGGCAAGTCATGTAACAGGATATAGTATTTTTGATGGAGATAAATTAATTGCAAGTGGTACTATTAAATTGACTAATGAGCATTTGGGTACGCGTCTTTAGATTTTGCGATAGTCAGTACAATAGTTATGCCAATAGTATCAAATAGAATTTATGATATTAGAAGATATATAGTTATAGCAAGATCCACAAACTTATAAAATTTTAGGCAAAGTTCTTGGAGTATTAGAAGAATTAGCTGTTGAACTATTCGGTAAAAATTATATAATTTATACTTGCGCGCATTGGCGTTCAGTACTTGGCATTAAAGGAAAAGAGCGTAGAATATAGAAAAAAAATGCATAGCAATATGTCTTAAATCACTATAATAAAAAAGTATCTGAAGATGAAAGTGACGCTATCTGTATAGGTGCTGCATATGTAAAGAATAATGTTGGCTTTGATTGGTCTTAACCTTCAAGGCCAACATTCTTTTATTTTATTAAAATAATTTTCATAATAATTGACAGATAAAAAATATCATTATATAGAAAGGAGGATTATCTAAGTGAATGCTATCTGGGAATTTATCATCAAATATTGGCTTGAGTTCGTATTTGGTTTAATTGCAAGTGGTATTGTCACTGGTGTAACACTTATGTATAAACAACGTAAAAAAAGGACTGAAGACCGTCAAGAACAAATGAATAAAGAAATTGCTGAAAATATAAAGACAATTTTAGATGATTATTAGCGTTCTATACTAAAAATAATCCAAGAAGATGAAGATAAAGCTGCCGCTGAAAATAAAGCAATTCATGCTTAGATTGTAAATAATCAAAATAATTTAACAGCTTTAACAGAAGGTATATTATCTATTCAAGGACGTCAATTTAAAGAGGAATGTCGCGCTTTATTAGAGAATGATCATGAAATTACACTAAAAGAATTCGAACATATTACAAACGAGCATCGAATTTATAATGCATTACGAGGAAATCATGATGGCGATGATCTTTATAATTTAGTAGAAACTAAATATCGAGCAAATTTAAAATAAGTTGAGGTGATATATATGTCAACAGAAACAATTGAACTTTTGGGTAAGATTTTTGAAATGTGTATTATTCCTTTGCTAGGTGTTTTAGTCCCATTTGTAATTCAATGGATTAGAACTAAATCAGCAACACTTGCAGCAAATGCTGATAATGAATTATCAAAGAAATATATTGCAATGCTTACCGATACAGTAACCAATGCAGTTATTGCTGTAAACTAGACATATGTTGATGCGCTCAAGGGTAAAAATGCCTTTACAGCAGAAGCATAGAAAGAGGCTCTTACTATGGCGTATACAGCAGTACTTAATAATTTGACTGACGAAGCTAAAACATATTTAAACGAAGTATATAGTGATTTAGAAAACTATATTAAGGTTTTAATTGAAGCGAAAGTGCGTGAGAATAAATAAGTAAAAAAAATAAGGGACGTAGATAAAAATCTACGTCCCTTATTTTTTTTATTTGGTAACTACCGTAGGAGTATGTGTAGACATTCCAATTACTAATGTTGTTGAATTATTTTCAACTGTAAAAGTAGGTTCAATAGTCATACATACACGCGATAAATTTGATTGATCATAATAAATATTGCCTTCAGTAGTATAAATAATTTGGCCAGCCACTATATTAATATCATTTAAATTAGCTGCTGAAGTTGTAATAAATTTAATAGGTATCGTTGTTGGAGTAATAGAAGTTGGCACTATTATCAACTCCCTTCTTTAAAATTAGCTAAGTGTATGCCAATACATATTTGTATCGATATCAACAGTAGCGTTTGTGTATGCGGTAACATGACCATAAGTATCAAATGTTAAACCATTAATAAATGTATTAACAGTTGAAGAGCTCGCAGTAGGTGTTACAGCAACATGAGCAGGTGCATATGTAACTGTACTCGGATGACCGTAGTCATCAAAAGTCATTGCAGATACGAAATTATTAGCAACTGTAGCTTTTGTACTGGTTGGTGTAATTGTTACATGTTTAATTGTCTCAGTTAAAGTTTTGCCATTTACTGAAGCAGTTGTAGTAATACCATTAGCACCAATAATTTTATGTGCTACTGTTAGAGTGCCAGTATTATCAGTGAATTTAATCTGATGATTTGTAGCATCATTAGAAGGTGTATAATAAACATCAGTGTCATCACCAGAAGGAATAATATTATAAATCCAATTATTACTTGCATCTTGTGACATGATAACCATATCACCAATATCAACATCCGCAGAAGCGCCTGTTACTGTGCCAGAAGTAATAAATTTATAAGCCCAACCACTTTCAAATGTACTAGGATTTAAATTATTAAAATCAGCTACGCTAATTGCGCCTTTAAACTTCATAGCGTCTAAGTCGCCAAGAGCATCAGCTAATGCCTAATTTACATAATCTTTAATATTTCCAATAACTCCTGCCGCGCCACCTGTTAAAGTAATAACATTATTATTATGGGAAATCGCAATACCATCAGCGCCAACAAGCTCAAAATTACCAGTAGCCGCATTAGAAGCAGTATCAGAAATAGTTGTAACAATTTTAACACCATTCGTTGAAGATGCCGGTGTTAAATTAACTGCGGTGGTGGTAGCTGCAAGCTAAGTATTAGTTGCAGAAAGTTCGATATTGCCAAGCTCATTCTGGTCAATATGAATATTTGAACCGCCATTAATAATTATCTTACCATTGACTGTATTATTTTCGCTATCAGAGGCAGACATATTAATGGATAAATCGCCATTAGTTATAGTCGCAGATAAAGCATGGTCATTAGCAACTAAATGTGTATTAGTTGGAGTCGGAACAGAAATAGTAATTGTACTTGAATTAGAGTTAATTGTTACATTGCCGTCTCCTTTAATATCAAACATTGTCCCCTTAGCATATTTTCCTTGAGGAGTTAGAGAAATATGCGCGGTATTATTATCGGTAGTAATACTACTATTTAATGTAGTTGCATCTAATTTTATCCAACTAGCATCATCTGCAATATAGACTCCATCATATGCACCATTATCATCAGATTGTGTAACAACTAAAATTGAACCACTTGGATTATATGAACCCGGAGCGCTAGGCAATGCATTGGTGCGTCTCACGCCATCAATCCATTTTAATGTTCCACTATCGCTGGGATCTGCCCAATACAAACGATTGGTATCAGTAGTAAAATAAATTTGACCACTGGTAATACCTTTAGTATTTAATGTAGTTTGCGTACCATGTACAAACGTTACAGCAGTATTTAATTTTGTCGCCATAAATAAAAATTCCTTTCTTATTTATTTTAATTTTCTTCAATGGTAGACCATTGTAATTTTTCTTGAATCATAGTATTAATTTGTTCAGAGTATGTAGCTATAGGATTATCCCATGTTCCATTTCCTCGAAGATAAGTGTCCTATTGACTGGCCTGCGGCGCAGGCACTAAACCTACTTTACCATTAGTATCTTTAGTTGCGCCTTGCATTGTACCAATAGATATCTCAAAAATATCTCGAATGTCTTTATTAACCCAATGATTACCTTCATAGACTAAAATATGATTAACCGATAAATTATTATCTAAGAAGACATCAACTAATTCAGAAAGAGAGGTGGCTCCAGTGATAGAGCCACCTATTAATTTATTTCCCAAATATAATTTACCCGAAGAAGCATTGTCTTCAGTAATAAAATACAATGTATCAGGATTTTTTTGTTGAAGATTATTATATGCGGTTGGAGTGCCACGTACAAATTTAACAAAATTGCCTAAAATGGAATTCAGATTCATTATTTACTACCTCCTGTCTTAGAATCTAACGACGGTATGTCATCGCTAGGTAAATATGACTAATTATCATTCTCTTTAAGAAGAGGCAATGCAAATGTTGCTATAAATTGATTCTAATTATCGCTATAGAATTTACCAGCTAATTCTTTCACCAATCCAGTATAACACATTAATAATTTTGAAAACGCATCAGCTAAATCGATTGGATAATTATTTTTATTTAAATATTTGGTCTATGCATCAATTTTCTCAAAACGATTTTTTGCTATCATTTGCCCAACTGCAGCGTCATATTCAATAGGATTAATTTCATCTTCTAAATTAGCAACACGTGAAATTAAATTGTTTACACTTTTTAAATCACTAATATTAGTTAATTGTAATGTAGCTTGCTCTAAAGCTGATATACGATTTTCCATTCCTGCATTTTTAGAAGATTGTTCAGATTCACTAGTTGTAGGATTAATTGGTCTGACTGGCGGATAAGCTTGTTCGTCTACCACGACAAATAGCACATATTGATCCATAGATGGCTTAGCGCCATGAGTAAACTTTTTAAACGCAATAACATTATTACCTATAGCTACTCCTTCTGCTAATTGACAAGTTACATAATTAAAACTTATTGTTTGATTTGTTGTAGTATCCAAACCTACATATATAGTATTAAGACTATTAGAATTAATAGTCTATATCTATGAAGTATAAAATTCATAATGATTAACACCTGTTAATAAATTTGCTTCATCAGTATAAATATCATTAATTTGATAAGGAACACCAATTCGATCGTATAAAATTGTTCCTTGTATAGATTTATATAAAGAAAACTTACATCCTTGTGGGGTATTAAGTCCAGTTCTCATTGCTGCACAAATTCTAAACTCAACATTATGCACATCTGGCGATGGGCTTGGAGAATAGCTTTCGTCTTTAGTTAATGAAATTTGAATTAACTAATATGGATTAATTTGAGAAATATCTTTAACCGCAGGCAAATTAATAACATAACCATAAGTTGATGTATCCCATAGTAATTCAACATTATTACCTGTTAATATATATTTCTAAATTTCATTATTTATTGTTATGTAAGGCTATGATAAAACAAAAGCAATTCGTTGTTTAGTATCAGTTAAATAAATGTATCCAGTATTAGAAGTATTGTTATTATTACCAATCTCTAATTCAGCTTGATTTGTCGAAATAGATTTGCGCCAAACATAAGGCTGCCATTTATTTGCAGTTTCATCATATTGATATAAAGAAAATTGTAGGCCAGCGAAAGATAGAGACTTACCAGTTACTAAACCACTTCCGTTATTTAATAAACAAGCCTGTAAAACTACTTCAATATATGAACTATAAATCTACTAATCACCAGACCCAGGAGAATCGGTTGTAGGAATTTCAATTATTGGCGACGCGCCAGTTAAATACTAATCAATTACACTATTACGAGGATTAGGTGATAAATAACGATTTAAATAGTCAATTGCCTTACTAAATGTAGTTTCCCGTCCATAAGGAGTAGTATAATGTGGGAAAGCAATACCTTTGGTTAAAATATCATTAATATGACCTTGTTCATTAAATTGCATTACTGGCGTTTGTAAAATTGCATCTTCTTGCCAAGTTATAATGCTATTCGAATCAGGGTCATTATCATCTAGATTGGTGGCCGTTGTGCATGGGATATCAATCGCTTCAATAATAGCTGGTGTAACCTATATATTAATCGCTGACTTATTTATCATCCCTGTTGAACGCACTGATAATTTTAAAATATTAATTGGATTATTTATATCTGGATTATTAAGTAACTAATAATGATATTGCGTATCAGTAGAAGCTATGTAAGATTGATTCATAATAGTTTCTGTAACTGTGACATTTGTTGGAAATGTAAAAGTTAAATACGCATTGCGCAATCCAGCATTAGTAGCTAATGATTTATTTAAAAAATAAATATTGATTATTGTATCTGTAGAATCATTTAAATATACGCAAGACTGACGATTGCCATCATTATCTCCTGCATAAATAACTGCTGCCATTTTAATTTTATCAATAGGCGATGAAATTGGGTTTTCTGGAGCAGTTCTGCTTGCATCTCCGTCACGCTTTGGTCTAGCTATTGCTGTAGTTTTACCAGTAGTATCACTTAAATAAGTATGCGCTGTAGCCTTCCCGGTTAAAGGTAAGTGATGTCGTAAAGCAAAACCAAATTGCGCCTATGCATTAGCATGTCCATATGCATCTGTATGAGGGCCTTCTAAATTATAATTATTTTCTAATGTCAATTCTGGCAGTTTGACCCTCGTGTTCGTAGAATTAGTATAAGTTGAAAATTGTGGCGTAGTTTCAACAATTGTTGCCAGACTATGAGATATCTAAGCGTCACCATTGTTTAAAGTAACACTTATTGGAGACGTTGCATTAATATCTGGCATATGTATTGTCTAAGTAGATTGAGATAGATAATGACCCCATTGATCAAATTGATCTTGTGATATATCATAAGTTTTCCCAAATTTTATTTTAGATTTAGGTCTAGTATTATTTTGACTTTCTTGAATAACCGTTGCATTTGCAATTGGTGAGGAATTAGGCGGATTGTTAATAGTTTTATGCGCAAAAGTATACTCTATCTAATTATTAGCAGTGTGGCTGCGCATTTCTAATTTTTCAATTGCATTAACTTTTGGAATATTAATGCCTGCACTTTTTGTACCAATCACATGACCTGTATCTGCAATAATTGGCTTAGCAATAAGGATTTGCGATCCCCATTCCAATGCAGTTGCGTTTGTAGCAACCGGATTATTAGCTACAGAGGATGATACACAAATGTTATTAGAATTAACAAGTGGCGTAGCAGTACCGTCAGCCCATTCCATATTTGGTTTGCCATGACTGATTTCTACATATGGGTAATCTTTAATTGTTTTTATCCAAAATAATTTTTCTTCATTATTAACAAGTGCGCCCGTGCCACTACGGGGTTGGTTATCTGCATCCCATCTGCTTCTAAAGATTAGTAATTCTTTATATGTAGAATTCTATGTAAATTGATTATTATATAAACTATCCGTTGTAATAATATTACTCATTTAATAATCTCCTTTCTCTCTTATTTACTGGAATCATTAATTGGATCTGAATTATTTGTATCAGGTGTAGTAGCTTCGATAAATTTATATTCTTCTTCGCTATAAACAACATCAACAATAATTGGCCAAGGATTTTTTGTTAGCCATTTACTATTCGTTTCTGTAAAATAAATAGTAATAGATCGAATGGTTAAATCTTGAATATCATGACGTGTCAAATTATAAACGCCATAAGCACCAATAGTCAAATAATTAGTTTTATTAGTTGGCGCACCATTAATACTAAACATTAATCCTTCTGGACCTTGAATACCAATCGATGCAACTTGCCGTTTTTGTAAAGGGATAACCCAAGTATTGCTTGGGTTACCCTATTCATCTATTAAATTTAAATTCCCTAATTTATCCATAGGAGGCAACCATTGTTCAATTAATTTTGCCATGCTAATTACTCCTCTCTCTCAAATATTGAATTAGGCTAAATTTTTGCTGTACTTAAAGACATCGTGCCATTATAATTTAATGAATAACTAATGCTCTAAATGGCGAAATCATCATCAATCCCTAATCTTTTATCACCAATATAAATACGACTATTTACATCTAAATAATAAATAGGTATACAAGTTAAATTTATTGTCTAATTGCAATAGGTATGTTGATAAAGTAAATCATCAATTTTATTTTTAATACTTAATCCTCGTGAAGAAATAGAAAAATATTGTTCATAACCAGCTGGCAATAAAATATAGCCATAACCAGATTTTAATTCTATTTTTTCATCTTGGAATTGATCAAAAGTATAAATTAAAATTTTTGGAATTTCTCTATAAAAAATGGATTTTAAATTAGTATCATTAATCACTATTGGCCTGTCTCCTATTTCAGATGTAGCATATGCCGAAATACTGCCATCCGTATCTAAAAAATCAAACCAGAAATTTAATGTGTAAGGAGCTTCATAAACTGCTTTATTCCAATATGCTCGTACGCCATCATTCACCCCATAATATAATAAGTCACGAGTATAATAATTTATTTTCTCATAGTGACGTGTTAAATAAGTGGGATTACCATGAATATCATATGGAATAATCGCTAATTGTTCAATAGGTTGTTCATTTAAATGATAAAATGCTGACAAAATTGGATGTATTTTTATATGCTGTAAATTATAATAATTTAAATTATCATAAATATAATGCGAATTAAATAAAGTAATAAATTTATTAAACTACATTTTTTTACTTTCATTACTATTGGCATTATAGTATAAATCAGTTTTTGCCGCTAATTGATTTATAAATAATTGATATGATAACATATGCGCATCTTTCAAAACAGAGAAATTATCATATATAAAATCATAGTACATATTTAAAAGCCACTACAATTGATAAAGTGAATTAAAATTTAATAATTGAAATAATTCCGATATTAGTTCTGTATTGTTAATTTGTACAGTTAAACCAATTAAATCATCATAAATTAAGGGCTAATCCTTAGTGCTAGTAGAATTTACAAAATAATCATAAATTGCACTAGGACAAGCTATTATGTTTGATACAATAAAATGTGCCAATGGGTTTAGTTTTGATAATTCTGAGTTATCAGCTAACACCAAAGAATTATAAATATAAGTCCATAGAAAAATTTCAACTTCATTAATCTATCCATCATCATCTAAATCATATTGCGCAATTAACTCATCACTTAAATTATCTACTATTTCACCATAATTATTTGTTACATTTTGTATAAAGTTTTTTAAATCTATTAATGAAATACTACTGGGTAAAGAAATGTTAACCATATCAAGATTATATACTGAACGCATAATCAATAAAGCATCTGTAAGAGTAATCTATCCATCATGATTCCAATCATATTTCAATAATAACTCAGGAGAGGATGCTTCCATCTCTAAAGCAATGCGCAAAGCTATTACAGCATCGGCTGTAGTCATTATTTCATTTTGCCACCAACGACGCTCTATTGAGTATTTGTCTTGCTATAAAACATTATTAGTAATTGATGTTAATAATTCAATAAAATCATTGTCATTAAGCCATTTCTGCCAATTACTCCAAGAGGAATATAGTAATTGATTGCGTTCAAGAATTAATGATATTAATGATAACCACATATCTTTCTACTGTAGAATATTTTTTATATTTGTATCTACATCATTTAAAATATATAACATATATTTTGAACCTTTATAGCTTTCAGAAATTGCATTATATACCGCTTCTCCATCCACAAATGTTCTTTCATAATATTCCTTAATAGTTATTCCTTCAATAGGATAATTTTCTGTGGCTAAAATAGGACAATAGTCATATTGGTCCAAATAAGGTATAAAAGATTGCGAAATATCAGAATATTTATACCACAACTAACTTGAAATGTCATATGCTGTAGTATAAATAAATTTTACAAATGTATCTGCATTTGGACTTCTTTCTAAAAAATTACGAATAGTATCATACGTATACCAACCATGCATTAATTTAGTAGTAAATTGTCCAATTTGCGGAATTTCACTGATTCCTAATTCAGTAGGAATATTAAATCCTTTACCATTTTCATCAACATAATACCAATGAGTGCTATCTAAAATAACCCACTTATCAGTTGTGCCATATAACTTACATGGATGCTCTGTAGTTTTTAATTCTAATTCAGTTGTTCCCTATTCAGAATAGATTTTTAATCCAACACTATTAGGACGGTATACACCATTAATATAATACTAAGATAAATTAGAACTATTTATTTCACTATAATCTACTACTTTATTATAAACGCTCATTTCATTTAAAACATCTTCATCGGTATTATCATAAGGCCAATACAATTGACGCCAAAAACCTTCTAAATCAATATAATATTGCTCATAGCCAGTATGACCATTTGGATAATAAGGTTCATTGCGTTTTGCCAGCGTAATTTGATAGTCTTCAAATTCTAAATTGTTATGATTATGATTGTATTGACGATATTCCTTAGCCATTTGATAAATTAATTCACGCCAATCTAATGACACATGTAGCTAGATGCGCGACAATAAACGCTACTTAAGCCATGGCATATTAAGTTGATAGCGTTTAAATTCAGCTTCTGACAAAGTAGTCCAAACATTTGGTTCAGCATCAGGAGCAACACTGACATATATAATTGGCTTAGTGTCAATAGCATATCTACTATGAATAGGTACTTTACCACCGGCCGCAGAAACGCGCTCTCCCCAAACCGTATAATCATTTTTAATTGAAGCTAACTATGGAGAATTTTGTACATTAGTAATTAATTTAGTATCTTTAAATTCATATATGTATGGTGTTGCATATTGATAATCTAGCCAATAACGATCTCTTCCTTCATCTGAACTAATTGTTACCATTTCTGGCAACCAAACAGTATTGATAAATGATTTTTTATGACGTAATACAAAACGTCCATCAACATCATAAAAATATTCAAATTCACCTAACATTTTTATAATTTTATCTAACACAGAAGTAATTGTATCACCAGCTTTAGCAATTAAATCTCCTGCATAGACCAATGGACAAACCCGGTAGCCAACTGCTTCACCATAAGTAATTTTAGCTGCGCAATATAATTGCATCTGATTTAACTATTCAGCTGTATATGTCTATGTTTCATCCATTTCTTCAAATGTAAATCGTGTAGCAATGTAATTATTATCTAATAGTGGCCGAGTTAGGCTATCATAAATAATTACTTTATCATTATTCAATTTCTATGCTGAAAACTTATATTGGTCTTTTCCGATTTCCTTACAGCAATAAACTGTCACATCAGCGCTACTAAACAAAGGTAGCACATAACGCTCACTTGTAAAAGAGCGAATTAAAAACATTGGATCGTCATTCTTATAATCTAACTATTCTAAACCAACATCATCTAAATCCTATATAATGATATTAGATAATGGCTCTTGAGCATAACTATAAATTAAATCTGTAACAATTTCTTGAATAGTTAATTTATAATTCGTTGTAACACCATTTGCATCAGTATAGTCATAAGTACCAAAATCTGTTTCAGCATTAATAATGCCGCCCAATTCTCCATTCAATAAACACATTTTATCTTTTCCTTGGATACTAATTGAGGCAGAATTAGTAGTAAAAGTTGAACTGAAACTAGTAATAAAAAAAGTTCCCATATTAAAATAAATTCGAGATGGGTATGAATCATCAACTTTATTTTCTAAACCAATTTCAACTTTAAATTTCTATTTAAATGTCCAATAATAATCATTAATCTCAGTTGCTTCAGCAATAAAGCTTAATGAGCAAGAGCGCCGAATTGCGCTCTTGCCATCAAGATTAATTGATCCAGAAGTAATACGTCCTTCTAACTGCTCTAGTGGACGTTCATCAAAGGTTAATGCTTGTATTCGGACGTAATATGTATGTTCGTGATGTGTATCTAGTTTTTGTAAAAAATTTGCATCATATAACATAATAAAAGTCCTCCTTTTTATCCTTGATTATTAACTCCAGTAGTAGGATTAATTATTATACCATTACTATATAATGGAGGAATAACCTATAAAATTGTATTTTTATGCAATGTTACTAAATTATTGTCTTGCATAACTTGCGCCAATGATTTGCCACCAATCGTTAGTTTAAGTAGTTCATTTTCTGTTAGATCATTTGTAACTTTATAGTAACCATATTCTAAGGGAATTGAAAGTTCTTCTTTTGCTACCAGATCTTTTAATGATTTCGCAGAATATAAATCATTCGTCATTAACTGATTTTCTATATTAGAAGTACTAGATTCAATAGCTAACAATTCAGGAGACATTTCTAATAATAAAGCACTTTTATTTGGAATAATAATTAAACCATTTTGTTCAACTGAAGTAATAAGTTGTCCATTCTTATCTGTATAACCCACTAAATTAGAAATGGGCTCTGCCGCACGATAAATGCCCGACGCTGCGGCAGATATTTCAGCTGCCTTAATATCTTTAATAATATAATTGTATAGTTTATCTGCAAAAATCAAATTATTTTGATCGTACTTTGGCTCTTCATTTTCTAGCGGAAAGCTTTCACTATCTGCATATAAATATTTTAAAGTTCTCCAATAGTTTAGCTAAGGCAAACTGACTCCTGCATTATCAAAATAATTATAACTAGGCATAGGTGGTATCATTAATGGCTGATCAACAGTACTTGCTTCAATTAAAAACCAATTTAAGTAGTCTAAGTAGATCTAGCGAATATGACGCATCTAATAATCCCAATAAGCTCTATCTAAAGATGAGTTACTATTAGCAAAATTTTGCTAATATTTTTTTAATGCAGCACTAAACCAACTTAAAATTCTTGCCCATGTATCGGCCGCTGCGGAAGCGGGAAATTGATAAGTTAAATGCGCTACAGTTAAGCTCGCATCCGCCTAAACATTGGCCCCAAGCGCAATCTCGCAAGTTGTTCCAATAGGATAATCAAAGAAAGAATAACCATTTGAATCACGGTTAATTTGCACTTGGGCAGTAGTTAATTTCGTTTTTGCTAATACTTGCTCGTCTTCTGCTGAAACAGTTTTTACAGTAATTGTTAAATTATTATTATAATTAAAAGTGATGGGATCGCTGGCTTCACCGTCTACAACAATTGTAATTTGTGCATTAAAATTATCATCTGGAATTTCGCAAGTAGTCATCCATTGTAAATTATTAAAATAAACATAATCATAATCATATAATGATTTTTGAATTAAGCTATCTGACTTATAATGAATAAAATCCCATTCTGGGATATTACGATGCTAATTGTCTAAAGCCAATTTTAAAAGCCAGCCATCAAAATCTTTCACTTGTTCATGACCATCTTTATAATAATGGCATCTATAAATAGTGCGGTCTAATAATTCACTCACTAATAATGGAATTTTACCGTCATAAGTCCTTGGACTATTATAAGGTACTGCAGTCGCTGTGCGACATAAAAAGACTTGTCCCTAACGATTTACTTGAATAAAATCATTTTTTGTTTCATCCCAATCATAAGGCAACAGATCTTGTGCTGGTATTAAATAACAGTCAAGAATATCACGTGCTCTAAAATGCATCGAATGAATATATGCCACATTAGTCAATAAATTATGTAATTGATAAAATTCAAATAAATCTAACTAATTTTTAACATTAAAATAATATCTTGGATATTTTAAATCTGGTGTTTCTGCTGCCGTTAAATTGCGAGGCAATCCAGTTACTTGAATAAAATCTTCTGATAAAGTAACGCTATCAATTAAATTAAATGTATTATCTACTAAATATGGTTTATAAGAATAATACATAATTCCTTTAAATGGTTGCGCTTCATATGTATAATAACCAAGCGCACCAAACTTACTTACCTTAGAGTTAATTTTTTCATTTATTTTCCATACGCGTTTTGGCGGTACCCACAATGGATAAACTAAACTAATTTTATCTGTAGTTAATACATTATAACAACCAGATAGTCCAATTAAAATTGGCACTTTATAAGTTTCACCAGTAGTAGAAGAAATCATGGTTAAACCAATATAAGACCCTGGTATAAATCCCTCAAAACGCACATTAGTTAGATTCTGTGGTACTTGATTGGCCCAACCATTAATCCATCCACCGTCATCACGCATAGCTGCAAGTAATTCAGATTGAGTTGGGATATGAATTGCGGTAATAGGATAATTCGTTTCACCAACTTGCTCATCTGAATAAGCCTAAAAATCCGTTTGATTAATTAAACCCTTACAATCATGCTCATCAAATACAAATTGGTCTGATATTAACTCAATCTCTTCTGGAGGTGTAATAGATTTAATTCGCAATAAATGATATTTTTGTAAATTCGCAAAATTTACTTCATCGATTTCATATGCGGTACAACTAAAGCTATGTAACATACGCCCTAAAGCTGCCTACGGAGATAATGACACGCCGGTTAAGCGAACGATATAGTTTCCTTCGGTTGGCGTACGTAATAATTTTGGTTGGCCATTTGTTAACCAATTTAATACTTTTAACTTAAAATCACGCTCATACTAAATATTCTAACCAGTTAAATCAGTTAAGACTAAATTAATAGAATCTTTATTTGTGTCAAATTCTTCAGGAGGTTTAACACCAATTGTACTACGAGTGTTTGTACGAGGTTCTTTTTCTACAAATTGGAAAATACTTTCTTCATATGGTAAAAATACATTGTCACTATCCATTAAATAAGAAATTAAGCCTGTAATTGCAAATTCTTTATAGTTTACAATTCCATTCCTAAACATATAAGGGTATTTACTACCAATTGTTTCCAACTTAGATTCTAAAATTGTTGGTTTAAAGGTAGAAATGTTTGGATTAAAGCATACTCGCAATAAATGGTCTTCATCTGACAGATAAATATCTTCATAATCAATATGAATTATTTTAGACAATAATTTATTGGAAACTAATTTTTGATTATATTGTTGTAGCGCATAGCGATATCCAGTATTCTATTCAATTGTAAAATCATTAAATAAAGCTCGGTCTAAATGTTCACCATGTAATTCAAAAGAAAATATTTCATCCCAAGTTTTATATTTAGAATGAGAATCTGAACGTAGAATGCGGAATTTACCATTGTACAAAGTTGTATCTTTTGTTATTACTTTTTCCCCCGTATTGGTATCAATTGCTTCATGTTCAGTTGTTAAGCTTAACTTGACACCACCGCTATTAACTAATGGTTCCGCCAAAAGTCGTGTATAACGTGTATGAAATTTTAAAGGAATCGCATATCCGGCTTTAAATAAATAACTTGGAGATTCTACTTTAATTCCTGTAGTGGTCGTTGCGTAAAATGTAACATAGTACTTGTGCATATACTCTAGATCTTGATTATAAATCAATTCAACACGACTAGAACGTAATTGAATATTATCAGAATTAGTATAAATTTTATCATCAAAATCAGTATATAAAATTTCACCAGTATCATATACAATCTAATGTTCATGTTCAGTATTTAATTTAACAGTCTCAACAACAAAACGATACGAATAAAGTCTATCAGTGCCATACAAATTATTTACGACACCAATAAATTTATTATTCATAATATTAATCTAATTAATTGATAAATTCTCAATAATAGCTTTAGGCAAATTTACACATTTAATAATTGCCACATCAGAAAAATAACCAATAGACAAATTGTCAAGATTAGTTGCATCGCCTTGATAATAAGCCAACTAAATTTTATAAAATTGATCGTATTGTAAATTAAAATTGCCCTCTGTATTATAAATAGTTTGTCCATTTAATTCATCAATAATATTAGTATAATTCTATTTATTATTAATTAATATCGCATTGCCGCGAATGCCAATTGGTATATTTTTATAATTATCATAATCTTCTTGTGAAGTATCACCAATTAAAGCAATACCTCCAGTAGGGGATGAATCCTCAACTGCCAATACACCTGGACTTGCATCTAAAAATGCCGAATCTTGCGGTATATATTCTGATTTAATCAATTCAATAATGGCAGGATCATAACCACTTGTTGGTATATAGTCTAATGATTGCTCATTACCAAGTGCATTCGTATCATTTATATCATTATAGATACGATTTACTTCTAACTGATAATTAGGGTGCCCTAAAATATATTCTGAAGTATCATGAACAGTATCAGGCACACTTCCGCTAGCTTTGAGCGGAGATGAAGCTAACAAAACTGCGCTGTCATCGAATCTCTTTTTTATCTTATCATTGTTTTCTGCGGTACTTGGCTTGTGCCATGTAAAAGTAACAGTGCCAAGGTTATTGGTTAAATTGGGTTTAGTCTAAGAATATAAACGTCCTTTTTCTGTACCACCCAAGGTTTTAATTAAACAAATAAAGCCATCTACTTCATTAGCGCCAACGGCAGGGTTCTGGCGATAAGGAATAGTTAATCCTTTACCACCTGTTAAACTAAATGCGGGTAAACGACTTTCAATGATTGGAGGGTATAATTTACTCATACTATCCCTCCTTTATATTTGTTTTTATATACATATATGACCTCCTTTATCTCACAAAGCTAAAGCGTCTCGAATATCCTGTATTTTCAAATATCCAGAAATCTGACCGGTATTTGTATATATAGGAATGAGTTCAATATTAGGTTCAATCACTAATTCATTAGAATTTGCTTCTATGACCTCTAAATTAAGAATATTGCTTTTATATGGGGTATGGTTGAAAAATAAAATACCCCGTATAGAACTAGAATCAATACGAGTTCTATTCTCAGTAGTCGATATTCTCTACAGCCAAGGCAATAAATTAATCTATTTCTAATCTGTAGAATCTAATAAGTCTTGAATATATTCATGCTCTATAGGCGGAATTAATTCCCATGGACCAGTCAAATAAAATTGTTTAGTTTCTTCAGGCTATAATTTATATTGATATAGCAAAACGCTATAACGCTAACTAAAATAATCTAAAAAATTGCTATATTCACGCTCAAAATCATTCGGACCAATATTAATTCCAGTTGGTAATTTCCACAATGAAACAATAGTCTCAACCGCAGAATTTATATATTTTGGAAATAAAGCTTGTACTTTTTCATTTAATTCATTCATCATAAGAATTAAATGATCATATTGAATTTGCAATAAATCTATTTCATTTTTAAATAGTAATAAATTATCAGCACTTACATAATAAGGAATTAATTCTTGTATATTTTGATTTGAATACCAAATATTTAAAAGATTAAGAAAATAATTGTAAATTGCTGTAAAGTATTTTAACTATAAATTTAATATGTCATTTAAGGGCATCGCAGTTTTTTGCCAAATATCAAAAATGGTTGGATCATTTGATATAGGAATAGAGCTTGTATCTAAAATTCCCAACCAATTTAATAAGTAAATTTTAAACTAGGTGCGCCAAGTATGATTATTAAGTAAAACAGGCATATTTAAATCAGTAAATAATTCAGCGAATTTTTCGTTTAATTGATTAAAAGCTTTTCGAACATCATACTTATGAAAATTAATTAATTTATCTTCTAAAATATCACTCCAATCTTGTAAATTATCAGGCCACTAGAAATCAGTTAATACAGTAGTTAAAACAATATTAGGTTTATAACTTAACTCTAATGTTTTAGCCACATAGCTATGAGCAAACGTATAGCCATTAACTTTTGGTTCATTACTAATATTATATTGATTTATTACCTTAAATGCTAAAACGTCTTGCCATGCACCAGTTACTAAATCCGTTGGTTCTGACGTAATTACCCAATGTTTTTGTGAACATTGAAAATTAGAAAGACAACAAGATACAGGTTGTGAGTTTAGATTTGCCTATTTGTATAAAAATTTAAATACATAAAAATCATTACTTGGTTGATTTGCGTCTAAAGTAAAATTAACCGAACGATTTTGCTAAAAAATTTGATAAATTGGAATTGTTTCTATACCATTAGTACGACGTTTTACAATAACTTCTAACTAATCGCCCGATTTTATGCCTTCAATATTAAAACTGACTTGAATTTTATGATTCTGATTAATGATCTCCTCAGAAACGTTAGGAAGTGGTTCATCATCTTCAATATTTGTAAACTAAATAGGAAATAATATACCATAAGCTGCATTTTCTGCTGATTTATTTAAATATAAACCATTGAAAGAATCTCCCTGCCTAAATTCCCAATCATTTGCAGATGTCGATGATTCTCGAGATACATAAACTAATAAATCGTTTAATTGAGCTGATTCTGTTGACCACCATAAGTCTGAGGCAAAAAATCCTTTAAATTCATTGCCAACTGGTAATAAATAATAATCTCGAGTATTTGATGTAGAAATCTATTCTTTATAAAGATAAAACAAACAAGTATGCATTGGCATGTTTTGTTTAACTGTTGTAAACAATGAAGCAAAATTATCATTGGTAAATATTTGCGTATTTATAGATGAATTTACATCATTTTCAATTTTAAGAGGAATTAGTCCTTGTACAAAAGCTGCATCAATTGGAATCTATAAAGTTATAATATTAGAAGCTAAATTAAAACTTTGTTCTCCATTCCAAATATCAATAGCTACTTTATAATAGTCATCATCAGATATTGAAGAACTAATCCAACTGACTAAAGTAGAATTTCTTGGAACTGAATCGTCAGGAGATGTAGGTAATTCCATAAATGTTGTTCCATCAGCAATGGCATACTTCCATTTTCTTTCATTATTTACATCAGGTATTTGAATACCAATATTTTCTTTAAACGCTAATACTAAATGTAAATAATTACTACCATTATATAATGGCCCACGTCGTTTTAAAGCAATTTTTAATGTTGCATAAGTATCTGTAAAATCAGTAGGAGTAACTAATAATTCACAATCACTATCTAGTAGTGAAACTGAATTATCAACTACAAGTAAGTTATCCTGCGCATTAGGTAAATACTGACGCAATAACAACTAATTTGCCTTTTTAGTTGCGGCAATTAATTCTTGCCAATCTGTTTCAATTAATGCGCTTAAATCAAGCATATCTGAATAAGCACTTAAAAATTCTTTTGTATTAACCATGTGCATTAATTCTGTTTTCTATTCAGGAGCCAAATGAGCAATTTCTAATCCAAACTCCTGCAAAGCAGTTGCACGATTAATATTACAACGTTTTAAATAATTAACAATTTTAGAATATTTTATTTCATCATACATAGCTTCTGGATTGGTCTTATTTGTATTATTCATCATAGCATTTAACCATGTGGCTAATTCATCATCTATTAACCATTGATTTTCTTCTGAAGAACGAAATTCTTCTAATGATAATGATGTGCGTTTGTTTCTATCAGTAAAATCAATATTTGTATTCATATCTTCATCATAATTAACCCAAATTGGGACAACCATTTCAGAATTCTATAAAGGCTAATATAAATTAAACGTATGATTTTTATGTGTAGTATTAAATCCAATTTCTAGTGAACAATTTTTAAATTCTACCAAAGGAGGTAAAATAGTTATTTTTTCAGTAGTTAAAAATTGTTTTAAACCCACTAACTCTGGTATCTAATAAGTTAATGTAGGCATATATGCAGAAGCAGCACTTGGAATTAATAATGTCTCTCCTGTTTCTGTGCGATATTCAAAAGGTGTTACTAATGATGTTTTTAATTGCAAAATGGCAGATTCTGGAAATAAATCATTTTTCTCTTCACGCAATGCATCTAAATTAATAACAATAGATTGCGGTAAATAAGAATAATAGCCATATGGATCACCCACCAGTGCATTCATATCAAGCGTACCTAATACTAATTCAGTATCATTTAAAATACGTACTAATTCAATTTTATAAGCTCCTTTGTAAACATATGGGTAAGATGACCTTAAATTACATTTAATATCTATATTAAAAATTAAACTATCACAAAATGTAAACAATTCTGATAAACGTGTTCTATCTGTTTGGTGTGTAGATAATTCTAAATTAGTATTATCAGACGACCCATAAATATTAACTCGATGCTCTTGCACAGAATTCTAAAATAATGCTAAATTATCATAAGGAATATTTGTATTTAATCCAATAGTCTATGAAATAGTAATATCCTTTGGGCGCACTAAATGCAATGCTGCCAATTGTTCTTTATCTTTATAAGCGCTTAAAATCACTTTTGTTTTATTATAATCTCCGCCGGGAATAGTTACATATACTTTATCACCAACTTTATAATTATAATTTTCTGACATAACATCATATGTTAAATCTTTCTCACGCACTATATAATGACCAAATTCTGCGTCTGTCGCATCAATAATTTCTGCCGTTACGGTATTATCAAAGGATATATTTTCTAATCGTTTTGAGACAATAGTATCAACTGCATTACAAAATATTTTATTGTAATCTATTTTGTCATTAATCAACATATTATTTGCCATAACTACGCTCCTTTCTCTCTATATTCATTATATTTAAAAACTAAAATAATGATATTGTTGCATTTTGTCCAATTAAAAAAATAAAAGGGAAGGAATAAATCCTTCCCCTATTTATATTAATTCTTTTGATTAGCGAACTAAGAAGCCTGGTTAATGAGAGTGGTAAATGCTTCTTCAATTTCTGTGCGATTTTGCGCATTCGGAAATTCCGCAGTAATTGATACTGTCTAATTAACTTGTAATTCTCGATCTGTTAACTTCGGATTATTAATTATTGGATGATAATTAAATGCGTAACGTGCGGTTTGAGCATTTAAATCAATTTTTTGCGATAATTTACGAACTAGTTCCACAGTACCCAAAATATTTTTCGTATCTTCCTTATTAAGTACAAGTTCTTTTTCATGAAGCATCGCCAATTTGCCTTGCGAACTATTCCAATTGCCAGTATAACCACCAGTATCATATCCAGGAATTATAACTTCTTGACCATCTACCGATGCATACTGATGCCATGGATTAATAGAAATTTTTTTGCCACAAACAGCACAATAAGCAGATTCAAAAGTTGTTGAAGAATGATGATGACTGTCAATTACAATAGGATCGCAAAGATACCATTTATGGCGACCTTTATCTATTTTTTCAGTTCGTCCAGATTTATATGTGCGAACTCTCCAATGATAATGATGATCTGATTTCCAATGCTCACTATCTGAGTATTTTTCATTGCCTTCTGGGTCATTAGAATTGGGATCGCCGCCGCTTGCACTTTGACCACCCGCACCAGTATTTGCATAATAGTCAGCAGCACTGTTACTAAATTTTGGCACTGGCGCATTAGCTACGGCGTACATCTATGCAATCAAATTCGCATAAACAGCGGCTAAATTGTTAACAGAAGCTGCTAACTGTTCATTTTTCTGAATAATTTTTTGCATTTCTGTGGTATATTTAATTTGCCATGCTGAAACACCATCAGCTAAGTTGTTAAATTCATCAACTGCGGCTTTTCCCATTTTTACAACTGCATCTTCAGCAGCTTGTGCAGATGGTACAATTTGTTCATTAACAGTATCGTGTACCACTTCACCAAAATGAGCAACATCAATACCAGCAGCTTCAATAGCAGTAGCAACTTGTGCTTGAAGTGCGCCATATGCCTCTGCCATTTTTACAGAAGCTTCTTCGGCAATTTGTACCATAGCCGCATTTAATTCATCAAAGTTACCATAACCAGTATAAGTACCAAGTATAGTATCACCAAATTGAGTCATGAAATCATGTTGATTATTAATGCGAGCCTATACATCATTACCAAAAGCATCAGTCCAATTATGATAAGTTGTCCATTCTTCTTCAAATAAACGAGCATTATTATCTACAGCCTTCTAACCTTCATTAGTAAGATACTCCATCTATTCAGCAAAGTAAGCGTTTAAGCGTTCAATAGCAGCGTTACGCTCCTCTTCACTCATAGTATTATCAAGACGAATTTCTGCAAGTTTTTCAGCATATTGCTCTTCAAGCGCAAGAATCTAATCAGACAAACTATTAATATATTCACTATTAGCCTATTGCATTGCATAAAGCTTATCTTCATAATTCTATTCTGCTTTTTCTACTTCATCTTGATTTGCGGTATATACATAAGACCAATTACCTTCAGAATCTTTGCTTAAGCGAACAGTTGATTTTGCATCTCGTGCTTCTTCGAGTTGTAGCCTTGCCAGTTCTAATTCATAACGACGACGAGCATTATCTAAATCATATTGGCTAATTTCTCCACTATGCTACTCAAGTTCATTAATTTCTTTCTACAGATCACGAAGTGCCTATTTATTTTTAATATTAGAAGTATTATCAATTGACTTCATGATATCACGATTTAATTTACTTAATTCATAAATTTCTTTGTATTGAGGCACAAATCTATCAGCAGTAGTTTTCGCATATTCTAAACTATCTTTAAGCACCGACCAAGAGCCAATAAAACCAGCAAATGCATCAAGCATGCTCTATTTAATACGTTCAACAGTATTTTCAAATGCTTCTCGAGCTTTTGTAAGTTCTTCCTACCATTTTGAATTAAAATCATCAGTTGCTGCAGCAATTTCTTCATCCATTTCTTCTAAAACAATTTTCCACTTATATGCCATTTCAGTAAGACCTTGCGCCATAGCTTCATCATAAAGACGTTGGACTTCATCGCGTTCATTTTGTAACGTATCTACTTTAGCTTTAGCTGCCACGGTTGCGCTATGCGCAACTGCTATTGCCGCATTATCGAGCTCAGTCGCAATTGCATCAGTAACATTGAGCGCATCACGTCCTATAATATCAATAATAGCCACATAATTTTCTAAAGCACTAGCTGCGCGTTCAATAGGTCGAGTTGCTTTATCTAAATCTTCTGCAATTTTACTAAAACTATTCCGTATAGTTTCAACAACCGCATTCATATTTTCAATTAAACTATTATTGATTTCAAGTAAATTATCTCTTAATTCAAGTAAATATTGATATTCAACTTCAGTCATATCTTCAAGCATGGACATATCTGATTCTGACATATTATTAGATTTAAAACGATCAATAAGTGCCTAAATATCGCTTTCTTCCATGCCTTTATTGCTTAAATAATGACTTAAAGTATCATCAATCGCACGATTATATATCGAACTTTTATTCATTAATGTAGAGGCTTCATCATTTAATGTAGCAAGCATTTCTACTGCATCATGCACTCCATCATTAAAGTTTTCAATTTTATTCTTCATATAATCTAAATATGATAAAATTGAATCGTCTGCTTCAATTTTAAATTCAATTGTATATTGTAACATTTCGAATTCTTTATCATATTTAGCCTATTGCGCTTCAATTAATTCATCTAATTTCTCTTGGAGTAAATTATTTGTTTCTTCATATTGAGAAAGCTAATCCATGAAATCTTGATATGCTTTATCAGCAGCTTCCATAGCTTCTTTGTCAGAATCACTTTGTCCACTTGCATTATACGCGGCTACAGCTGCATTATAAGCATCTATATGCTGTTGCATTAAATCAGTATAGTTAGATATATTACCATACTCATCAAATGTTGCACCTTGTGCAGCAATACGAGCCTTGTCAATTTCAAGCCATTCACGGATTTCTCGTATATACTCCTCTGTTGCTGCATTAAGTTGAGCCTAAGCAGCAATTTCTGCTTGCATAGCTTTAAGTTTTTTAGGACCAAATGCACGATCTTTAGCCTTACCAGCTTTATCTAATTCACGAGCGTAGTCTTCAATTAACGCGGTTATTTCATGATAACGTGCAGTTTCTTTTTCAGCTGATTTTTTATCTTTCTTTTCTTTTTTACTACCGCTCTTAGACTTATCTTTTTTACCTGATGTTGTGTTACTACGACCAACGCCGCCACCTGTTTTACCTCCACCAACACCAGTAAATGATACTTTACTTTCATTAATTTCTGGTGTCAAAGGATTATCTGCGGTTGAAATTTGAGCAACCTGAACATATCCATCTACGGGAACTGATTTACCTTGAATAGTATAATGTTTAATTGATGGAATTGGTATTGATTCACCTGTTTCTGGGTCTAAACGCACGGATGCAGGATTAGATACTTCTTCAGTGACTTCTGTATAAGTAGGAGTCATTACTCTTTGTGGAACATCTTTCACTTCAACATGTGCCTATACGCCTAACTAATTGAGCATTGAATTCATCTACTCAACACTCATACTAGTAGCAACAGCCATTGCATTTAACGATTCAATCCAACTTTCCTCATTTAAATCAACACTTGCAAGTGCTTCAGTTAATGTCATTGATCCATCTGTTAATGCTTTAATATTATCTTGTAACGCTTGCATACCAAGATTAGCATTATCAAAATAAGTTTGCATATCTTCAGAGAAACTCTATAATTGCGCTGCAGCTCCATCTTCTGTTGCAGCAAAGGCATTCCAAGAATCGATTAATGCATTACTCCAAGTATTCATATCCATTGCACTTTGGGTTAATTGAATACCTAAAGTATTAATAGCTACCTAATCACCATCAGCAGCTTTTTCTAATAATTTCATATTTTCAGGCGCATCTAAGAAATCATCTGGTAATTCAAAATCATCAGTTGCACCAATTAAATCTTTAACAGCAGCTTCTACTTCACCGATAGTTTTTGCCCAATCAACATCGCCTTTTTTAGCTGTTTTTAAAGTTTCTTTCCAATCTTCTAAGCTATCACTTAACGTATTAATACCCTTATTCATACGCTAATTAGCAATAGCCATTCGCGCAGCCTACTCAGCCGAAAGTCCCATTTCTTTATTTAAAGCACGAATTGAACGAGCTTGCGCTTCAACAGCTTCTGGGTCTAAATCATATTTATCAGCACTTTCGCCAATTAAAATTGCACTTTTAAGAATATCTTCCTATTCACGCATTGCGGCTTCTAATTTTTCAATTCCGCCTGCGCTCAATGCCTCTTGTGCTCGCTCGTATGAAGTTTTTGCATCAGTATATGCTTGTCGTGCATCGTCTCGAGCTTGACGCGCTTGTTGCATATCTTCTTCTGACCATTCATAGGTGCCATGGGCATGAGAACGCCGCATATAACCATATGTGGTTTCTGCTTGAATTTTAGCTGATAAAGCCGCAGCACCTTCTTCTGTATCGGCAAAATCAATTTTTGACATTTCCTATGCTTTACCTAAAGCAGCCTATATACGTTTAAATGATTCACTTTCTTGTGTCGCATTATCATATTTACTGCCTAAATTTGCTAAAGCATCCCATTCAATATTTTTATCTAAAGTACCACCAGTTACAGTTTGTAAATGAGCAAGTGCAGTATACATTTCGTCTAAAGATTCTGCTTGCATAACTGCTGAACGTGCTTCTTCTTCTGCAATACGTGCTTGAATAGCCGCCTCAGCCTATTTTGATTCTACATATTCTTTTTGAGTTTTATATAATTCTTCGGCAGCGTTAGCCTTTTCTTCCATAGTTGCTAAAATACTTTTTTCTTCTGCTAAACTTCGGCTTATCCAAGTTTTAGTAGTAGCATCAACATTTGGATCATTTAACATTGCTTCCTATCTTGCAATTTTTTTTGCATAATTGGTCGCAGCATCTCGACTATCTGTAGCCTGCTACTCTAAAGTAGCTAAATCCTCTTCAGCTGTCTCTAAAGTTTTAGCAACACTGCCATTATATGTATCTTCATAATCTTTCTTAGTCTATTCTAAGAATGCTTTTTGTTCATTATAAGATAACTGCATAAAATCGGTAAAAGACATTCCAGCGGCTTCCCAATCTACATTAGTCTAAATATCCTGCCAGTCAGCTGAGCTCATGCCACTTTCTTTTAATTTTTCCTATGCAGTAGTAATACCAGTAATTTTTTCTTGTAAATCTTCCTGTTCAGCTTGTGCACGTAACATATTCATTTGTGCGTCCCAAGCCTCTTTAGTAGCTGCGTGATTAAAATCAATTTTTAAAAATAATGCCTAATCTTCTTTACTTAAAGAATTAAAGTAAGCCTAAGCATTCTTAACTACTTGTTTACCATAACGTTGCTCTAAAGAATCCAGTTTTAACGATGTATCATAAAAATCGGTTAAATAGGTTTTATTTTTTAACCAAACTCGAGCATTTGCCTCAGCTTCATCAGCATTTTGTCCATGTAATTCTGCTAATTCACGTGCCTATTTAATAAATTCATCCTAATATTTTAAATAATCATCTAATGTATGAATATCAGTAGTATCACCTAATCCCATTGCAATATAATCTAACTAAAATTTATCATTTTCATTAATCTATTCTTCTAATTTTTTAAAGTCTTCTTCATTACTTTCTAAAAATTCTTTTAAAGCTTTTGCGCCCGAAGTATCACCTTTTCCCTAATCGACTAAATCTTGATAAGCTTTTTGCATCTATGTATAATAATTGTATAAGGTATAAGGATTAGTTAAATCTACTGAAACAGTAGCGCCTTGTGTTTCACCGCTAAGAATACCGACCGTACCAGCAGTATAAAAAACTTGTCCAATATTTTGTTCATCAGAGTATGTAGAAGCTGTAACTCCCTAAACTTTATTTGCATATTCAGCAATTAAAGCAGCTACTTCTTCATTTTCTTCTTCACTATTACCAGTTAATTCAATTCCACCATTTAAATCCAACCGCTGTAATTTAGCACTCACAAAAGGCAGACCTATTCTGGTATTATGTGAACCAAAATTTAATTGCATTGATGTAGCTATATCATTACCATCTTTATCTTTGCCAAAAGTGGTACTATTTCCATGCCAATCAGTGCGAGAACCATAATGCTAGTCAGCAGTTGCCATAGCAATTGTATTATTTTGTCCTATTAAACCTTGTGCAGCTTGACGTCCACCGTATTTTATTACATATTGATCTAATTCCTCTGAAATAGATTCAATTCGTCCTACATCTCCTAAAGCACGTGCTTGATCTAATTGTGTAATTAAACCATAATATTTTTGTGCTTCTATAGAATTCAGTCCTAAAGTTTTACCAACTTCACGATAATGTTCAATTAAATCTGGAGTAGTGCTAATAATTTTATCAACTGTTTCAGCATAATCGCCACTTTCAATTTTTAAAATTTTATATGCTCCAATTAAATTATCCATTTCCTGACGTTGTTCACGCCAAGCATTTACTGCTTCTTCAGTTTTTTTCGCAGTTTCTCCCATAGCAGCATTTGATTTTTGCATCGCTTCTGCTTTTTCTTTTTCTGCTTGTGTCTATTTTTTAGTAACAACAATAGCGGCAATAATCCCTGCAATAACTGCTGCGCCTAAAGCTAAACCAACAGTAACACCGGCTATGCCCATTCTCTATACAGCATCTAATAAAACTTTAGCAAAAGTTAAAGCTCCTACAGCCGCTGTTTCATCAGCAGTAGATGCAGCCTTTAATTTATCTACTACAATTCCTTTTAATTTAGCAACGCGATCTTTAGCACTTATCTTTACTCCTTTTTCAGTTAAAGTATTATTGGCCTATTTAATAATATTAAATGCACTAATAGTTTTCGACATGAATCCAAATAATCCAATAACTGTTGGCATAATCATAGATAAAGACATAAATACTGTAGATAAAGCTTCCATAGGGCCAATATCTTCATCTGTAATAGCATTCATAGCAGATTTAATACTGGTATATGCCATAGCCACTTTTCCAGCACCACTAGCTACAGTCGTTAATCCTTGAGTAACTAATTCTGTTTTAGATGGAATAGGCGGGTCCTTGTGTAATTCATCTAATTTATTTTTTAATATAGTAGTATCATAACCAGCTTGCTTTGCATCTTCAATTAATTTAGTTAATAATTCTGTGCCTGCAGTTTTACCTAATTTTTCAATTAAAGAATCAAGCATAGTATTACATTCAGCTTCAGCTAAATTTGCTCCAGAAATTAATGGTGTAAAAATTTTAGATAATTCTGCTGTTTGGGCTTTGCCTGTTGATCCAAGTTTTGATAATGCATCCGTTATATTTTTAATTTGATCATCAGATAAATTTGCAGCTTTTCCTAATGACTAAATAGCACGAATGGACTATTGCTAAGCTTTAGCAAACTAATTTGCAGCTTTACGCGAGCGCTCCCAAGCTTCTGCATAATCTTGACCAGCTTTACTAGATTTTTTAACAATTTTTTCTAACTAAGATTCAGCTTTAATTAATTGCTAGCGTGCTTTGACAGCTTCTTTACTCCCTTTACCATACTACGCTTCAATTTTAACTAAATTTGATTCTGCTTTAGTAATAGCCTGCATACCACTTTCTAAGCGTTGACCCTCTTCAGTTAATGAACCATCGTTATTACGTAATTTTAAACTAACTTCAGCTAAATTCTCTTCAGATTTAGTCCTTTCTTCTATTGCAGTTTTTAAATCTTTCTATACCTAAGTTAAACTATCACATACTGCTTTGTATTCTCCAGAAATAGTGGCTAATTTAGTTAATGTTTCTTCATTAGCTTTAAAAACTAATGTATTGTCATAAGAAGATTCTGTTGCTCCAGTATCTTGCTTAACTTTATTACGCATAGAGTTATATATCATACCTTCTGCATTATCATTACTATTTAAACCTTTTTCTTTAGCACGTGATAGGCCTTTTATATTAGCTTCTTGTTCTCGAATTGTTTTTGCACGAGTTAATTCATCAATATATTCTCTGACATTGCGTATTTTAGCTTTCCAAGAAGAAGCTTCTACACCATTAACAGCTTCAATTGAACGCTATAATTCATCTGCACGTTTTTGAGCTGCTTCAATATATTTAGTTAATTGTTCTACATCTATATTTAAATAAGATGTATTAATTTTTTTAGTTTCAAATCCATTAGTACCCTGCTTACCTTCCATTCCAGCTTCTATTCGAGCCTATAAAGTTCTCTAATATTCAGCTTCGGCTTCAGCAACTAATCGAGTAGCTTTTGCCTATTGACTTAATTGTGAAATCTATTTTTCATCAGCATTTAAACGTTCTAAACTTGTAGACAATTCAGTTACTTGCATTTCATACAATGCCATTTCCATTTCAGCCTACGTACGTTCAGCCTCAGTTAAATTTTTCGATTCTGTTGCTAAACGTTGCTTAGCAGCAATTAAATCTGTAGCTAACTGCGCCTACATTTTTCCGTATTGTGACATACCAGAATTCTATATCATTTCTTCTAACATTGTTTTCATTGAATTCTAAGTTGCCATTATTTCTTGAGTAGCATGTCCACTCAATACTGAAATATTATGTTTAATACGTGTAAATCCATTAGCCAATAATGGCCATAAAGTTTTGCTTAAAGTAGCGGTAATCATTAAAATAATTGGTATAATGCCGCCAGCACTCTTAATAACATTACCAACTCCATCTAATATATTAGCAAAAATATCATTCAATTTAATTAATGCATTATCATTAACTAAATCTTCATATAATTGTTTTTTAGCTTCTTCTACACGCTTTGTTGCAGCTTCAAAACTTTCTGACCAAATTTTTTGTTGTTTTTCAAGTGTCCCATCAGATTTTCGAGCTATTTCAATATTTTTCTATACTTTACTCCAATTATCTGCCAATGCAATAAATTGTTGATATTGACGAACTCCACCGACAGCTTGCGCTAATGCTACTTGCTAATCTTTTCCTAAAAGCTACCATTTATCACCCAATTCGTCAAGAATCTCATCCATATCTTTTAAGTCACCATTAGCTTTCTTAATATTAACACCAGCAGTGGCTAAAGCAGCAGAATATTTATTTAAATCCGTGCCATCATCTAATGTTTCACCAAGTTTTAAACCTTCCAAACGAGAGAAAATAGTCTTAAATGATGTACCAACAATATCTGCACTTTGACGAGTTTCAGCAACAACAGTTGCTAATGCTGCAGTAGCATATTCATAAGATAAACCAACAGTATCAGCTACAGCCGCAAACTTCTATAAACCTTGAGCTATTTCTTTTGAGCTTGATGCAGTAGCTGCACCCAATGCTGTAATCGCATCAGCATACCATTCTAATGTGTGCGTACCATCATCGAAATTATTCCAAATTGCTGTTAATTCTGAAGAAACCTATTCTGCAGACTCATGTGTAACTTGAGACATTTTAATAACAACATCAGTACGTTCTTTAACTGCATCTCCAGTCAAACCCTATTGGAAGAAAATTAATGATGCCTTAGCATATTCAGTTATAGTAGTATTTAATTCTTTTGCTGCTGTTCGTGCAGCGTCAGTAAATTCTGCCATTTTATCAATGGAATAACCAGTAACAATACGAATATCATTTAAAGCGCTATTTAAATCTTTCGCATGACTTACTGCAGCCTAAAGTGCGCCCTATACTCCATGAATTAAATTAGAAGCTAATTGCCATTTTACAGTATTTACTAATGTTTTACCAAACTGAGCAATAGCGTTACTAATATTTAACATTGGTGTTTGCGCAGAAGCAATAGCACTAGCTAATTTCATAAATGCCTATTGTCCCACTGGTCCTACATTTCGTAAGTTAGCAGACAAAGTTGTTAAATCAGAACCGGCAGCTTTTAAACTAGCATTAAATTTACCTAAATCTAATTTACCTGTATTAACGTTAACAGCATTTTCTAAATGCATCTATAATTCTTGTGCCGATGCTTTAGCCTGACCTAATGCGTTACTATCTAAACCAATATTTTTAGTCTAAGTAATCTAAGTTAACAAAGACTATAAAGAATTAATATTATTTTTAGCGGCTTCAGTATTAGCTTTAAAATTAATGTTAACATTAATGTTTGATGAATTATTATTCATAAAAATCTCCTTTCTCTCATAGTAAAAAAAGCTCATCTATTATAAAAAGTTATAATAGATGAGCTTTATTATGTTAACTTTTCTATATATTATGAGTCTGCTAATGGCAAGATTTCTTTCATTAGGCCAAGTGTTTCTGGGTCTTTTATATTCTCCATAATAGATGCAATATTAAAATCAGTTTCACCATAATCAGCTCGAACCATTTTTAAAATACCAAGAGCTGAATGGTTATAATCAGTAATTTCTCTTGCCAAAGCGCAAGTATTATCCCAAATATAATCTCTTTCTTTTTCAGGAATGCTATCTTTAACAGTTTCCCAAATTTTATTCAAAACTATAATATCATAAAGCTTTTGCGGATCTTCTAATTGTTTCTCTGTAAATGAAATATTTGTATATGCACGGAGCATTTCAATCGTATAAAAAACTGTTAACTTTACAATATTATAAAAACCTTCTTCATTATTACCAGCTTGTTGAATAATATTTTGCATAATTGTTAACTTCTTTTCTAAAGGAAGATATTGAACAACTGAAATAGTCTCTTCACCAATTTTAATATCTATTGGATCTAAAGACTTTATTTTATTAAGTTTTGTTAAATTAACTTTTGCCATAACCTTTTTCTCCTTTTCTGCGCTTAAAGCGTTTTTCTTATTTTATTTTGTTTATTTTTAAATTCGACTACCTTCAAATTTATTATAGCTAAAATTTTTGAAGTTGTCAAGTTAAATCAATATTAATTGTATTAGTATCTTCAAATTGATTGCGTGTTAACTTAACTGTTTTAAGGAAAGAAACATTTGTATTATCAGAACGCAATACACTATTAATAATTGTACTTGTTGAACGGACATAAATATCTGGTGTATCAGGTCGATTAATAATAATAAATTCTGCTTCTTTTAATGGTTTTAATTCCTAATCAACTAAACCCAAACCAGTTAATTCATAAATAAATCTTAAATGAAAAAAATGTAACGCTACTGCAGGATTATTATTTAATTCATTTACGCTAGCATATAAAACACGTTTTGCATAACTTGTATCAAATACACTACTTAATGGAGCATATAATACTTTATAAAGATGCGTATCACCTAATTTAATATCATACTAAGATATAATCGGCTCTGGCAAACGTGTCCATTTTTTATCAATTTTTGTAAAATACTAATATTCTTTATAATTTTTAAGCGTATAAGTATGACCAGCAAATAAGGCACGCATATAACTTAAATATGATGTTCCAACACTAGTTATTTGAATAGTTGTAGTATTAATATCGACTTTTTGTTCACGGTATTCAGGCATATTATACAATAAACCAGCCACACTATTTTGTTCTCCAATTTGAATGGCATACTCTTTAATTCCATTCATCACATGTTTTACATCTTCTTCTAAGATGTTATCTAATTTAATATTACCCTGATCTGCCCCCACGAAAAATGTCTAGTTTGAACCATATAAGGCTTGTAAAAAATTATTAAAACCTAATTCAAAAATTTCAGGTAAATTTTTACCTTTCTTAGAGCGTTTATGAGGTTGTGCGAATAATTTATGATAATGCGAATTTATTAATGCACTTTTAAAAAATGCTTCCATTTGCTCTTGATGCTAATCTCCTAATTCTGCAAACTATTCATCAATTTCCTCAATACCGGTATGTGGCATCCAATCTTGAGTAGGCGATTTTAATAGACGTAAACATGCCTCCATTTCATAAGCCAAACGGCTCTAATCACGCTAAAAATATTCAGCTAAAATTTTATCATGTGCTAACATTAACGCCTAACCCACATTAATTTCTGCCATAATTATTTATCTCCTTTCTCTCCAAAATAAAAAAAAAGGACAGCGTATTGCTACGCTGTCCCCAATTTTGCGCTTAAAGCGGATTATTCATTTATATTGTCCTCTACGGGGACATCAATGGGAGCCTCCTGAGGTAACTCAATAGGAGGTACTGGGTCAGTAATGATAATGTCATTATGACGTTTTCTAATCTTCTTTGATGCTTTTTCCTTTTGAGGTAATTCCTGTGAAAGAGCAGATGCGACAGGCGCAGGCTCAATGAACTTTTTGTCTGCCTTAGGCGCAACTTTCACAGTATTATTTCTATGAGTATGAATAATCATATTAATTATTCAATTGGCTGCCAACCAGTATTGGTCTTCTCACGATAAGGCTCAGCATTAGCAATAAGCTCATCAGGAGTAGAACGCACACGATTCTCTAAGCCAGCACTAGATGCTACGTCAATAATCTGAATAGCAGCAAGAACTTTCTTAGTCTTGTTGAAACGAGTGTAGTCAGGGAAAGCATCAATTGTAAATGTAAAGGTCATTTATATTCTATTAAGTTCGCTACGCTTAATACGTTCTCTTATGAACTGCTTATAGTTTCCTATAAGATTAGACTATATCTTATCCTTCAGCTTTATCTGTTAAGGATGTTCCCATTTCGGAAGTGCTTACTTCCTATGCTTTATTAAGCTTAGTCGTTGAACTTTCAACTTGCCAAGATTTATGATTTAAAATATATGATATATTTGAACGAGTGCATCCAACAATTATAGATATTTCCTTTTGAGTTAAACCCTTTTCCTACAACTCAAAAATTAATTCAATATCTTTTTGAGTTAGTTTAGATAAATTACTAGACTCTCCTCGTCTAGGTTTTGATAATCCTGTATCAAAAGCATGCCTTTGATTTTGAGAAGCTGTGCACCATTCTAAATTATTTAAAGTATTATTAGTTTTATTGCCATCAATATGATTTACTTGTAAATTCTCCATATTATCTACTGGCTTAAAAGCCATCATTACTAATCTATGTACTCTAAATGTTTTTTTGCCACCACTTAGCAAAGAAAAATTAATTAATTGATATTCGGTGCCAGGTTTATTTCTTGTTTTCATTTTTCCAGAATTATCACTATAAAATTCTCCTTCTGAAGTAACAGTATAATAATCTTTTACTTCTGGAATAAAATCATGAATCCTTTTTTCCACTTTCGTGTCCTCCATGTTTTTATTTTATTATATCATAAAATTTTTATCTTGTCAAGTTGCTTAGCTGCGGATTTCCCAATTTTTTGTGATTTTACCATACCTTAGTCATTACCTTTGCCACTATCTATATCACTATGATAGCTTGGTTACAAAAACTCTAAGGGGTTTCCCGCAATTAAAGAACTATTATTTTTTCAGCAGATTTCTCATGCTGCCAAGCGCACTAATTCACTTGGATCGCCAGAAGAAGCCATAGTGAAAGTAAAGTTAGATTGGATCTTGCAGTTAGGAATAATAAATTCCGCGGGAAGATCAACACCATCAGTATTACGGAACAATGTGGAAGCTTCAAGATAATAGTTACCACCGAACTTATCAGGAGTAATATCAATCTGCATTGCACCCTTACCTTTAGCAGTATAATAGTCAACAATAACAGCGTCGATGCCATCAAAGTAACCAAGCTGATTCTTTGGCTTATCGCTGTTCAGTGTATCAAGGCCCTGAGGAGGTGTAGTTACACCATTATCGGCAGCTTCAGTAACGCCATTAACAGGAATAGTAATCTTCCATAAGCCTTTATATGTACCAGTTGTTTCTGCGGTTGCCGCAGGTATCCAATTACGAGCTGGCACAAATGGCTCACTAACAATTTCACCATTAACCATGGTCATAACATAGACGAAATCTTCCTTACCAACAGCAGTAGTTACAGCGCCATCGTTTTCACCAGTAGTCACTGTAGCAACATATGGCTTTTCCTTAACATAAATTTCAACCGCAGTATTGTCATCTGTGTACTTGAACTGATCGGTTGTCTCAATCGTATGAACAGGAATAGGATCAGCTTCTGTTCCTTCAATCAGACCAGCGCCAGAAAGAATCATGAAACCAGCAGGAGAAATAAGAGCATCTTCCATTGTGAAGGTAACAGTACGCTCACCTTCCCAAGCTACAAGACGGCTATTACCACGACCACCCTGTGCATAAACAGTGGTTGCCGCACCTTCCAGGCTGGAGGTCTTTAAAGTGTCAAAATAAATAACAGGCTCATTCTTATAGAAAACCTTGTTACCGACTTTCTGAGTTGCCTTAGCCTTTAAGACAACATCGCAAATCTCACGAACACCAAATTTCATAAGTAATTTCCTCCTTATAAAATATCATTTTTATTTAATGTAAATTCTTCATCCAATCTTCAGGTTGAGATTTTGGATCACCGCCTGCAAGACGAGTACGAATATCCATATCCCAATTAAGATGTAAAAAATAACGCTCAATTAAATCATATAACTAAAACATAGTTAAGTTACTGACATCTTGAATATTCATAGTATTTGTTCCAATAGTTAAAATGGAAATATATCGCGCAAATGCGCTACCACCTTCATTTGCGCTTTGCTATGCTGCAACTCTCTAACGGCCACGCATTAATTTATCAGCTATTTCTTTAGCTTTTGCGTCTTTTGGATTAAAAGCTTGCTAATCCATTGGGCCATTCTTTGTACAAAAAATTTCACGTAATGTATTCTAAAAAGGCTCAAAATTGGTCTCGTCAACCGTACAAGGATTCTACCCATTGGCAGTAAATATTAAAGAATGTGGGGTGAAAGCCACCTTCTAATTACCAAATATTAAGTCTAAAGTATCAATTACCGCTTTCTTTTTGTCTTTCATTTCAGGTTGCGCTAACATAGTCATAAAAACAGTAAAATTATTAATTTGTCCCTAATCTTCGCTAAAATCACCGAGCATGCTTTTATCTATGCACAAACATTGCATGCCGATAAAATAATCGGTTTCCCCAATGAAGGCTATTTCTGATAACTTAGGTTGATGTGCGGTCAAGGCGCATTCTGGTATAGGGATATCAGTACCGCACATAAGGGCTAAACGCAAATCATGCATTATTCAATGATCGACTCATCTTTCGGCTCGTTAAAGATTTTATTGAAATTTTCGACAATATCAGCTTGGTCTACTGGAGCATGTTTTTTATCATCTTCACCATTAACTGTCCTATACATTAGACAAAGTCCACCAAATTCATCAGTTAACATTATTGGAGTCGCCCCCACGAATTCCAATAAACCGATTCCGGCAAACTTACGATTATTAAACATCGTATCAAGTTCAGCGGCAATTTTATAAGGCCTAAGCGCAAAATCACCAAGTGTCCATTGATCAAAATGACATACAATATCAAACTCAATTGTGTGGTCTCTAAACTAAGGATTGGTAGGATTAGTAATAAAATTACTAAATCCAATTACTAAGTACTGAAGAACTTCATTATCTACAGTTAATTTAGGTACAATTTTAATGTTCTTTCCAAACATAGATTGCTTCTATTCCAAAGTTAGGGGCTCACGTCTTAATGCATCAGGTGAAGAATAATAAAGCATTTTACAAAGTCTATCATTATCCAGTATTCTATTCGTAATCTAATTCATATCTTTATCAATAGATAAAAAACTAGATTTCGGCTATTCATAATTTACAATTTTCATATCCTTTATCTCCTTTAACTCTCAAAACAATGACTCAATAACGATTGTTTTTTTACAATCGCCATAATATAAATCAAATTGGCCGCTATAATTAGATAGCCATTTTAACTTAATTTTTTTACCTTCAATCTTAGTAGCTAAAGGTAATTTAATATCATATGTCCAATCAGCAGTTGCATTACCAGTATACACATATTCCATGACAGTTTTAGGTTTAATAAATATATTACCCTAAATTTCATCATCTTTATGTTGTTCTTCAACTTCGATTGGTTTTATAACCAATGCACCGGCTACTTTATTCTCTAAATCATCTTCGACGGTATTCGAATAATACTCCATCGCTGTTATTTCTATTATACCAGGAGTTGAAATAGTATCTACTGCCTAAACACGCCAACAAATATTTTCCTCACCATCTTCTATTTCCTACAAATAAAATTTGGCATATCGTCTAAAATATTCTAATGTGGCTTTATTCTTTGGAAGATAAATGTTTAGAGTGTAATTTGGATTATCAATGCTGATTTGATGCTTTTGAATATGGTTAATTTTTGTTTCTGCTGGGCCGCATATTGCTGCATACGTTTTATGCTGCTTACCGGATTCATCTTCCCATGCAATTTGATAATCACATCGTCTAATTTCACCACGAAAATAAGCCAATTCATCTAAATCTTGCAATCTTACAATCCAATAAGATGCTGTATTTAACCATTCAAAAATATCGCCTTGTTTGAAATTATATTCAAACCCCACAGATAATATTTTATCATCATAATCCATTTTTAATTTATTAGGATTAATCAGAGCGCGTGCCACTTCTGGCACACTGTCATCGGGCTCTTCCCCTTCTTGTGGAACCTTCTTAATAAAAGCACTCTAATAAGAATACAAAAGCGCTCGATTTAAACTTTTGCGCTTATCCCTAATCATACGACTCTATTGTGCGGGACCTCCCGCAGTAATAAACTAAGTATTCATCTCAGATAAGCGCTCAGTATCATATGAGCCTGGTGGAGGATTTAGCCCTCCTTCATCGAGAGAGCCATATAATCGTCCAGCCATAAGCTACTACATTGTATTATAGACTCTTAATCTTTTTTTCTCAGGCATATTGGTACCTCTTACTATAAAGTTTTTCTCACGTCTGTGAGAAGAGTTAAACATTCAAATACAGTTTTTCTGTACAACTCAAATTCAATATTTGGTTGCGTTTTAATCCCTTCTAATTTGGCGCGCAAGGTTAAAAATTGAGGCTTAGCCGCAAATATTACACCCAAACCCGCAATTTCAAGATTAACTGTATCTAATTGTTTTTCCCAATCTTCATTATTTTCTTTCATTGGAATTAATTTCCAAATCTGATTAGTTAATCGTGTAATGTTACGCTCTACTGATTCACTTGCTATATCAATACCAAAATTGTCAATCATCGAATACGCTCTTTCTCAAAACATCCCAATTTGATGCAAATGGCCCTGTTGTCTTTTCTTTTAAGTCTTTTTCTGTAGAAGGGCGTCTGCGTCTATATAGTCTTTGCATGTGATGTGATTGACGTTGACATTCAGTCAGTAGAGCTGATAATTTTGCTAAATGATTTGCTTGTGACGTCATTTTAAAATCTGCGCCTGTATATTTCATTCGAGTGTTTTCAATAGAAGTAACCTATCTTTGCACCCAACCAATCATCATTAAGATAGCAAGAATATTAATTTCTTCAGAAGTTAAATCGTCATCAAAAGTTGAATGCTCAACAACTGCTAAAGGAACCTATTCTTCGCCATCAATAAGGTCATCCCAAAGAATACCAATTACAAAATCATCTTCTGTAATTTCATCCTCGCGGATGGTCTCAATATCAATTGTATAATTATTGAGATTTTTGCGAGGAAATTCAAATCCAGGAATCGCATCAATAAGAAGTCGTTGCAAATCCTTAACTGTATCAAGTGGAGTTAGCTCCATATACATATCATCTGTGATTTTATTCAAAAAGCGATTATAAACTGTTGTAAACGAAGTTGCCATACAATTCATCGCTCCTTTTTTCAATTAATTATTAGTTGTCTTAGTTTTAGGGGTTACAACTTTATACTTATTCTGCGCAACAGGCACACGGCGATTTGAAGCTGTAGTAGGCGTAGAAGAAGTTTCTTTGGTTGCAGCTTTTTCTTCTTCAACATGTTGAATAGCCTTAAGAGCATCAAATCCAGTTTTTTCCTTAAGTGCGCTTACTTTATTCATATCAGCCAATGGTAATTCAACTGCAAACTTAATAATTAAATCAATAACACCACGAGGAGCATGTTCTAAACAATCAAGAAATTCGTCAAGACTGCCATTCTTCATTAAATCAATGATATTATGCTCATTCATGTAATACTCAGGTTCACGATGAATATTTAATTCATCAAGAACTTCTTCACTTACTAAAATCATATAATCTGCAATTAAATCACGACCACCGGTTTGATAAGCTAATTTTTCAAATTCCTTAGAATCAATCTTCTTTACCTCGCCAGGTGCAAATTCTCTACGAATTCCATCTTCTGGAATACGATATACAAGAGTGCCTGTGCTGCGATTCTTAACTGTAATTAAACTCATAATAAAATCTCCTTTTTCTCAAAAATAAGGGGAAGTTAGGAGTTAATCCTAACTCCCCAGTAAATTAATTAATCAATCATTAGCGGTCTCTAAACGAAACTGTTACACTAATATTTTCCTTCTCAGGAGCGCCAATAGTAATAGTTCTTGGTAAAGCTTCAGCCTTAGCCCAGAAGATAATATGGCCGGCACCTAAACCAACGGAAGCGGCTTCATTAACATCGTCCTAAGTTAATGTATAACCATTCCAAGTTGCGCCAACAATAGTATCTAAACCAGTGTCGATATCAATACCAACCCACTTACCATTACCCTGCGCAGGATTTGTAGAATCAAAACTCTTTAATTCTTCTAAGCTACCAACAACGACCCATTCGGTATCGCTGCCCTTGATAACGCTAATCATATCCTGGTTCGCCTATGATAATTCTTTATTTACATCATTAGGCGCGGTAACTAGCTTGGACATGTTCAGCTGAATCAGTTTCCCGAGTTCGATCCACCTTCGTGACCATCAAGACGTCCATCATAAGTAATAACTGAACCAGTTACACCATCAAGGTACCAATTGTTCATTTCACCCTTAAGTGAAGTGTCAATGTAAGAACAAATATCATTTGTCATCATTGCGACAACGCCAACCTTCTTATAAACTTGAATTTCACGGCTGCGGTCTGCATTTGTATATTCATCAACAATAGTATTACCCTCAAAAGCAATCTTGACAGGCTTATCAGCACCACTTGGGATAATCCAGCAGTAACCAGGATCTACGACCTTGGTAGTATTGGTTTCATCAGCAAAGCCCTGTGGGAAAATGATAACCTTCTTGCCCTTGTAGTTAGCAAGACGGCCAGTCTTCCAGAGTTCGTCCTTCATAGCTTCAGTATATCTCCAAGCCTCTTGTGGGATCATCTTTACTGCAAATTCATATGTGCAATAAATAGTAGGCTCACCATAAGCAGAAGCAATAACAAGAAGACGGTCAAAGGAAGGTTCATCAAAACCATTAGACTCAACGCGGTTAGCAGCAGGAAGCTGATGTAAAGAAGCCTTAAGAGCCTCGCCAATCTCACGGTAAACAAGTTCATCCATACCTTCCATAACAATAGCTGTTACTTCAGCGAAGTCAGCACGGCCATCAAGGAACTCCTCGAAGCCAATTTGTGCAGCTCCACCAATAGCGCTGGTCTGTACTTCAAAGCTTTCTTCTCCACCGAGCTTAAAGACTTCATAAATACCAGCAAGACCTACACGGGTGATGAACTGCTTTGCACGAGTGCGTGCAGAGTTAATCTTACGACGGAACATAGGCTTGTCACCCTGCTTGAAGGTCTTAGTCTCTGCAAACATCTGATAAGCTTCTTCGACCTTCTTAGGAAGAACGTCATCAAGAACCTCTTCAATTACAGAGAAAATTAAATTCTTATTCTCACGATAAAGAGCGTAAGTACCTGCATACTCATTGAGCTCCTGACGGAGTGTTTCATTCAGTGCATCATAGCTGAAATTCTCACCATTATAGCTGTAAGAAATGGGAGCCGAAGGATCAGCTTTAGCAACAGTCTTCATTAAAGAAACAAGATCTTTCTTATCTAACATAATCTTTCTCTCCTTTCTTACGCAATACGCATAATCTTAACTGCCTTCTGACGGTCAGCAAGAGTGTAAACCTTTACAACCTGCCAAATCATTGATTCGTCACCAGACTTACATAAAATACCAGTAGCATTGGGAGATAATTCATCACCAAGAGCGAGCTCTTCCTCATCAACGAGGTTAGTAGTGAAAATATCGCCAACATTAGTCTTGAATACACGAGGAACCATCTTTGTTCCTTCAGGCATCATCTTGGGCTTCTTGAACTGCTCAATAACGAAAGGATTAGTTGTGCTAGTAATGTCATGCTCATAAGCATTTACATTGCCCTCGTAGTTACGAGAATTAGCATATGTCTGACCTTCGCCATCGACAGGAGAATATACGCGAGCAACGTAATCTTCCTTCTTCATTGCCCAATCATCATACTGCTCGCGGTCGCGATACAGCTTAATTTCATTAAAGACCAGCATCCATTCACCCTTACCGGTAAAGTCTACGACGCCTTCTTTATAGTCGTACTTTACAAACTGGCCATTCTGTAAAACATCAATATTTGCAGCGGCAGGAAGCTGAGCATAAATCTGACCAGTTCTCTGTGCAGAGAGATGATTAGGCTCAACCTGACCATAGCCATGCTGAACATACTTAGCACCGCTTAAATTTGTCTTTGCCATGTAATATTTCCTCCTATTAATTATTGATTTCTTTTGCAACAGAGCGGAGAGCTTTAATCCAGGCGGGAACTGAGTCCTCATCTGAAGTATCATTTAAATTATATGTGATTACATCATCAGCTGCGGGCTCTTCATCCTCACGGGCGAAGCTAACCTTGTTGCGAACACAAATTATAGATAATTTCGCTTCGATATCATCAAGAGAATAAGTATCAATATTAGCAAGGCAATCTGCCTTATCGTTATCAGAAAGCATATAGAAACTATCAATCATTTCACGTTTTGCCTCGCGATCTGCATCTTCCTTAAATTTTTGAAGAATTGCAAATTTAACTTCCATCTCAGCATACTTAGTCTTTAATGCATCATACTCGTTTTTTAAATCCACATATTCTTGGATTTCATTTAAATCATATTTAACTTTTTTGCCCTTTTTATTAGGGTCTTCTTTTTCTTCTTCAGACTTTTCTTCTGAATTATTAGATTCAGATTTTTCATCGTCTTTCTTCTCGGCAGAAGCAGTGTCGCCTTCGCCTTCAACAGACTTTTCTTCGTTCTTGGACTCTTTATCGTCCTTCTTTTTCTTAAACTCATTTACAAACTCATTAATGCTATCTTCAGAAAACTGAGATTCTTCATTAGCAGCATAATCAGTCATTTCAACGAGGTCGGGACTTGCAGAGAATTCATTATTCTCATCAAGCGAAAAATTTAAACGATAATACTTTCCATCTTTGTTGTTCTGAAGAATGGTAAACTTCTGTGAATCCTCTTCATAAACGCCTTTAATACTATAGTCAGATACGTTTGTCTCAATATTGGGATAAGTGGTATCAATATAAGAATATAAAGCCGTCCAGACGGAATCTCCAACTGTTACTGAATATTTAGTCACAGGCGTTCCTCCTTCATTTAATAATTTTTGTAAGTCATTCATCATTGAGAATAATGTGTTTTTAAATTCATCATCTAATGAAAATTCTACATTGGTTATTTGCGCGCCTTCAAAGCAAGGTTCAAAGTCTGCACCTAAAATGCATAACTTTGAAATTATTGCTTCATTTATAATGAAAAATTGAGGTTCTCCATTATCATTTTTTGACCAGTAGGCATCAATTGTATCCTTGTCAAGCTCCATAGACTGATTATTTCCCTAATCAATAATGCGTTTTACTTCTGGATATTGACCAGTCCAAATCCAGCCTTCAGTACATAAATATTCATGCACTTCATCTCCATCTTGATACTATTGAAACCAACATTTTGCATTTAAATCAACAAAGCCATAAGGCCTTGTAGTGTCTTCAAAATGCATCTTACCGCCCTTAATTTCAATAGAACGATTATGTTCCTCAAAATCCTATGTTGATTCATTAAAATAACCAACAATGGGACTGCCGGGAAGACTGTTAGCAATCTCCCTCGCAGTTTCTTTTGTGATTATACTTTTATTGCGGTTAGGCTTTTCTCCCACATAACAAACTTTTATCTAACATTTAGAAATCAAAGGATTATAAGGAGTCACATTAATTAACTCACATGGAGTATTTAATTTTAAGCTAATATTCATAATAAGCCTCCTTAACTCATTGATTCTTTATTAGCAATAGTTTTTGCGCTTTTCTAATCGTCTGGCTTTTCAGGACGACCAGCCGATTGCTAAGTAGTAATCTACTATCCTTGCGCTTCTGTAGAAGATTGAGTTTTATTCTAAGTATTTTGTCCACGTGTGCCCAAAATATCTTGACTACTCATGGTCGAAGACATAAGAGGTGGAATCATAAGCTCTTGCAAATGTAAAATTTTATTTTCAAAGAAAATATTATTAAGAATAGAACTCTATGAATGCCCAAGCGCAATCTAAGGTAAAATTTTATCAAAGCCTAATTGAACATGCTCTTTATACAACTTCGACATTTCTTTATGATTGTATTGAGTTGTTTCAAGCATACAAAATTTAAATTTATATTTCTTTGCAGTAGTTTTTACTTTTTGAGTAATGGCATCGAAAAAATATTCAAATTGAACAAGTAAATCGCGAATCATTGCTTCATCAGAAAGAATTGACTTTTCTAATGAAAGATTACCATCAGTATTAAACATATTTTTAGAAATACCAAAAGAATTATAAACTGTACGTTCCACTTTTTCTAGGTCATCTTGCGTTGCAGTGGTATTTTTATCATTAAGCGCAATTGATTCAATATCAGCAAAAGTTGTTAATACATCAACGCCAATTGCGCGAGAAAGCATCTCTACTGCATTATTGTGAATATCTCTGGCTTCTTCAACATCAAATACCAAATCACTATTCTTATCCAGTGGAAGTTTCTATACAATTATTTTTAAAAGTTGTTGTAATTGTTTGCGACGATCTAAATCCTAAGCAGCATCTAAATCTAAAATCGCAGGTATTGTATTAATAAATAATGGGAAATCGTCATTGTGAAAACAAAATTTAAAAGCACAATCTGGATCCAATAGATACCAAGCACCAGAATTGTCGCCGGGATAATCTGGCTTTAATTTATTTTGTTTATATAAACGATAGCCCAGTTGAAAATCTTTAGGGAAAAGTTTTAGTATTTTCATACGATATGTCGTATCAGGAAACATATCATCGAAAAAGCGCATGTTAAATTCTACAGTAGGGCTTTCTCCAATAAAATAGCGAGTGCGGCAATATTTACAAGGCAATTCCTAAATATAAAACCGCTTAGGCGTACAAACGCAATATCCATAAAAGGAACCATTTTTAATAACCTAAAGTGCAATATCACTACAAACTTTCTTAATATGTGAATTATCTAAAAAATTTAAAAGTTTAACAAATTCTTTAATTGCTTTTGATTCATCTAAATCTTTTTCATCCATTCCTATTGTTTCTAGAAAAACATACCAATCATAACGATACATTGTGGCGACATAATCACATATACGACGATATATGCCACTTATACGATAAAAATGATTAGAGATTTCACGTAAAGTCTCATAGTCACGATTAGCCATGGCTTGTATAACTAATCCTTTATTCGTATAGTTACGAGGAACAGTAGATTTAGTATATGCGCCTAAATTAATTTTTGCATCTTCTAAAGCTTTTACACCAACTTTAATTTTTGAGTAATCAGTTCCGCCATTTGCAAACATATTAAAACCTTTATCGTGGATTTCCTATTGTCGTTTACTGAATTCCAACTTATTTCACCCCCTTTTAATATCCAGCTCTTTTCATAATATAATCATAGTCAATTAGGTCTTCGTCTGTATATGGAATTTCTATTAACTTAAATCCATGTAATGCACAAAAACGACGTTTTTGAGTATCATTATACTACTATTGATAAAATCCTTTTTTACCACCAAATTTGGCAGAAGGCTCATAATGTTGTTTTCCTTGATATTCAATAATAAAATCAATTATGCCATCATCATCAAATACCACAAAATCAAAACGTAAAGGCATTCCTCGAGGACTCTTCAAATCTGGAAAGATATATTCCTCTTCAAAATGAAGGCCGGCCGCAAGTAAGATTTCTTCAATTTTAATTTCTCCTCTTGAAGCTCTCATTTGGTCCTCCTTTCTTAACAGTTTAAATAATCTGTTAAATACATCCAAGTATAATTTTTATTAGCTTTATGCATAGAAATAGTGCCTTTATTTTTACAATTTTTAGAAATAGTTGTTTGACAAAGTGCAGTATTTCTGTGCATTTTCTAAAATTGTATAAGAAAACTTATCCAAACTATATTTTTCAATTGCATTCCAGAATGAACCACAACCTTTATAGTCGTTGCTGTCATGTTGATTGCGCTATGCTAATGTAGTTTTTGTCTAACCAATATATACTTTCCCATTAACTGCATTACGATGTAAATAAATAATCATTATTTTTCTTACTTCTTTCATATAATTATGAAAAAAGATTTAATGCAATTACTGGGAGTTATCCAAAAAAACTTAGTCATAAAAACGCCATTCTTTGGCATTGAATTTCTTTTTTTTCTTTTTTCTTTCCTCTTCTTGTTGGATATAATATAAACCATATTCCCAAGCTGAAAATTTATCTTTACCAATCGTTTTTGAAGCTTGTTTAAGAATAATATTAATTCCCTCATTTTCTTCACGAAGATTTAATAACTCTTCTTTTAATATGGAAGTTGAGGTAAATGGTCTTAAGTAATCTGCCCTTTGTTCTGGAGTCATTTTCTAACCAACTTTAGTTCCCATTAATTTGGCTTTAGCAATACGTTCATCCTGTAAAAACTTAGCTCGTCCAGAAGATAACTATACTAAAGCATTCGCGTGCATTTCAGTATTAATAGGCGCATTCGCCTTAAGAACATAAATAGCATCCTATTCGCATTGATCAGTTCTATATTTCTTAAACTCTTGGGCGGCATCAGCTTGAGTACCACCATAAACACCAAAGTCTGGATAAACTTCACCAGTATCCGGATTAATCTAAGATTTTACCATATAATCAATTAAACCAAAACCAACACCGTTGCCATCAATAACTAATCGACGAGCTTTATATTTATAATATAAAGATTTTAACCAAATCGCCTAATTTTCAAAATGCTCATCTTCTTTAGTTTCAATATTAACCAAAGACTTAAACGCGCTTCCGACAGACTATGGAATAACTTTAAACACACAAGCTACAGACGCACATCCTTTACGACCAATATCTGCAGAAACTATGTAATAACTTTTTACAGAAGAGCGTCCAGAATGTTCGTACTCAGCCTGCTTTAAAATTCTATTTCTATCAAACTATTCACCATTAAAATATGCGTTTTCTGTTGTTCCAGACCACTTAGACTCATATTCACGCGAGAATGAAGCTTCATTATAAGTACCATCTCGCTATAAGTCCTATAAGAAGTTTTTATCAAGTAGCTTCATTAATACAGGTATACGCCAAGTACCACCCATAATAATTGCTTTCTCCGGTTCGGTTAACATCCATACCAAGAACTGAATTAATTTGTCATATGCGAATGTTCCCTTCCATCCAGCTGTTGTACCTTTTTGTTCCGCATAAGTCGCTAATTTATGCGCGTCTTTCGACAGCTGTATATCCCTATACAGAGCAGACTATATCTTCACCTTCAGCATTATCTGTTAAGGGCCCACCACTTCCACTCGCTTGAGTGTACTCCCTTTCGGGATAGTCGTTGAACCTTCCTCATAAGAGGCTTGGCTGCGGATTGTCCGTTCTGGACTTTCCCGCAATTCAATGGGATTATCAATATTAATTTCTTAATAAAGTCGCTAATTTATTTTTTATTAATCTTTTGTTCAAAAAAATTAACGAAAATCTAACTTTTATTTAATGTTTCTTCTGGATGCATAGTTCCATCCATACACAGTCGGGATACATTCATTGTCATAAGGATTAAATATCCTCTTGGACTATATCTTCAACTATTTTCCAAACAAAACCTTTATGAGTATGTAAGCCAGGAGTATTACTACAAATTCTGCTAATAGCAGAAGAGGTACCGTTAACAGCTTTGGCGGCAGTAGAATAACTTTCATAAATTGCTACTAACTAGCCATCAACAGTATATTGCGCTACTGCTTTTTTAGTACAAGAAGGTAAATTTACAGCTGGTAAGTTTTTAATATCTGAATCGACATATCGCCATTGATAATTACCGGCAGTTTTACGATTACCTTGACATACTTCTGTAATTTTACTCTATTGACAATCACACTAACGCGCTGCCTCAGCGGCACTTTCAAAATCCATCATCCATTCACCACGAAGATTAAATTGTCTTACTGGACGCTATTTCTAATAACCTACCAATCCAGTCTAACGTGCGTGCTAGGCATTTTCTGACTATGTGCACCATTCTAAATTAGTTACATTATTATTGTAACGTACACCGTCAATGTGATTTACAATATTTTTATGCTCTGGGTTAGGTAAAAAAGCTTCTGCAACTAAACGATGCACCGCACAATTTTTCATCTATCCATGTCCCATTGTCAATGATACTCGTTTATATTCATTACTGGAACGTTGTTTAAGAATACGTCCTGTTTTATCATTACGAACTTCACCAGTATCACTAACACTATAAATACTCTCTTGCTCGTTTAAATAAATTTTTTTCCATGTAATCATTTTTATACCTCCTATGTATTCATCTTCGGTATAATATGAAATTATTTTTAATTACTTTATTTGGTTTTGTCCAATAGTTGTTGCGCGCTTCGAGTGGTGACAAACTCCACCCTACTCCCTTACATTCATCAGGGATAGTCTCTACACCTTCCTATACTAGGCTTGGCACGGGGTTCTTGACTCTTCCCCGTTAGCATTAATATATATTATTAATACACCCTTTTGTCGCAGGTTCACGCAAAGTACACTTACAGCTTACGCTGCAAGGCCCCACTATTTAGGGATTATAACTTCACTTAATATCTGACCATCAACACCAACGCACTCTTCAATGAGTCCGCCGTGACGGCGCTTACCACGACTGGTTTCCCTGGCCGCAATATTATCAAAATATGAACCATTTTTAAATACAAATATACAATAATCTTTACTCTATCTAGTTTTACCTGGTCGCAAATCAAGTTCATTTTCAAAAGCTGGCACTAAAGCACATATTTCATTAACTTTTTCTTTTATAATACCAGCTGCCTACTCTTTACCTCCAGAAGTAACAAATAGTTTACATCTTGGATATAAAACGCAACGGCACATTAAAACAAGCACAGAAAGGAAAGATTTAGAATCTTTATATTCTAATAAGCTCGCAACACTTATTACGTTATTTAATAACTGCTTATAGTTTCCTATAAGAATAGACTATGTCATACTTAATATTTATTAAGCCTTCCCATTTCGATTTAAGGGATTTTCACCCGCCCCATTAACTTGGGCCCTACTCCTATTGCTTCTATTTATTATCCCTCGGAAGCTATTTCAGGATAGTCGTTGAAGTTTTATTTACTATATTTAAAAATAAAACCACCATGTGTTTTATTTTTCCCCCTACAGACTTTAGAAATTGTACTAGCGTCTAAATTTAATTGTCTAGCAGCCTCTCTTGCAGAAGGAAAGGATTGTATAAAATTATTGTTTAAATCAAATTGCTATACTGCTTTACAACTTTTATTTGTTTTAGTTTCATAATAAGATTTTTTAACATTATCACTCAATGTAACTAATTCTAAGTTAGATAAACTATTGTTTAACTTATCACCATCTATATGATTTACCACATATCCACTAGGAACACCAGAGCGTAAATGATTAAATGTGCAATAAACTAAATTGTGAACCATCTAGTCAGAAACTTTGCCGTTAACAGATAATCTTACTTTATAATATCCACAAACGATAGAAGGTTTTAATAAGAATTTTGTTCTATCATTCCGTACGCGACCAAAAGAAGAAATCGAATAAGGATTATCAAATATGGGCAACCACTATTCATTCAATAAATCTTCTTTATAATATTCTCTTTGTCGAGTCGGTGCTATTAAATTATTACTATAAGCATGTATAGCGTTTTCAGAGTAAGAAGTCCATTCTAAATTAGATAAATTATTATTTAATTTATTACCATCTAAATGATTTACAATGGGTAAATTATTAGGATTATCTATAAAAGCTTCTGCCACAAGTCTATGAGCATATTTCATGACTTTACATTTTGCCTCATTTGATAATCGATAATATTTATATCCATGTACACCAATTGATCCTTTTAATTTATGATGAGTGATAATATTTTCAACGTCACCGTTGTCATAAATAATATATTTTTTAAAGCCTTTAATTTGTTTAAACATATTTTATACCTCCTTAATAGTAAATACTTACCTGCAAATTCTCATGCTTATATTAATATTAGTAAAGGTTCCACGCCCCCTTCATAATAATATAAGTTTAGAGTCCTTGCAATTAAAGAAGTTTGTCCAAAAATATTTTTATTGGCGCAATTATTCACGCGCGAGGGAATGTCATATAGACATACTTATAACGCATAGCCGCACGTAAAAATACTCTTTGATAAAAATAAAAACGCAACCCGTTTTCCGGTATCTCTCCATCGCGACCAGTTTGTAAAAAATCCACAAACATATCGGGATATTCTCTCCAATAGGCCAAATACTATCGGGCTACTGGTTTAATTGCTGCTATGCGTTCTTCAGAAATACCTATTTTTTTCCTTGATTGGGATAATATCATTAAATCAGCGAGTGCCATTATAATTCACCTGCCTCAAGTTTTTTTTGAAGCTCATGAGCTTCTTCATCTTGCTTATCTTGCCAATCATTAAATTCATTCATATCTTCTTCAGTCATACCATTTTTGTCTGATTCCGCAAATATCTCATTCTCAAGCAAATCTTCATCATTGGCTGCATCAGCATCAGTTTCAGCTTCTTTAGCTTTATCAATTTCGATTTGCTTAACCGCATTTTCAATAAGATTACCAAGATTAAGCTCTTCTGTAACAAGGGTTTTAACGTATTGCTACATATCTTGTAACGTGCGGTCGACCTTATCTTGCGGTCCATCGGCATAGAAGCGAGGCACAAAGCCATCCATTTCACACATTGCGAATAATCCTGCAAGTGAATCAACTGCATCACCCGATACTCCTTTGTTCTGCGCCGCAGTAAATTTGCCAGCTTTCATCAGCATATCATACATACGCACCATTTTCTATGCGCCCTCAACATCACCAATATCAAGCAACTAATCGGCTTTTAAAGAAGTTTTACAACATTTCTTCAGAATATCAATATGACCAGCGGATTGAATATCATATGATTCCATCATATCATTATACAATTGCTCGAGCGCAACCCATTCACTGGGTTTATAGGCACGACCCCATTTCATGCAAAGATATTTCTTATCTTCTTCTGTAAGGTCCGCTGCAAATTCATCTTCATCAATACCAGCTTGTTGCGCGAAGTAGTCGTTCTCTGGTTGCGATGCGCGCAGATCAAGTGGAATTTGCGTCTCGGGTGGCGGTGCCAATAGATCAGGATCAAGCGCAAGTGTACTTTTATTTATAGTTTCATCAATTTGTGATTGTGTGTATCCTTGTCGCTCCATTGTTTCCTAAATACGATGATTTTGAACATCGCGTAAGGATTCAGTATCATGCCAACGATATTTTCTATATTGAGTTAATTTCATTTTTGAAAGATAACGACCCAATATAGTAGATCCTTTTGCTTTAGTTGGATCTTTCGCATATGTTAACAATAGTTTATTCCACTCTTCGGGTACATATGGCACATCGCATTCTTGTAGTATCCAAAGATATGTTTTAGGATCCCAATTGTCAACATGCATTGTAATACATTTTTTACATTGTGACAGCTTTCCATCATCAGGATATTTTTCAAGATTATTAGAAGTATAAAAATTCTCGCCTGTCATGGTCTTACCGCATTTTTCACAGTAATATACTTTTCTCTTTTCAGGTTGCTGCATAGAATATCACCTCCTTGTGGAGTTTTTAAATTTAAGCGTATTTCTTTAATTAAATTTGTCCAGATTTGCGCGTTTTTTTATTACGACATTTTTTGCAAATTGAGTAGAAGCCATCTCGAGAAGTTTTATTTTTAGAAAAATATTTATTATGAGCTAATTTAATTTGACCACATCGACTGCAACGCTTATATTGACCTTTTTCAACTTCTCGATAATACCAATCAAGATAATCATCTTCAGCCTAAGATGCAATTAATCCAGGAATTTTATTACGCCAAAGAGTGGAAATATATTCAGTTGTATGATGTACGTTAAATTCAGCTTCAAGTATTTCTTGAATTTCCTAATTCTATTTGCCATCGACTTTAAGTGTAACTAAACGGTCATAAATTGGATACTCTTTAAGTGCGCGATTGGCGCATTCGTCAAAGTCTTTTAAAAAATACCATAAATCATTATTAAAACAACCCCAACACTATTCTTTTAAAGCAGAATAATTACAGAGAACTGCTGAAATGACTTTTGGATCCATCAAAGTGACACCGGCTGGAATTACATAGCCTGAGTCTTTATCAATTTCAATTTTTTCATTTAATGGAATGGTAGATACTGACGGCACAAAATTATTTGATGTTACTGGTTTGCGGAAAGCTGCTTTTATTAAATATTGGTCTTTACGCAATTCAATTATTGTAGATTTAATTATATAAGCATCACGTCCGGTTGCTGTTTTTAATTTTTCTTCCCAATATTTTATAGCATCGAGTATTGCGCGCAATTCGGGAATTTCTTCTAAATCTTTTTTAGTTATTTTAGTTTTAGGACGGAATATTATATTTTTATCATTTGTTATAAGATTATAAACGCTATCTTCTCCATCTTCAAAAGAAGCGCATAGGCCTTCAAAAGAAGTTTCACGTTTATTGATTGTGGCCATTCGATTTTCGGTAAGTAATCGACGTTCTTTTTTTTCTTGTTTCTCCATACAAAGAACCAAATAGTCGGCCAATATTTCAAGATAAGCGGGCGACAGATTGGGTTCTCCGTCTTCGTTGCCCTACAAAATTTGTTCAACTAATGCTTTACGTTCTTCTGGAGTTTCTAAAGAATAATCTAATTTTAATGTAGCCATTTCTTTAAATCACCTCCATACTACCATTATACGAAAAATTTTTGCGGAAGGCAAGTTGAGTTTAAAGAATTCAAAAATTGATTTAGAGATGACTTGATTCGTTGGTTGCCAAATAGATTCGTTTTCCTAATTCAAAAATTCATTTAGGGATG